TTACTGTTTATTTTCTCTTTCTGTAAAAAGCACCCCATAGTCAAACATCTTCATACTTTGATGTCTGCCTATGCTCATGAGGTTCGATATGATAATCTCCACATCTTCATCTTCTGTGCCTGGCTTTCCAAGTCTTCTGCATACCCTCTCATAGGCTTCCAGCATCTGCGAATATAATTTTTCACAGTATTCCCCTTCTGCAAATTCGTCTTTTACCAGGCTACTTTCTGCAATCGGATATTCCTCAAGATTGTAGCTTCCATTCATCAGATCGTAGATTTTTGTTTTGAACTCCTCATCTTTTACACTCATTCTGTATCCTCACTGCTTTCTTCTGCCGTGGAAAGCGCATAGAAAAAGGGGAAACAATCAATCAGATACAATTGAACTGCTTCCCCTATTTCTTCAAAGATCTCACGAAGTTCATTAAAATTCTCCGCTCATCAGCATTTAGGTTATCCCATGTTTCCAATATCTCTTCCTGCTCATCTGTCAGATCTGGTCTCATGCCGTCCCCGGCAAAAAACTGTGCTAGTGAAATTCCGAATGCATCACAGATTCTTTCCAAAGTCGGTATCGTTGGAATGCTCTCTTTCTTGATTATATTCCCTAAAGCGGTCTGTGACATATCAGTGAGCTGTGCGAGTCGGTACTTGGAAACCTTATGCTTGCTGCATAATTCTTTTACCCTTTTCGGGATATAGTCCTCTGTACGCAAGTAAATTACACCTCTCTTCTGCTCTGCGATACATTTATTTTAACCGCAAACCAGAATAAATATTAGAACCATATCTCTTTAGTAATTTACTCCATTGTGCTTTACTATAAGGGTAAAAAAAATATGAACAGCAGCACACCGCAGTTCAATATGTATTTCTTATAATTCCTTGTTTTTCCTTGTTTCTTTCACTTCCATATTATCAGTTCCATCATCAGAATAGCATCTTTTATACCGCCCATCAATCAAAATCGTTCGACAAATGTCTACACATATTGACACCTCGTTATTCAGCAATACTCCACTCTGCTTTATTAAATTACATAACTTTTTATCACTCGTTGACGGATAATCTATTTGCGTAAGGAAAAGAAACAGGAGGTAACATTATGAATGAATCACTTGCATCTGTAAATCATAAACAGATAGGATACCGCATTAAGGAAGTCAGGGAACAGAACAATTTTTCACAGGCACAGCTTGCAGAGGAAACGGAACTCTCCATCTCCTACATAAGCCATATTGAGAATGCCAAACGCAAAGCAAGTCTTGAGTCTATCATTAGAATTGTAAACGCCCTTGGAATAACAGTCGATGAGCTGCTCGCCGGAGTCCAGCTTCATAATCCGACCGCCTATCAGACTGACCTTGATCTGTTGATGGCTGAATGCACCGAAAATGAAAAGCGCTTCATTTATGAAATGATAAAAGCAAGTATCGACAGCATGCGTAAAAACGGATGGCATATCTCGGATGACGAAGCCTAGATGCTGTGGCACACTATTTTCACACATAAAATTTCGCTTTGAAATAGACTATACGGATATGCCTGTCCGTATGGTCTATTTTATTTTCTTATGAAAATTTTATAATAAACCACATCATAAGAAAAAGGTGGTAAGACATGAGAGAAAATGAACAGAAATCCGGCTCCATTGCGGACAAGAAAAATAAGATCAGGGAACGATATAAAGGTGTCAGCATTGATGAGCTTGATGTAATTCCGGCACTTCCACAGGAAGATATATTCGCTGTTGAAAATGAACAGCGGGTAGCCGTCTATGCAAGGGTATCCACTGACGATCCAAGACAGACATCTTCTTATGAGTTACAGAAAAACCATTACCACGATGTCATCAGCAAAAGTCCAAACTGGAAACTTGTACAGATCTATGCGGATGAAGGCATATCCGGTACTTCCCTGCAGCACCGTGATCAGTTCAAGCAGATGATTGAAGACTGCAAAAAAGGAGAAATCGATCTTATCGTTACTAAGAGCGTGTCCCGTTTCGCCAGGAATGTTGTAGACTGCATTGGATATGTCCGTGAACTGCTGGCTCTCCCACATCCGGTCGGTGTCTTTTTCGAGACAGAGCGATTGAATACCTTTGATCCGAAAAGCGAAATGGTCCTCTCCTTCATGGCCACCCTTGCACAGGAGGAAAGCCATACCAAGAGTGAAATCATGAATGCTTCCATTGAGATGCGATTCCGAAGGGGAATATTCCTCACTCCCACTCTTCTCGGCTACGACCACGATGAAGACGGGAATCTTGTGATCAATGAAGCAGAAGCAAAGATTGTACGCCTCATATTTATGATGTACTTGAACGGCTGCACCTGTCAGGAAATCGCTGATACCCTGACGGAACTGGGTTGTGAAACTAAAAAAGGAAATACTGTATGGTCTCCTGGTTCAATCCTTCAGATATTACAGAACGAACGACACTGCGGTGATGTTCTTGCCCGAAAGACTTATACTCCGAATTACCTGAATCACAAATCAAAAAAGAACATGCAGAACCGTCCACAATATAGAAAGCGCAATCACCATGAAGCAATTGTATCCCGTGACGATTTCATTGCTGTACAGCGGCTCATCAGCAATGCTAAGTATGGAAACAAAGGAATACTGCCGGAATTAAAGGTCCTGCCAGATGGAGTTTTGAAAGGCTTTGTATCTATCAACCCACGATGGGCAGGCTTTAAAGAGGATGATTATATCAATGCTTCCCTAAGTGTATATAGTGGTACGGAGCAGTTTCTTCCTCCCTCATCACCCGTGAAAGTACAGTCTGGAGACTTCGACCTGCGCGGTTATGAAATTGCACGCTCACAGTTTTTTGACAGCACTGACCGTATTACCGTGACATTCAGCCTAAATGATATCAAGTTTTCAACCACTGCTGTCAGAAAACTGGACAGTACACTGATAGAACTTCTGATCCACCCAAATAAACATCTCTTTGCCGTAAGGGCAGTCCCACAGACGCACCGAAATGCCATGCAGTGGTCAAAAAAGCGAGAGAATGTTTCTATCCCAAGGGCAATCAGCGGTACGGCTTTTATGCCTACTATCTATGCACTTCTCGGTTGGAACGCAGACTGCAGATACCGCATAACAGGAATAAAGCGTGGAAACGGATCCGATGCTGTCCTTATCTTTAATCTGGAAGAAACTGAAATTTTTATTCCAAATGATGTGATCGATGAACAGCAGATACCAGATGCACCAACGGACGTAAAACCATTTACTGACAATCTCAAAAAAAATGTCCGTGCCTATCCGCCTGACTGGGCTGACACTTTCGGCAGCAACTACTACTGCCATGCACAGGCACAGGAATTTGCCAGATTCAATGACCAGAACACCCTTTCCAACGAAGCAGTTGCATACAAAGAGTCAGACATACAGGTGACCAGTCCTGATGAAGTAGAAAAAAGCATAGAACAACTCATGTCTGACATGAAGGAGAACCGTAATGAATGAACAGCCAAACAATGAAACCTTAATCCAGTCCTCTTCAAGGGACTTACAGATCATCGAGGACGATGCCTTCAGCTATGAGGGTTATCAGGTAGTGCGTGGAGAATTCTTCGCCCACACCTATGAACCATCCTTTACATTTAATGCCAACAAAGTATCCGTAAATACTGCATGTATCAAAAAGCTGCCTAAGACAGATTTTGTACAGATCCTTGTGAACCCAGATGAAAAGAAACTTGCCGTCCGCCCATGCCAGGAAGATGAAAAAGACTCCTTCCGATGGTGCTCTGCTACAAAGAAGCGTTCCCCAAGGCAGATCACATGCCGAATCTTTTTTGCCAAGGTAATAACCTTGATGGGATGGAATTCCAGTTACCGTTATAAACTGCTCGGCAAACTGATACGGTCTGATAATGAACTCTTATTCGTCTTTGACCTTACCACGCCCGAAATATATGTGCGTACAGCAAAAGACGATGGAAAGATAAAGACATCCCGGACACCTACATATCCAGCGGAATGGCAGAACCAATTCGGTGTGCCGATTGAGGAACACCAGAGCAACTTACAGATCAATATGTTTGACGGCTATGCTGTCTTTGGAATTTCAGAGAACACACCGCCAGAAGAACCCAAAAATCCAGCCGAACCACAAAAGGAGGAAACACACTATGAGCAATCATCCCTCTTCACAGCCAATCCTATGTATTGACTTAAAGAAAAACCGCATCCGAATACACAAACATACTCTTCATATGCTTGGTGATCCGGAATATATCCAGCTTCTGGTAAATCCCGACACCCATATGATTGCCGTCAGGAAAAGCGTCCGTCAGGATTACCTTGCCCACCATGTCAGGGCATGCTATTCCGACATTCGAAACAGTTACGAATTATATAGCCGTGAACTGCTCCAGACTTTAAAACAGATCAATGCGGAACTTTCCAATAACAGATCCTACCGCATCTATGGTGCAATAAATAAAAAAGAAGGACTGGCAAGCTTTTCCATGCAGGAATGTATCCTCGTGGATGAATCTGTCAGAATAGGTGAAATCGTATGAGTGATCATCAGATTCCAGATTTTGAAACCGATGCTGAATTTCTGCAGCTCATCCAGCCAAGAGTAGAAAAATATATAGAAGATCTCGAAGAAGATATCTTCGATCATGGCTGTGATGAAGCTATATGTGTCTGGGGAAACATCCTCATAGATGGACATCTCCGTTATTCCATCTGCCGGAAGTGGGATATCCACTTCAATATACGCAGACTCTTCTTCCAGAGCCGTGACGAAGCGGAAGCCTACATATGTACAGAGCAGCTTAAACGGAAGGACCTCACAAGCGAATACAAAAAATATCTTATTGGCAGGTGCTTCCGAGCAGACATGAATATTGCCAGTGCTGATTTTCTGAAAAATCATCCTGAGAAACAGCTCAACGCAGACGGACAGATATCCCAGAAGTATGTACAGAAAACGGAGATTGCAACCATTATCGGGAAAGAATATAACTTCGGCTTTTCCACCGTTACAAAATATGATGTGTACGCAAGGGCACTCGATGAGCTCCGCACCAAAGGTCCTGAAATAACAATGAAAATATTAAACGGCAGTCTCCGTGTATCCCACGAAAATGTCATAGAGCTGTCACGGCTTCCCATTGAAGATATCAATGGTCTGAAAAAACTGCTCGACAGCGGTTCAATCGACCGCATCGGTTACTCGCAGTTACGGCATGAACTGCGGTGGCAGCGGCTTCCGACAGGAAAACCGGATTCCCGAAGACGCAAACGGGAAAGAGAAAGTGCCGAGGCTGGCATCAAACAGATGCCTATCATTGACCCGGATGCAGAACTGGCAAGCCTTAAATTTACCATTCCTTCATGGTCCAAGACTATATCAAGGACAATGGAACTTACAGATTTTCCTTCTACATCCGCTTCTGCTCGGCAGGAAGTTAGAACACAGATCATAAATCTTACACGAAAAATAAACAGACTGCTGACGCAGTTGGAGGAGGATTAAAATGACAGATGACCAAGCAATATCGGAACAAACTGATCTCATGCAGTATGTTCCAAAAGTACACTTTGAGCAGATTCCCATCAGAAATCTTGTATCCAATCAGGAATATCAGAGAAATCTTTCACAGCATCATGTCCAGCGTGCCGCCGCAAACTTCGATCTGTACCAGATAAATCCTGTAAAAGTCAGCCGCCGTAACGGCATCAACTATGTCTTTAACGGACAGCACACCATTGAAATCGTGGCACTCGTCTCCGGTTCAAGAGAGACTCCTGTATGGTGCATGGTCTATGATGACCTCGTTTACGAACACGAAGCCGATATTTTCGCTAATCAGATGAAGTATGTAAAGCCCCTGCTACCCTATGAAATATTCATGGCAAACATTGAGGCTGGAAATGATAAACAGCTTATCATCCGTGATCTGGTGGAATCTTATGACCTTTCCATCACCTCTTCCTCTGTTCCAGGCGGCATCTGTGCTGTTGCTACTCTTGAGACCATCCACGACAAATACGGCTATCACATGCTCGATCATGTGATCCGCCTGATTGTCGCAACATGGGAAGGTGCTTCCCAGTCCTTCAGTGCAAATATGATGAACGGACTGGCACGTTTCCTGAATGCCTACGGTGATGCAGTCAAAGATGATATTTTTAAAGAAAAACTTGGAAGAATATCCATCAAGGAACTGGCTCGTACTGCCAAGGACAGGCGTTCCGGCTCTCTTGGATTTGCAGAAGCACTCCTTATCGGATATAACAAAAAATGCCGGAATCCGCTTCCGTGGGATAAGCTCTACACGCATAAACTCCCACAGAAGAAAGCTGATGAACCAGAACCGGAAGAAGAAACTGATGATATGCCTCAGAGCGGGCAGCTTGACTTATTTGGCTTGGGTGATGATGAGGAGGTTTCCGAATGATCATACGGAAACCTTTACCCTGCTGCCTTCCAAGAATGCAAACTCATATTTCTTTGCACCGAATATTGTTATTTCTTCCAAAACAAGCTGTGCGGCTTCAGGAACATACTGCTGAAGCTGTCCGCTTTCGGTTGCTTCCATCATCTGCCCCGCCCTTATCTTCTCAAGCGGAGTCCCATCTAATTTCATGGAATTCCATCTTTCTATATGCTTTTCCCGTTCACCGACCAATCGATTGAATGCCTTTACAAATCCCTTTTCCAAATCCGCATTATCTACATAGGCATTGGTGCATGCAACTTTTCCATCCTTACGGTGATTCTTGCACTGCCATTGTATGATTCCTCTTGATTTCCAGGAATGTCTTGTAAAAAGGCTTCCACATTCCCCACAGAAGATCTTTTCGCAGAAGGGATAACATTCTGAACCGTAACTGTAGCGGTCTGTCCCATGCTTCTGCGTGAATTTCTCCCTGCGTTCAAATTCTTCCTGAACCGCATTCCATGTTTCCTTATCAATGATTCCCTTATGGCTGTCCTTTACATAGACCTGTGCCACTTCCCCGTTATTCTTTACCTGACGCTTGGTAAGGAAATCAGCCGTATAAGTTTTCTGCAGTAGCGCATCACCCATGTGCTTTTCCTGTTTCAGGATTCCGATCACCGTGCTTGCATACCACTTGGTCTGTCCAAGGCATCCCGGCACCTGCTCATCTTCCAACTCTTTCGCAATCTGTGCGGGATTCAGCCCCCAGAGGAAATCCCTGTAAATGCGTCTCACCGTCTTTGCCTGTTCCCTGTTGATGATGAGCTTTCCATTCTCATCCTTATCATATCCCAAGAATTTGAATGTATTGAGATGCATCTCACCGTTCTTGAACTTTGTACGGATTCCCCATTTGCAGTTCTCTGAAATGTTTCTCGATTCATCCTGTGCAAGGGAGCTTAAGATCGTAAATAAAAGCTCACCCGTGGAATCCAGTGTGTTGATGTTTTCCTTCTCGAAAATAATGCCGATTCCGAGGTTCTTCAGCTTTCTGGAATACATCAGGCAGTCCTGCGTATTTCTGGCAAAACGGCTGATGGATTTTGTTATGACAAGGTTGATCTTTCCCTTCTCACAGTCCGCGATCATACGTTTGAACTGCTCCCTCTTCTTCGTATTGGTTCCCGAAATACCCTCATCTGCATAAATTCCGGCCATTTCATAATTTTCATGGTCATTGATGTACTTCGTATAATAATCGACCTGGGCTTCAAAACTGTGAAGCTGGTCTTCCTGATCCGTTGATACACGGCAGTAGGCTGCAACCCGTATCTTCTTCTGCGGTGCCGCCCTATACCCTGATACCTGACGGTTTCTTGCTGGTATAACTGTAACGCTTCTTGCCATTCTTATCGTCCTTTCTCTGAATATAAATATCATTCTTGATTTCTCCCCATCCCTTTATGACGGTGTCAGGAACCCTTGTCCCATCACAGGCTTCTTTTCCTTTCCGTTTTCTTCGGTTACATACCCAGGTAACTTTATGGTTCTGGGGATTCACATACCTTACAAGTCTGCTTCCGCATAACGCACAGAAGATCTTCTCTCTGTATGGATACTCTGTTTCCGTATTTTCAGGAATTGCTGACGGCTGTTTCTTCTTATGCCGTCTCTTCCATGAGCGTTCTTTTAAATAAGTAAATTCCTTCACGCCCTTATCAGATGCTTTCTCATCGATATAAGTATTTTCTTCAAAATGCCATGCACTCCGAAGCACACCATCTGGGATATTGATGCCATCACAGAAACTCTTTCCATACCGCTTCGTCCCGCTGCATCCCCAGTTGAGCCTGTTACCCTTACTGTAAATGCGTTTATAAAGGGGATATCCGCATTTCGCACAATAGATTTTATTCATATAAGGATAATTTTCTTCCGTGAACTCCTCAATCACTGAGCCCTCCGCAAGATAATCCCTTTTTACAGCCAATGCATCCTGTGCTTTCTGCCAGAGTTCAGGGGAAACAATAGCTTCATGGTCATCTTCGATGTACCAGGCATCCACTTCTCCCCTGTTCCTGACCAGTTTTCTCTCTTCATTCACGAAGTGCTTATGCATGATGTAATCGCCTTTGTAAATCTCATTTTCAAGAAGCCGGAACACGGTGCTGTCTACCCACTGTACACCGCCTACCGTTTTTACTCCGTTTTCATTCAAGTATCGTTTGATCGATGCAGGAGTATATCCGTCTGCTGCCATCTCATAGATTTTTCTTACCCATACGGATTCTGCCTCGTCAGCAACAAATACTCCTCTCTCGTCTTTTGTATAACCGAAAGACCGCTCAAGGTACTGTACGGGAATTCCTGCCTCATACTTTCTCTGATACACCATCTTTGCACCAGCACTTCCATTTTCACTTTCTGCCTGTGCGAATGCTGCAAGGATCGTAAGCATCAGTTCGCCTTCCCCTGACAGGGTATTGATATTCTGAAGTTCAAAAAAAACACCTACATTCAGTTCTTTCAGCTTTCGTGTAGCTTCCAGAACGATTGAGGTGTTTCTTGCAAAACGTGATACCGATTTTGTTAATATAAGGTCTATCTTACCTTTTTCTGCATCGGCAAGCATCTTCTGCAGACCGGGTCTCTTTTCTTTAAATCCCGATATGGCAAAGTCACTGTAAACTCCGGCATATTCATAATCCGGATTGGCTTTTATGACCATCTCATAATGCCTGACCTGATTTTCCAGCGAATTTTCCTGTTCATCCGCATCTGTCGATACACGACAGTATGCACAGACTTTTAATTTTCTTTTCTGCTCCCTGCTGCCTTCCCTGATCTGAATTTCCACAAGCCATACCTCCTTCCGTTTTGGTAGTCTATATATCACTCTGAAAGCCAATAATAGCAAGTGTTTTCTTGGATACCCTTTCACCTTTCTTTCCTTGGCATAAACTGAAAAAAATACGGCTGACAGCCATTACTGACCATCAGCCATATTCCTATGCCTTCACGATATAATCTGAAGAAACAAATCCATAGTATTTTCCTGCAATGCGGATATAATACCACGCTTTTCCGTCTGCCGCCTTTACTGTATCACAGACATCTACCAGATTCCCTCTGTACAGATATGGATAAGATTTGATCCTGCTATATTCCTTTCCTGCCCATTTGCGGACATTTAAGGATGAAGCCGTAACCTTCCCTACCCATTTCGGTGTTTTATTGATACCACCAGAACTGCTGCTCCCACCAGCATTCCCAGAAGAAGTATTCTGTGAAGATCCACTGTTGTATTTCGGTACTCCATATCCACGGATATATTTTCCATTTACCTGCAGGGTTCTCCTTCCTACTGCATTTCCTTTATTTCCTTCGATTACTGTAATCGTACTGCCGGATACCTTTTCTACAATTCCGACATGATCCGGCCATCCGGTGTTATCACCTTTACCGGAATCATCCCAGTCATAAAAAACAATATCCCCCGGTCTTGGAACTCTTGCATCATTTTCGTCCCATTCCCCCAGCTTCTGGAACAGGGCGATCATCTGACCGCATCCGCACTCTGTCGGGATAATATCCGTCATACCTGTCTTAATGGCACATGCTGATACAAACGTGGCACACCACGCATCGGTATATTTTACCGAATAATTTCTTGCCAATGGTCTGTGTACATTATAAGTATCAATGATCTTTTTATGGGATCCGTCTGCCTCACGGCATCCGACCCATGCCTTTGCCTGTGCAATCAATGTTGCTGCTGTTTTTGCCATAGTCTCTCGCTCCTTTGCATTGTCATATTTTCTCAGCTCATACTGCTCTACCAGAGCCATACAGTTCTTCACATAATCAGAACTGGTCGCAAAACCGTCTTCCCTGATAGTTTCCAGGTACTTCCTTGGATCCGTAATGCCTTTCAGGTTCTGATATCTGGAAAGCTGGATAAATTCGAAATATCCCTTTACTCCTTCTTCCATCGAAGAATAGGTACGGAAGTTGTCACGGATTGACGTCAGTGTTCCGGGTGTGTATTCTTCTTTAGTTGAAAGATTGACTAAACCACCATTCCACTTTGTTCCGCATTTCAATCCAAAATAGTTATGATATTTCGCAGCCAGGGTGCTTTTCCCCCAGCCGGATTCCAAAATTGCCTGTGCAATAACAGAAGAATGGACAAGAATGCCATACGCTGAAGCATACTTGTCCACATATCCTGCAACCGCTGTGATAAATTCTTTCTTGTTCATAGCGGTTATTCTCCTTTCTCTGAACGGTCATGGAGCTGCTCCAAAACCTCCTTGATTTTTTCCGGCACAGGAAGTCCCAGATGCGATGCATTTTCCAACAGGCTCACGCCTTCATTGGAAAGATAGAAGAAGACCACCGCTGTCCGTAACACACTGCCCGTACCGATCACCTGCACATCCAGGATGTTTGCAATTCCGACAAGCAGAAAGATCAGGACCTTTCTGCAGATTCCACGGAAGCCTACTGCACTGGATAACTTCCTATCGCTGACCGCACACATCACTCCCGTGAGATAATCGATCACAACGAATGCAAGCAGTGCATAGATCAGACCATCGCATCCGCCAAGGAAATATCCAAGCCATCCTCCTACTGCTGTAAAAACAAACTGTACCGTGTTCCAAAATTCCTTCATAATGAGTTTCTCCTTTGATTTTTGGGTATAAAAAAAAGCACCTCCTAAGAGATACCAGTTACTAAAATTATGCAATACGCTTCCACATATAGCAGGTGATATAAGGCGGGAGGTTCTGACCGTTTCCTGTTCCGGTTGAACTAAGTGTACCTTTTGCCGTAAAAGTATGGCTGTGGGTTTCTGAATCTGTCTCCTCTATCAGTTCACTCTGCGGACTATAAGTACCAAAAGGAGCATTATAAGATTCTCCTTCGTAATCATAACCCGGTTCTGAAGGAACAGGATATGGAAGCGTATGGGAATGTGACCCACCTGTCACCGTGACCGCTGTTCCGGTAAAAGTATGGGTATGACTCTGCAGATACTTACTTCCACCTGTTTTTTCCACTGTAGAGAATTCTGAATCCGATGTGTTTACGCCAATCGGAACACGTCCGCTTCCCCATGACTGCCATGTGCCGCCAAACAAGGATGCCGGACTGGTATTATTCACGGACATATAAATGCTACCCACAGGATAAATCGCAGAAAATGTAATTTTCCCCTCTGCCACATTCTTCAATTCATCCAGCATATCAGCTACCTGAGAGCACAGATCATCATATATCTCCAGCCTTTCTGCTTCATTTGTTAAACGTTCCTCTTCAGCGGCTTCCCTATCGTTCTCGTTTGATACCCTGATTTTTTCAGCACTATTTCTATTAGCTTCCGCTGTCACACGGCTTTTCTCAGCAGATACATACCCTTCCACCTGTGTATTGATTGCATTGATGGAATCATAAATACTCTGCCTGACATCTTTTCCATATACCGCAGACAGGATCTTATTCAGATACGTTGTGACATTTGCCATCTTTTTCTCCCTCCTTCAGCTGCCTGTACTCCATACACTTCATTTCCCGTACTTCTGACAGCACGCCTGTCAGGATCACATCAAGAAGACTTGCCGGAAGCCCGTATTTCTGCTGCAGTGCAACCACTGATTTTGTCATGTCCTCCCTTGCATGATCCAGAATCATGCCAAGAGGCATGGGATTCTGTTCTGTTTTATTCTTTTCCTGCTTTTCCACTAAATGCACCTCCCTCAAACAATGCTGTCATTTTTGTCATAGCTGATTCCATAGCAGTAACCTTACCTAAAACTTCTTCCAGCTTCATTTCAAGCGGTGAGCCAGACATCAGTTCCACTGTTTTTTCTGCCATTTCTGTTTTTCCTTCCTTTGGCTTTTCCCCACGGGGAAGTTCCAGTTCGATTTCTTTTTCCACTTTATACCTCCTTAATTCCAGTATCCGACTATGATGCCGTTTTTTACCTGAAGCTTACTGTAAGTCCAGCTGATTGCCCCATTTCCTTTATCCGTAATATTCATGATGATTGGGATCGTTCCAGTAAATGCACTGTATCCGCCAGAAGAAACACCCGAAAGTTTAATGTTGTAGAGCGTATTCCACTCCCCATAAAAATCACAGCCCAGATGCAGCCCCTGTTCCGTATAGATACTGTTTCCCTGTGAAAAACACAGCATCGTGGTATAGGATGAAGCTCCGCTTGTTTTCTGATAACACCATGCCATATACTTTCCGGTATATTCCAGATCAAACACCAGCCCTTTGTGTGCTGCATTGCTTGACCACTTGTTAGTTCCAATCTTACCTACATAAGTGCCGTCCCTGTAAAAATGCTCCCCATTATAATTGAACTTTGACACCAGCTGATCAGAAGTATTAAATACCTGCAGTTCCCCGTTCTTTAGCTGGATATAATCCGTGATTCCATTCCACGCAGTCTGTAGTTCTCCTGCAATAAAGGAATCTGCATAAATGCTTCTGGCAGCAATATATTTACCTACGATCTTTCCATCCATCGTAATGGCTGTTCCAAACGTCCCGTTATATCCCGTACTGGAATATCCCAGACCATTTAAATTCCATCGCCACACCTTTTTTGCGGTATCCTTATCTGCAGTATCCATGATCAGGATCTCTTCCGGTCTTGTCACCACATGCCCCGTGGTTGCTGCCGTGATCAGAGCCGTGGCATTTTCTATCGCCATCCGCAGGGTATCAGACTGTGGCGGCAGTGACTGGATCTTCTGTACAAGCGAGTCGTTCTGATTTGTTGTACGTTCTGAAATTCCTGCCTTTACACTTGTTCCAAGCGTTACCGTATTATTCTGTGGATTCTGCAGGTCAATGGTAAGTGCAGTAACCGGAAAATACCGGTCCATTCCGTGTGGTTTTGACACGACCCGGATGGAATCCCCCAGTTTGATCCGTTCGATATCCACATCCACCATGTTCAGGTCCACGGCATTGCAGGTCAAAGACAGGTTCTCAAACTGAATATCTGACAGATATTTCTCTGCTTTCTTCTTCAAATTGGCCGGCTCTCCGACATCCTCAAAACTCACAGTCCTTGTCACCACACCGTACACTTTTACGGCATCCGTGGATTCTATATACGGGACACTATTATTCACACTTTTAATCGTGGTATACTCTTCCAGTCCTTCAATCGAACTTTCCTCTAACCTTTTCCCAAGCGGGATCACCCTGGTTGCAATCTCAGATGCATCCGCATTTTCCGTATAATCAAGCAAATTGCTGCCAAATTCAATGACCTGTGTATTGGTATTATCATAGTCTGCTATATAATCCAGATAACGGGTCGTGCCAGAATGCCGGATCCGTAAATGTCCGCCAAGACGATCTACCAGCTTATCCTGAATATCATCCAGCGTATTTTCCCAGTTTGTGTAGCGGTAGATGCTGTCATTGCTATCTTCCACCGTCACCATCCCAGTAACAAACATTTTCGGATACAGGTCTTTCCTGTCGAATGTATGGGTGTAATGCCACAGAAGATTGGAACTGTTAGCATATGGATTATGGGCACTCTGCATATCAGAAACTTTCTTCGTTTCCACTGCCGTATAAGATGGAAGTGATGATATCGTTGCCGTACCTGAAATTTCGCTTGTAAACTCCACACTGTCTATGGAAAATCCATAATAGTTATTAACCGATGCATCCGTATGCCAGTACACATAAAAATCTCCTGCAGGTACAATAAATGTTTTCCCTGCCACATCATTAGCCCTTTTCTTTGTAAAAACGGCATATACCGTACTTCCAGACTTAAAGAAGAGGGAAAGGTTATCAAAAGAACCGCTTTCTCCTGCACATTTGGAGTTAAATGTGACAGCAAGCCGTTTTTCCATTGTTGTCTGCATATTATGGACAGCAAGCAATGCGTTCAAGAAACTACGCACAGTATAGCTGTGGTATGCCTTCGGTTCCTGTATTGAATCCAGAAGATATGCAAGCTCCCCTTCACACACCACTGTCTGGGTATTATAAAAATTCTTCTCCATACTGAAGATGCGTCCGTAGAAGATACTATCCCCGTCTTTTTCCACCCGGATGACAGAAGTCAGCTTTTTCATCTTGTCATGCATCGGATTCACTGCCGGGATATCAAACTCAAATGAACCGGATTTATTATCCGCCAGTTCCAGTTTGGTATTAAAAATGACCAGCTCCTGATCTCCTGGAAGATACAAAAGCTGATCGTCACAAAATACTTTATACATTTACAGACTCCCTCCCCGGAACTCAATACTCACTGTATATGTCCCGTAAAAATAAAGTCTGCCTCCGCTGACCGGAATGACCAGATCTGCAAAGCGGTTTCTGCCCTGCTGCAGGGTGTATCTCGTTCCATTAAAAGTAATGTAGTTTGACGCACTCTCATCAAGATTATTGACGTAAAATACTGGCACAACAGGGATACCGCTTCCTTCCAGAAGTTTACTGCTGCTGCCAGAGACGCTGATTCCACGGTAATCACGGATGATCCCTGTTTCAAAATTCAATACGTCCCACAGCCAATCCTCACTTGACACATTAATTTCGTATTTATACGCATCCGCATCTATCGTCAGGGTAAATGTACCGAGCCTTCCATTTCTGGAAAACCCCGAAACTTCTGCACGTCCGTGATAATACACATCCGGCTCCTGATCCAGAACAACCCGTACTTCTTTGCCCTGATATGCCTTCAGAAATGTCCGGTAAAACACCGACCACAAATCTTCCCTTTCCATTTTTCCTAAAGAGAACTTAAGCTGTCTGGACTCATATTCCACCTGCCCTGTCAGTGTTTCCGTAAGGTCAATTCTGATACTGCTTCCAGGCACTTCGATATAATTAGTTTTCGGGGATGGCTCACTTACGATATCCGTATTGCCGATCACAAGACCATAATCTTTCCATGTGTGCTTTCCATTGATCGTTGCCCCAAATCCTGCGGTTGTATATTCGCTCATCAGACCATGCCCCTTTCTGCTTTAAATTTCTGCATGCCCAGTTTCTGATTGATCCCGGGTGCCAGTTTTCCTATCAGCGTTCCGTCATCCAGATAGATGCCCTTTCCGCTGTTTTCTGCTATCACAGCCAGATACTGCTCCATTGCTGAAGTATTCAGCCTGTTTGTCAGGATATTTTCCAGCTGTTCATAAAAGCCTTTCAGTGGAAGAACCGCTTCTTTTCCGGCTTCCCCTCCTGCCATAAGACTCGACCCGTTCATACCAAAGATGGTCGGTCCTGTCATGATACCGCCTTCCTTGTACCAATCGATATTCAGATGCGGTACACTTGGCGGAGCAAGTGACAATTTCCCACTGATACTGAAATGCGGTAACTTGATATGCGGAAGCGACAAATGCATGTTATTAAAGAACCCCGTGATCTTGTCCACGATTCCTTTAACAGTATCCCGTGCTGCCTCAATCGGTATAACGATTGCATTCTTAATTCCGTTCCAAACAGATACCGCTGTTGATTTGATTCCATTAAAAACAGAAGAAAGTGTATTCTTCAAAGCTTCAAATACGGAAGACACCTTGCTTTTAATGCCGTCAACGACCGTGCTGATTGCGGTTTTGATTCCATTCCACACCGTAACCGCTACCGTTTTTACTGCATTAAATACCGTGGTCACCATTGACTTAATGGCATTCAGCACGGTAGATATCTTTGTACTGACTGCATCCCAGACTGTGCTGATCACAGTCTTTATGGTATTCATGACTGTAGAGATCACCGATGCCACGGCATCGATCACAGTCGAAACCGTGCTTTTTATCGTATTCCATACGGAAATAATGGTCTCCTTACAGTTCTCCCATACAAAGCGGAACGGCAATGTAATGACATTAAATGCTGCTTCCAAAAGCGAACCAATAAACAGGATTCCTACCTGTACCACATTCTTGATGCTCTCCCATACTCCGGTAAAGAATGACGTAATCCCGTTCCAGATATTTGTAAAGAATGTAGATACGGAAGTCCATACTGCATTCCAGCTTGTCCCAAACCATCCAAGGACTGTATCCGCAATCCCACGGATAAGATTCAATGCTGCCGTAAAGATTCCAGTGATTCCATTCCAGATGCCGGAGAATATCTCCTTGATTCCCGACCACATCTGCTCCCAGTTTCCCGTGAAAAGTCCGATAAACACATCTAGCAGTCCCGTCAGTGCATCAAGTACTGTACCAAGAACTGTTGAAATGATACTGAATGCTGCTTCAAACACAGGTGCCAGAAGTTCACAGAAGCCATTCCAGATTTTTTTCAGTGTATTTATCACTGCAGTAAAATCAATATTAAGGGCTGCTAGCCTTTCCTTGATTCCTTCAACAAATGCCTGTACCTTCTTGACAATACCTTCCCAGATCGCTGTTATTGCATTTCGGAATTCCTCATTGGTATCCCACAGATGTTTAAACGCAGCTACCAAAACGGCTACCACGGCAATAACCGCCAGCACAGGTCCCGCTACCGCCCCAAGTGCACTTGCAAGCCCGGTTACCGAACCGCTGCTTCCTGCGATCTTTACTCCAAGACTTGCGATCCCTTTGGCAAGGGAAGAAAAGCCTTTCATCGCTGTCCCTACGGTTGAGATCGTTTTTCCAAGAATGATCAGGAACGGTCCGATGGCTGCAACCACCGCTGCAACACGGATGATCAGATTTCTTTGGGATTCATCCATGCTGTTCAACTTATCTACAAATCCCTGTATCTTGGAGACAAGACTCCGGATCACAGGCATAAGCGCCTCTCCAAAAGAAATGGCCAGACCTTCCACCGCTGATTTTAAGATAGTGATCTGACCGGACAGGTTATCAAGCTGTGTATCTGCCATCTGCTGTGCAGCACCACCGGATTCCGTAATGGACTTCTGAAGGCTGTCCCAGGTATCCCCGGTATTTGCAAGCAGGGAATTTACGGATGCCAGATCCGTTTTATTAAAGATCGTACTGATGATATTATTCTTCTCTGCAGAGGTCATGCCGTCCATAGACTTATTAAGGTCAGAAAGGATATCGTTCAGACTCCGCATGTTCCCCTGCGAATCATAAACCTGAAGGCCGAGACTCTCCATACAGGCAGCTGCCTTATCGGTCGGGCTCTGTAATGCAAGGATCACGTTTCTAAGATGTGTACCGCCCTCTGCTCCCTTGATACCATTATTGGCCAGAATACCAAGGGCCGTATTTAATTCTGCTGTACCGCCTTTTACGGATTTGGCAGTTGCACCAATGGTAAGGATTCCTTCCCCAAGCTGCGCCACGGATGTGTTCGTTGTCGATGCTGTTTTTGCCATCTGATCGACCATTGTATTGGCTTCATCCGTCTGCATGCCAAGGGCTGACATGGCATCCGTTACCATATCCGATGCAGATGCAAGATCGATATCTCCTGCAGCTGCCAGATTCAGTACCGTTGGAAGCGTATCACACATCTGCTGTGTATCATAACCTGCCAAAGCAAGGTAATTAAGTGCCTGTGCACACTCACTTGCAGAAAAGGCTGTTTTCTCTCCCATCTGCTTCGCCAGGGTACGCAGGGTATCCATTGTATTTACTGACTGTCCATCCACCTTTGACATGGAATCAGCCGTAATTCCCATCGTGGCCTGTACCTGGCTCATGGAAGAATCAAAATCTGCCGTAGTCTTCACGGCTGCCGTACCAAGACCTGCAACTGCCGCTGTAACGGGAAGCATTTTTGTTCCGACACCGGATATCTTATTTCCGACTGACTCCAGCTTCCCACCAACCTCTTCGATTTTTGCAAGGCAGCATTGGAATTTACTGCTTCCTGTGCCAGTTTTTGGAGTTCCTGTTCCGTTTCGATGATCTCCCTCTGAAGGGCATCATATTTGTCCTGTCCCAGATCCCCATTCTCCAGCTGCTGCTTTGCCTGTTCCTGTGCTGTTTTTAAAGCATCCAGTTTTTCTTTGGTAGAACCAATGGCATCCTTTAAGAGTTTCTGCTTCTGTGCAAGCAGCTCTGTATTTGCCGGATCCAGTTTCAACAGCTTATTGACATCCTTCAACGAGGACTGGGTCGACCTGATCGTTGCATTTACATTTTTCAGGGCTTTGTCAAGACCAGTGGTATCCCCGCCGATCTCGACCGTGATTCCTTTAATCCTGCTTGCCACCTGCACACACCCCCCGTCATGGCAGAAAAAAGCACCGATCACAACTAAATGATCGATGCTTATTTTCATAAAATCATAATTCTCTAAGTATAGGAAAAGCACCGCAAAATGCGATGCTTTTCCATTCGTCATATCAGGTTTACATTACCATTCATCTTCCTCATCAAACAGATTTCCTGCCGATGATAAAAAACCAATTTCCCCTGTATCCATATCCATAACCGTATGATCAGATAACCTCATTAAAAGATCACCATCTTCATCCACTGCCATGCTATCCGATATTGTATAGCCCGTCTTTCCATTAAAAAGGTTATAAAAAAAGTTTCCCATACAAATACCTGCCTTTCTCAAATCCTAGTCATCACACCATCCAAAACCAAGATCCGGCTCATAATAGATCATATCTTGGTCAAAGTGATTCCTTGTTTTTCGGGCTTTTTCTTCGTTTGTTCTTCTCGCCCGGTATGCCTTATTATTCGGATTATTCTGATTGGCATAATCATTAAGCTGCTGTTTCGTATGAGTTTTACCAGATACTCCTTTTCTCTTAGCCATAGTTATCCTCCTTTCTTCCTGATTCCATTAAACAACCTGCAGAAGATAGCGGACACTTTTTGTCACCTTCTAAGCTGAATCCATAGAATATTTTCCAAGGATTATCCCTGCATAATTATTTTCTCAGGAGTGGAGAATAATTTCTGTATTCTTTCAAACAGAAATTATACAATATCATAATAACATGATTTTTCTGATGCTGCTATCAGAATTTATCAAAATCATCCTGCGTGGCGATCTTATTATATTTCACGCTATCATTTGCTTTTTCCGTCCACATGTCGATCACCAGCCCCACCGTCAGAAGATCCAGATCCGATATAGATATTCCAATCTCTACGCTGCGCAGAAGGAACAGCGGTGTTGTCATTTCCCGTTCACTTCTGCCAGGCCTTTTTTTGCTGCCACCTCTGTTGCAAGATTATCGCCCCACAGTTCCAGGATCTGAGGCAGTACCTCATAGATGGAAAACATATCAAACTGATCCAGCCAGTCATCAATGGATGCCGGGATGCTGTTATCCGCATGGTAGGCCATGATATATGCAACATTCTCAAAGATCTCCAGGTCATCAATCTTGAACTCATCCCCATCCTCGGTCTTACACTTATAGGATTTTTCCAATTTCGACAGATCCTTAAAAATATCCCTCTTGAACTTTGCACGGTATAATCTCGGAACGGTCGCAGATGACCGGAACGGGATCTTTTTCCCACAGATTTCAATTTCTCTTTTTAACATATCCTTTCACCTTATCCTTTCGCACTGCTTTCTTCTGTTTCTGATGGAATATATACGGACTTATACCAGTTCGCATATGTCGCTGCATCCGTGGTATCTCCGGTACGGCTCTTTACCAGTCCGTCACTTCTCGGATCAGCCGTCAGTGACAGCTTCTCCGTTCCAGGTTCGATCGTATCCTCTTTTGTTTCGGATTCGATGGACGGGCGGGATGCCGTACAGTTATACATCACATGGCGGATACTATTCACATCCCCGTCAAATTCAAATAACAGGGCAAATTTTACACTTTCCCCGATGTTTGTACTTTCCACAAGCACGCCTTTTCCATCCAGCTTCTCCTGTAAGATCTCCGTCCGGAACCACTCCGGGATCAGTGCAATTTCCAGATCACCACTGTATCCGTTATTGGTCACGGAACGGAAATATACGATACCGTCTGCATAAAACGGTGTGGATTCCCCTTCCGCATCCAAGCTGATACTGACTGCTCCGGGGATTGCCTTTGGATTTTCATAAGAAAATGTTGTCTCACCGCTGCTGCTCACTGTTTCCTTCAGCTTTGCTGCATGGACATTTTTCAGATTATATTTTACTTTATTTCCCATGTCTAAACCTCCATCTCAAATGAATACAGGACTTCATACAATTTCTCGCTTTCAATCCATACCTCGGATTTCTCATAAAAAATACCCTGCTTATCCAGCACGGCTTCTACTTTCTGTTCTGCCGACAAGTCCTTACAGTCGGTATACAGTTCGATATGGACTTCCGTAATCTTCAGATACACCTTCCCGTCCGCAGAAAAATGATTACTCTGCGGAAGAAGATAGCATACAAACGGTGGCTCTGCTGCTTCCCCCTCTTCAAAGTGGTCGTAGGCAAATGGCAGTCCTGTTTCTTCCATCATCTTAACCAGATCATCCATTCCGGATCCCCCTCTCGATTTCTTCCTCAAGCTGCCGGATTCCATTCTCCTCTGCAGGTGCAATATGCGGTCTTGCTGCTACCCGGCCGCCTCCCCTTTTTGCATGTCCATGCTCCAGGAGATGAGCGATCTGGTATCGGTTTTTGGAATGTACCGTTACCTGCAGGGACTTACTGTCTTCCCCGGTCTTTTTGACCGCCCAGCTTTTTCCATAAGTTCCGGTCTTTTTCGGTGCTGTGTCTGCGATCTCCTCCCGGACTGTTTTTCCGGCATTCCTGACCGCCTTCTTCATCACTTCCGTAGTCAGACTGGAATAATCGTCCAGCTCCTTCATGACTTCCGATGCAAGGGCATCTGCTTTGATTTTCTTTGCCATCTTCAATTCATCTCACCGTTTGCCCCGTTCCGCACGGATCCTGACGGATTTGTTTTTATACTGCACGTTATCAATAAACGTAATATTATAAAGATCCCCACGAAACCTGATGCGGTAATGCTCGCTGTCCAGGGCTGCCACCTCACTGCAGTACCGGATAATAAAGTCCAGTTCAGACTGGGCATTCAACTGCTTTGCTGCCCAGTATTCTTTTCCTGACAGGTTATTAGCATAAGCAGCACAGGAATACACATCTTCCCAGACTGCCGCATGGTTTCCGATCTTATCTGTTTTCACGGAACTTTTCTGGATCGTGATCCGGTCACGCATCAGTTCGATCATTAAAATTTCTCCTTCCGTATGCCAAAGAGCAGATATTTCACGGTCTCCGTCATGGTCTTATGGTCAGCTTCCTCTCTGTGCTCATAAAGATAAGCGATCACATACAGCTCCGCTGTCCGCACAACTGCTTCATGCTTCTTAAGTACCGCCGGAGTCCGTCTTGTTACATTTTTAATCAGGGCATTTGCAGTTTCCATCAGACCGAGGATAAAACTATCCTCGTCTGACGAATCCACCCTCAGATACCCTTTGGCTTCCTCAAGCGTTACAAACATTCAGTCCACCTACTTTCCGGCAGCTTTCACATCGAGTGTTTTCACTGCTTCAGACAGGATCAGCTTGCCGTCAACACGCTCGGAAGCGAGAAATCCAACCTGTCCCGTTGTAGCATAAAGCTCATTCAGTCTCTTGAAACTTCTGCCCTGGCGTTCTGCGATCCAGTAATAACTGTAATCACCGAATGCCATCACACGTTTTCCTGCTGCAAGCTCCGGCACATAAATGGATGTACGGTAAGGACGGTTCAAGATTCTGTCCGGCTCTCCTTCCCTTACAGAGGGCTGCCAGATATAATTTCCATTTCCATCCTTCAGTTTTCTGATCGCCTTAACGGTCGAATCATTCAGAAGCCATACCGCTTTGTTACGGTATGGAGCACGAAGGGAATAGTAAAGATCCATGACATCATCAAACGTAATGGTGGTATTTGCAGCTGTCACTCCTGTTTCAGCACCGCCTGTTGCGTTGAAAATACCTGTAGGTTTTCCTGCTCCGTCACCGATGAAAAATGCTTCTTCTTCCTTTGCACCGATTCTTCTTCCAAACTCCCTGGAAATATACTGTTCGATATTAAACACGCTGTCATTTAAAAGCTCATCTGAAACCTTGATCATGGTTGCCAGCTTATGAGCACCAATGGTTGTCTGCCCAAAACTGTCATTGGATTCTGTAAACTGACCTCCTTCATCGATCCATGCTGCCTCACCCTTTGATGTGACGATTGGAATCTTACGGTCACCGCTCGATGTCTTGATAACAGTAGCCAGATTACGGAAGAATACTTCATCATTCAGGGCTTCCACCAGTGTTCTTTCATACTCATCCGGCACAAGATATCCACCCTCGGAATCCGTACCAATAGAAAGAGCGTTCTGTACTTCGTATGACATTTTGTTTCTCATACCATTCCAGAACGCTCTTCTGTATTCATCGGTTGCCCTTCCTGTTTTTACCTCCCCGCCAGTTCCGGCATGCGGCTGGTTTGTGATCGGGGTGCTTGTTGCCTTTGCAAGCTCTGCATCAATGGCAGCCTGTCTTTCCAGTCTCTCGATCTCTTTTCCAAGATTTACGACATCCGCTTCCATCTTGTCATAGGTGGCTGCATCTTCTGCAGATACAAAACCTTCCTGTGTTCTCTTGGCATCGAGGAATGCCTTTGCAGCTTCCCATGCCTTCGCTCTCTTTTCTCTTAATTCTAAAATCTTACTCATAGTTCATATCCTCCTTAATGTGCTAAGAGACTCAGTCTCTTCTCCAACTGGTTGACCGGTATCATGGCATCCTTATCGGACACCTTGGAAAGGAACGACTCATTCATCGCCTTGGTGGAAAACATCATGGAATCCTGCTGGAACGGGAGCTTCTTTTTCCCGTTTTTGTCCTTATCGCCCTCTCCGTCCCCTTTCTCTCCATTGCTTCCTTTCTCCGGCTTTTCTTCCGGCTCATCCGGCTTTTTCTTTTTCTCATCCTCATCGGAATCAAAAAGGATCTTATCCGCAAAGCCAAGCTCCACCGCCTTCTTTGCATTGAACCAGGTCTCGTCATCCATCATGTGTGAGAGCCTTGCACGGGTAAGCCCCGTCTTGAATTCATAGGCATTCAGGATAGATTCCTTGACCTCATTCAGCATGGCGATTGCTTTCTGCATATCCTTCGCCTCACCCATTGCCATCGTTGCAGGATTATGGATCATCATCATAGCCACCGGGGATACACAGACCGTATCTCCTGCCATAGCGATCACGGATGCTGCTGAAGCTGCAATACCATCAATCTTGACCGTCACACTTCCCTTATAATCACGGAGCATGTTATAGATCTGGGCTGCTGCAAACACATCACCGCCCGGTGAATTGATCCACACCGTGATATTTCCATTTCCGGCATTCAGCTCATCTTTGAAAAGCTGCGGGGTGACTTCATCCCCGTACCATGTTTCATCCGAAATCATGCCATTTAAAAAGAGCGTCCTTTCCATGTCAGGCACGCTCTCATCTTCATTCCTTATCCAGTTCCAAAACTTCCGCTTCATCGTTTACCTCTCTTTCCGCTGTTTTCCTGTGCCGGAGTGTTCTGCTGTCCTGTATCTGTCTTTGCAAAAGCCCCTGCATCCTCAAGTTTGGTCATTGCTCCGTTTATCAGATACAGGTTTCCTCCCTGCTCATCCGGGATTGGGTTCATGTTCTCCATCTCACGGATATCATTGGCAGAAAACCACCCGTTCTGCCTTCCGACCGCATAGCCGTTCATCCTTGACTGGTAGTCCCCTCTCAGCAGACCATCCACATTCAGTTTGATAAAATACTTTCCTTTTTCTCCCGGCAGAAGGAGTGATCTCTGTAAAGACTGCTCCCACCGGATCACCCACGGGTCAAGTGTGTATTTTACGAACTCCAAGGACTGCTGCTCGATATTGGAAAAGCTCGACTTATCAAGATCACCGACCATATGCGGCGGTATCCTGTAAAGCCTTGCGATCTCATTGATCTGGAATTTCCTTGTCTCAAGAAACTGTGCTTCTTCCGGCGGGATGCCTATCTGCTGATACTTCATGCCTTCTTCAAGCACTGCTATCTTGTGTGCGTTATTCACGCCACGGTATACGGAGTTCCAGGATTCCCTCACCTTTGATGGATCTTTCAGAACTCCCGGATGCTCCAAAACACCGCCCGGATTTGCCCCGTTCGCAAAGAAACTCGCCCCGTATTCCTCACAGGCAAGCGTCATGCCGACAGCGTTCTTTGCCATCGCAATCGGAGAATATCCAATCAGCCCGTCAAATCCCAATCCGGGTATATGAAGCACATCCTCGGCTTTCAGCCTGATATCTCCATATTCCTTGAACATGGGGTTTTCATCACTGTTTCTGGAATACACATAATAGATGTTTCCACGGTCATCCCTCTGCACATCCATCTTATCTGGAAGGAGCGGATAAAGCCCAAGCACCCTTCCAGCACCGTCCCTTATGATCTGGGCATACGCATTTCCCCATATTAAAAGATGACTCATCAGTGTTTCCCTGAACACAAATGAAGTCATCTCCGGGTTCGGCTCGTCATGGAGCAGATAATATAAAGGATGGTCATGCACCAGCTTCTTGCCACCGTCATCCTGATACTCATATACATGAAGCGGTAAAGACGCCACTGCTTCTGCAAGGATTCTGACACAGGCATATACTGCCGTGGTCTGCATTGCAGTTCTTTCGTTTACAGGCTTTCCGCTTGTTGTCCTTCCGAACAGAAACGAATATCCCGCATCTGCTGCCTTGTCCACAGGTTTATCCCTCGCCTGTCCAAATCCAAATAAACTCTTAATTCCCATACGATACCTCCGCTGTTAAAATACTATAATTCCTCTGTCATCATATACACTTCCGTCACTGCCTTCGTTTCTGATTGCACGGTCAAGTGCCATAACGGTTGCAACAGCCCCATCGATCTTCTCCGTAGATTTTTCTTTATCCATTTTGATGTTTCCTGCGGGATCCTGACGGACAAACACATTATCCATCATCCACCGCAGCACCTTATGACCGCCATGTGCGATCCGCCCTTCCAGCGTCAGCTTCATCAGCTCCTTGGTCGGTGGACTCATATCCTTATATCCCTGTCCAAATGGAACAACGGTAAATCCCATGCCCTCAAGGTTCTGCACCATCTGTACTGCTCCCCATCGGTCAAAGGCGATTTCCTTAATATGGAATTTCGTACCAAGTTCATCAATAAACTGCTCAATGAATCCATAATGGATGACATTTCCTTCCGTAGTCTTTAAACACCCTTCGGCTGCCCAGACATCATACGGAACATGATCCCTTCGTACACGCAGTTTCATGTTATCCTCCGGTATCCAGAAATACGGAAGGATCACATACTTCTCGGTATCATTCCTTGGTGGGAACACAAGCACGAATGCCGTGATATCCGTAGAACTTGAAAGGTCGAGTCCGCCATAGCATTCCCTTCCGAGAAGCTCCTCTTCATTCACTGCAAAGGAACAGGCATCCCACTTATCCATCTGCATCCACCGGGTGCTCTGTTTCACCCACTGATTCAGACGGAGCTGCCGGAACACATTCTCCTCTGCCGCATTCTCTTTTGCACTGATATATGCATTCTGCACTTTCTCAATATCAATCGTGTATCCAAGTGACGGATTTGCCTTATACCACACATCCTCACTCGACCAGTCATCCTCATCAGAAGCCCCATAAATTACCGGATAAAAAGTCGGGTCGATCTTTCTTCCTTCAATAATATCCAGAGCCTTCTGATGCTGTTCAAAACACACGGAATTCCTGTCTGTCCCGGCTGTTGTGATCAGAAAGAACAATGGCTGTGTTCTGGCATCACCAGAACCTTTGGTCATGACATCGAACAGTTCCCGGTTCGGCTGTGCATGCAGCTCATCAAAGATGACCGCATGGACATTCAGACCGTGCTTGGTGTACGCCTCTGCCGACAGCACCTGATAGAAGCTGTTGGTCGGTTTATATACAAGCCTTTTTACGGACATGACGGGCTTGATCCTTTTCTTCAGTGCCGGACACTGGTCTACCATATCCACCGCAACATCGAATACGATGGAAGCCTGCTGTCTGTCGGAAGCACAGCCGTAGACCTCTGCTCCCCACTCACCGTCACCGCATGTCATATACAGTGCAATGGCAGCCGCCAGCTCCGATTTTCCGTTTTTCTTCGGTATCTCACAGTAGCAGGTATTGTATTGCCTGTATCCGTTTTCCTTTACCGTCCCATAAAGGGTACGGATGATCTCATCCTGCCAGGGGAGAAGTTCAAACGGAACTCCCCTCCACCTTCCTTTGGTATGTTTCAGGCAGTTTATAAAATTGACTGCATGATCTGCTTTTGCTTCATCAAACATTATCCTGCACCGCCTTTCACAAGCAGAAGCTCCATTTCATCATTCTGCTTATCTTCCCCGCTGTCCGTGGAGATACGGCTTCTTGCAGACGGGGTCAGTCCGAACTGCTCACAGAACTTATTCATAATCTTCAGATATGTCTGTGCGATGGATACCTGCGGTACCTGCTGCCAGTATCCGCTCGGGGTCTTTACGATGGTCCCGTGCTGTGTAATAAACTCCTCTGCTTCTTTCCATCTCGCATATGCCTGACAGTATCCTGCGAATGCTGCCATATCTATTTCTGTCAGGATGCCGAGATGCTCCAGCTGTTTCGCCATCCTTCTCCATTCTTTCTTTGCCTCATCCTCAAGCCATGCCGGACAGCGCGGGGCTTTTTTCTCCGGCTTTGGTTCGCCCGTATTAAGGCTTCTCTTGCCCGGATTGCCCTCAAGCACCTTTACTGCCGTAGGCTTTGGTTTTCTTCCTCTCTGTGCCACTGTCCTCACCTCCCTGTAAAAATGGCAACAAAAAAAGACTCCCGAAGAAGCCTTTTTACATAACCGCTATCTGTTTGACCTGTGTATGGTCTCTATAATTTCTTCCTGTTCTTCCCTGCTCACGCCCATGCTTGCAAGTGCCTCACGGGTTCCACAGTCTGGACAGATAAGCGTCTGGTTATCTTCCCTTGAAAGGGCAGGTGTCCGTGTGTATCCTGCCCCGCATTTCGGGCAGATCCTTATTCTTAATGTTTCAGTCTTCATATCCTGCCTCCTTCACCGCCCTGATCTGTGCCTCGGAAAGATAATGCTCATCAAATCCGAAACTGATATAACCTTCAAGGCATGTTCTTACATAGGAAAGGGAAGGAATCCCGATTTTCCGCTCTTCGTGCATGATATACACAAAGCATTTTCTTTTTCTTATTTTTCCTGTCCGTATTCCCTTGATATCCAGTTCCATATCCTTTTTGTAATAAAAAACAGGGCATCCTTCATAACGGTCAAGTGCCTCTTCATCTGCTTCGGTAACGGTCCAGACCGCAACGGGAACCTCACTGCCTTTCTTCGGCTCAATCGTAAGGTATGCCCCTGTAAGGCTTCCCTTGAAAAGCAGTTCGTAATCCTTGATGACCGCAGTCCCCATGACCTTTGCGGTCGGACAACGCATTTTCATCTGCCGTAAATTCAGGTTGCTGCCATAAGCAATGTAATATCTTTTCTCCATAATGCTCCATCCTTTCTGAAGGGAACACCCTTCTACCACCTTAAGACCGCACATGGCGGTCAATGCTCCAAGGTGGCAGGAGGCTGTTCTCTTCAAGCAGCTCTTCCGCTTCTGAAAGCAGTGTCTCCTGCAAGTCTCTTTGTAAGGATGTCCCTTGCGGTCTTGAATTCATCCCCGATGAATCCGAGGCGTAAAAGCCAAGTCCTCATTGCATATTTCGGATTTTCTGTCTGCTGCGGTTTCGGGCTTGCCGTCCTTACTTCCTTTGCCATCTGGCTTAAGGCAAGGCAGAGCTGGATGTAGCTTTTCAGCTGTCCCGCATGCAGTCCGTTCAGCTTTCCGTCAGCCGGGGCATCAAATTGGAAAAGTCTGAACTCGACCGTTCCCTTTGTGAATGTTGCATGGTAGTTTAACATATGGTATCGGCTGTCATTGTAATGGTGGTCTCTTCCGTAGCTTGCCCCGTTTGCCGTGTACCAGATGTCTGCAAGGGCTGCCATCGTTTTTGGTTTCTTTTTATTGAGTTCCTTAAGGAATCTTGGGTCTACCGTTTTGCAGTAGCGGTTCATCCGCCAGCTGTCGAGGTTTAAGGCATCCGCTAAAAGGTTCTCGTGTCCCGCCATGATGTTTGCAAGATTTCGTAAAGTCTGGGGTGTGTGTCCATTTGCTCCGATGTGGATGTGGACTCCGCATCCCCTTGTTGCATCACTCTTGGCTCCCGCATGTCTGAGCTTTCTTATCAGTTCCTGAAGAAGTTCGATGTCTTCGTAGTGAAGGATCGGTGTGACCAGCTCGCATTTTTTATCATCCGATCCCGCAATGCTGACATCCTTCTGGAATTTCCATTCCCTTCCGCTTGCATCCCATGCGGACCATGTATAATATCCGTTTCTGGAAGCCGTGTTTTCAAATCTTCCTGTTCCGAAGAATGCCGCTGCAAGTTCTGCAGCCTTATCCCTTCGGATGTTATTCATCTCAACCTCGACCCCGATGGTCTGTTTCTTCATTTCCTCGATCTGCTTTGTAATCCTTTCGTTCATGGCTTGTACCTCCGTTTGTTTTCTTCCCTTTCGGTAGGTACATATTCGCTCTAAAACACACATATATCCAGTTATATGTGAGCCATAAACTACACAAAGATTTGTTCCGAAACCTGTGTAAATTATGGCAAGTCCCTTTTCATCGGCATCATCATTTCTAAATATTTCTGAGCTTCATTTTCATCCATTTGTCCGAGTTTTTCGTACAGCAACCATTCTTCATCTGTCTGTGGTGCTGGCAGCGGATATGGATATCTTCCTAACAGATATTCCAAAGAGACCTGAAATTCATTGGCGATGCTGACTGCTTCTGCAATGCTCATCTTAACTTCACCATTCATAAGTTTCTTTGCTCTCTGTCTTTTTAAACCACATCGTTCTGCAAGTTCAGGAATTCCAATCCCATGAATCTTTACGATCTCCTGAAGCCGTTCTGCGATCACTTTTTCAATGCCATCTGTCTGCACCTCCCTGACCTCTGTCTGAGAAAGCGGTTCTATATCCTGTAACTCTTCCTCTGTCATCCCAAAAGCTTCTGCGATACACATCCGCTCCAAATGGCTGGGTTTTCCCCTGCCTCCAAGCAGCCGTTCCACCCGTTCTTCCTTTATTCCACATTTTTCCGAAAATTCCGTTATATCCATCTGATGCTTTTTCATCAATGCCATCAGCTTTCCTCTGACTTCTTTCACTTCATTCTCCCCTTTTAAAATTCTTCATCTGTGCAGAAGGTCATCCCCATCTGCAGTTTTATGTAGATATTTGTATAGCGTTCCCTTTCGCTGCCATCCGATTCCATCATGGCTCGAAGGAAGAACTGCTCCGCAGCTTCTTTTGATTCCCATGATTCTTCTTTTCCATAACATACTGTCACAATCTTATCCATCAGTCTTTTACCTTTCTCCATTCATCCACTCCATAGATCATCGCCAATGCCCCGTGTCCGTCCCATACCGTGTGGAGCTGTCCTGCATCATCCACAAATTCCACCGTTCCGATGGTTCCTGACGGGATCTTTCGGTAGGGGTCATCAAGGCGGATAAGCTCCACCCTGGTCCCCGCAGGATATTCCTTTCTCAGTCTCTCAAGTGTCTGTCTGTTTACTCCGAACATACCGTTGACCCCCTTTCTGCCCGACGGTTGGCTTTCCACTTTTTCGCATCTTCCGGAGTCCGGAATGCCGTATGGCCTTTCAGTCCCTTAAGAAAGAATGACCTTGTTTCCTTTCCTTCGCTCCCGCCAAATCCGATGGATACCAGCCATGCCCTCATGTAATATTTTTCATTCTCTTCAATGGTCTGTTTCGGATTCACACGTTTCTGTTCCGATGCTTTCTTTACCATTGCCGATGCAAGTCTGCAGTATTCCGTCATGTTATCGGTATGCGGAAATCCCGTGAACTCAATGATCCCGTCTGCAAAGGTGACACCGCTGCATCCGCCCTGTTCCGTAATGAACCCTGCTGCCGTCTCCGTATCTTCGAAAGTTCTTTCGGTCAGGGCATTTATAAGGCTGTCTGCTATGGAAATGCACTCCCTGCCGACTGCCCTGTTGATAAGGTACTGTTTGGAATGCATCATATTTATCAGGTTGATGATGCCCTGTGGTGTCATGCTGCCGATTGGTATTTTGATCTCCGCTTCCGGTTCTTTCGTCTGTGTTTCCTGTGTCTCTTCTGCCACATCATTCCGGAAAAGCACTCTTCTCACCTCGTCTTCCATGCTGTCATCTTCAAGTATGACCTTTGCATCCCTGTCCACCGTGATGCTCCCGATGCGGTATGCAAAGGATGGCGGTCCAAGGTATTCTGACCTCTGTCCGAAATGTCCGGATAAGGCTTTTACTAATTCTTTCCTGTTCTCAGCGTTTGTAATAATTTCCATTCTGCTGGTCTCCTTTCCTTTTGGTAGTACCATATATCACTCTGAATGCCCGTATAGTCAAGCAGATAATGGTACTTTCCAAAAGAAAATGTAATGTCAGCTTCTGGACTCCGGAAGTGACATCGCAACCGCATAAGCAACCGTTGCGGTGACTGCATTTCCGGCCTGTTTATAAAGCTGTGCAGCAGAGTTGACGGCAGAGGCACGGTCAAAAAGCTCATCAGAAAATCCCTGTAAGCGGAAGCACTCCCTCGGAGTCAGCCGTCTGATGCGGCCGCCCCTCATGAGCGTTCCCATCTGCCCGGAACAGTCCAGTGTCTGGGAGCATCCTTTTCCGACCCGTCCCCTTCTTGTCTCACTGTCTGGGTAGGCAAGGTTGATACCGTCCCCTTCCCGTGCCACTTCATATCCTGCCTTCGTGGCATTTTTTACTTTGACGAAATCCACCTTTTCACAGACATACACACCGTGCCTGTCCTGAGAGGTCAGGGTGAACATCGGCTCTCCGTCCTCTTTCATCCGTCTTCCGTTCTGCCGTTTCTCCATCCGCTCCGGTGTAAGCACCGGGTGGACTTCCAGCACGGCTGAGTTCATGGCGGTATGGTTGGTCATCCCGGCTGTGTACCTCGCTGTCAGGCATCTTGCCGTATCCGTGATCTTCGGATCATGGTTGCTCTGGTCGATGAAGTAAAGACCCGTCTTGGCCCCGACACCGCCCGCATTCCCCACAAGGGTTGCGGAAATGCCGTCCGTCCCATAAACACGGTAGCCCTGCATACCTCCTATAAGCTGGTTAAGAGCTGCTGCGTTTTCTCCGGTGAGAGGTAATATTTCTCGTCTACCTCTGCTTCTAAGATTTGCGATAATGAACACACGCTCACGGTTCTGCGGGACTCCGAAGTTTTTGGAGTTAAGCACCTGCCACCGACAGTCATACCCTGCTTCGTCCATTTCAGACAGAACTGAGGCAAAGTCGAATCCTGCATTGATCGATAACAGGTTCTTAACGTTCTCAACAAGTAGGTATGAGGGTTTAGCACTTTCCTCTTTGCCTTTGAGGAGGTCAATAATGTTGTAATATATTCCACTTCTTTTTCCGACCAGTCCCCGCTGTTTTCCGGCAACGGAGATGTCCTGGCATGGAAATCCGAAGCACCAGATGTCTGCATAGGGGACATCTTCGGGTTTGAGTTTTGTGACATCATGAGCTTTCCACTCTCCTTCCGTATCATACATTGCCTCATATGAGGCTCTTGCAAATTTATCATATTCACAGTACCCGATGCATTTATGGCCGGCAGTTTCAAGACCGAGCCTGAAGCCGCCGATGCCGGAACATAGATCAAGGAAGGTCATCTGTTTCATTGTACTGCCCTCCCCTGCATAATTGCTGATATGAAATTTTCATATCGTCACGGATGACAAATACATCCGCATCCGAACCGCACTGTTCAATGTAGCGGTTTACGATCACATCCACAAACTTCTCATCCAGTTCGATGCCATAGCAGATACGGTGTGTCTGCTCACAGGCGACCAGCGTAGTGCCGGAACCAAGGAACGGATCAAGCACGATGCAGTTGCTCTTGCAGGAGTTCTGGATTGGATATGCCATAAGCGCCACAGGCTTCATGGTCGGATGGTCCTTGCTTGCCTTCGGACGGTTATATTCCCAGATGGTGGTCTGCTTCCTGTCGGAATACCACTGGTGCTTCCCGCCTTTCTTCCATCCGAACAGACACGGCTCGTGCTGCCACTGGTACGGGCTTCTTCCAAGGACCAGTGCGTTCTTCTTCCAGATGCAGCACCCGGAAAGGTAAAATCCGGCATCCTTGAATGCCTTTCTGAAATTCAGCCCCTCTGTATCCGCATGGAATACATAAATGGAAGCATCCTGTTCCATTGACTGCTCCATATTTACAAATGCAGCAAACAGGAACTTATAGAAATCCTCATCCGGCATGTTGTCATTTTTGATCTTGCCGGCCGTCTCCTCGACATTTACATTGTATGGCGGGTCAGTCAGGACAAGATTTGCTTTCCGTCCATCCATCAGCCTTTCGTAGGTTTCCGGCAAGATGGAATCACCGCAGATGACACGGTGCTTTCCAAGCAGCCATACATCCCCTGTCTTTGCCACGGTCGGCTTTGCAAGCTCCGCTTCCACATCGAAGTCATCTTCCGTGATCTTCTTATCATGCACGGAATTAAAAAGCTGTTCGATCTCCGGCGGTTCAAAGCCCGTGATGCCGACATCAAAATCCGAATCCTCAAGGTCTTTGATGAGATCAGCCAGAAGTTCTTTGTTCCATTCGCCCGTAATTTTATTGAGGGCAACATTGAGTGCCTTCTCCTTGGTCTTGTCGATATCGACCACGATACATTCCACTTCCGTGTATCCGAGGTCTGCAAGAACCGTAGCTCTCTGGTGGCCTCCAATAATGGTCATGTCTGAGTTGATGATGATCGGCTCGACATACCCGAACTCTTTAATGGAGTTCTTGATTTTTTCATATTCCTTATCGCCCGGTTTTAACTTCTTCCTCGGATTATAGGAAGCCGGGATAAGGTCTGCTATTTTATAACTCTGAAACTGCATCTTCCATATCCTCCTCTGCTAAAAATCTGTGCCGGAAATAACATTCACGGCCGCAGTATTTTCTGTTCTTGTTTCCATAGGAAATGAAAGACTTCCCGCACTGCTCACATACAAGCGTGTAAGAAGCCTTTTCACTTTTCTGTACTGCTTCGGGATGTGCTTTCCACCATTCCCTCCTGCATTTTTCACAGCAGAACCTTCTCGGTCTGCCAGTTTTTGGCTGCGTGATCGCATTACCGCAGAAGTGGCACACCTCTTTACCGTCCACCATGAGTTTCATATTTTTTGAAACCACAGTGGCGTATCCGGCGAGGTTGTGTCTCTTGCAGTAATTCCTTACGATGTCACGGGACAGTCCGATTGCCATCCCGATGGCTTTATATCCCATGCCACGCATACGCATCTCGTTGATCTGCTTTGCCTGTGCGTCCGTCATCCTTTCCACTCTCCTTTCGGCACACAAAAAAAGACCGGAAAAACAATGTTTTTACACTGTTTTCCAGCCTTAAATAATGCTTTTTTCCTGATTTTCCGGCAAAAGGAAATACCCCTTTTTGCCGTGTTTTAAGTACATTCTGCGAAAATTACCATACCCTTTTTATATCCCCCCTGTTTAATTCTGCGAAAATTCACGCAAAGGGGGCCATCGGTCTTCAGCGGTTCACTCCGTAGAGATTTTGATACCCCCACGGTCTGCCATCAGAACCGATACTCAGGATTGTTATCCTCGTTCCATGTCTTTTTATCATGACAAGGTTTGCATAAGCTCTGCCAGTTCTTCTCGTCCCAGAACAGAACGGGATCACCACGGTGTGGCTTCACATGGTCGACAACGGTTGCGGTCACTGCCCTGCCTTCCTTCATGCACTGCACGCACAAAGGATGTGCTTTTAAGTACCTCGCCCTTGCCTTCTGCCACCGCCTATTGTAACCACGCTTACTGCTGCTCGCCCTGTCACCACGGTGCAGTGCTTCATGCTCCTCACAGTACAGACCGTCTGTCAGCTTCGGACATCCGGGATGTCTGCACGGTTTCTTTGGTTTCATCGGCATCTGCCATTCCTCCCTTCTATGTACACGGGCGGTGTGAAAGGATTGGAAAGACACCGCCTCCGGGCATAAAGAAAAGGAGCATTTCTGCTCCCTTCGATTTTTGCCATCTTAATCATAGCACCTGTAAAATAAAAAGTCAGTACACCTTTAGTGCACCTCTAGTACACCATCTGTTCACCATGCTTCTCGTTCTCAACGAAATACCGATATCCGTGCTGTTTCAAAATATTTCTAAGCATCTTTTCTAAACGATCAATATCATTAGATGCCGTATATTTAATGCACTCTAAGCTGATTCCATGCTGCTGACAATATTTCTTCTTTTTATCATCGTATTTTAGCTGACGCTCAAACCTGTCATTTATACTTTTATTGTCCGAACAATCGTCTGTTACGTATGTACCGAACTCATCATAATATCCTTTTTTATAATGGTGTGGTCCCTGTAATTCTATTGCCAGATCAAATATTGCTTTCCCAGTTTCGTCTACTGATTTTGACAATATGAAATCAAACCGAAGATTCTTTCCGGAATCTCCAACCAAGCCATCAAAGGATTTTTCCCGGATATAAGTAATTCCCAGTTGATCTAATATATCCATTGTTTTTGCTTCAAAAGATGAAACACCGTGACAGCTACAGCTTTTTTCCAGATAATACCCTCGTTCCTCATCATATGATATCTTCATGCTAGATGAAAGTATCTTCTCTTCCTTTCCACAAATCTGGCACACGCAGGCATATTCTTTTGCAATTGTTATTACTGGTTTTCCATATTCCGGCTTATCTAAAGACAGATGCTGCATATCTGTACACTCTTTTATAAAATAACTGTCCCAGTATTGATTGGAAAAATCTCTTTTATATGACGGATCATAATGAACAACTGCCTCAAAATCATCATATCGATGTTCTTCTTCGTAGCGTTCCTGCTCCCGTCTTCTTCTCTCTTTATCGGCTTCATCCTGTTTTTTATCATATTGGAATGACAGCCTATAACTATTCTTCTCTGTTTCCATTTCCATCTTTGAAAAAGCATTCATTTCCTGATGATACTTTTCATTGTATGGTTTTTTACACTCAATGCTGCTCTCTAAATCACTATATTGATCCAGAATATTTTGTAAATATGAAATCATAGGTGACAGTGATTTTTTTCTATACCACTGCGCCCAGCGATTTGCAAATTTAATTGCATCGTCATTTTCCAGATTTTTTATAAAACGATGCTTTGGTGCAGTCATATCTGCTACCATAGCCTCTATTCTTTCCCGTCCATATTTTTTTACAAGCTGTTCCTTATCGTTATAAGAATATTTTCTATTCAATTCAGGGATCTGATTTGGAAATGATAATCCATCTGGGACTAAATAATCGCTTCCGTAATTTCTCTCATAATGATATTTTTTCTTACAACTTTCACAGAAAATCTCAACAGCCGTGTCATTCTCTTTTTCCTGTCCCCAGTCATTTGACAGATGTATCCTGTAAAATTGTAAGTAACCCCGACCACAAACGCATTTTGCACGATAAGGTTCTCTATAATCTTCTTCATAGGACATAAAATATCACGCCTTCCCAATTTCACACATTAAAAGCATATTAAGATTTTACCATAGTGCAAACAAAAAAGACAGCCGTCTGACTGCCTTAATTGTACTCTGCATATGCACCTATCTGTATCTGAAGTGCCACGGTGATCTGTTCCATGACCATGTCATCCAGCACTTCCCCGATTCTGTCACCAAGCCTTGTCTTATCAAGTGTTTCCACCTGTTCCGCCAGAGCCATGCTCGGCTTATTCAGACCGCTGCCTTTGGGAATCTGCACATGGGTCGGAAGATACTTTTTCTTCCACACCCTTGCAGAAAGCGGAACGACCGTAACAACAGGGGAATGCTTATTTGCCTTATTATTGCTTACCACCAGTACCGGACGGATACCGCCCTGTTTGCTTCCTGCCTTCTCACCAAAATCCACATAGTAAATATCTCCACGCTTACACATAAAACCTCCTATCCGAGAACAAAGGCTTCCACCTGTCTGTCCCTAAGTTCATACTGTTTATCAAGTTCCTTTAATGCTGCTTTTCTGTACTTTGCTATCATCGTGTGGCTCACATGGTATCGATCCATCATGATGTCCCATGTCATATCCTCATCCAGAAGATCCGTGATGATGCTTCTATGTTTTTCTTCCAGTCTGCTTACCGCATGCTCGAAAAATTCCAGTTCTTCCTTCAGGAACATATATCTGTGGAAAAGGAATTCATACCACTCGTCATTTTCCCTTTCCATCGCTGTCCTATACTTGATCGCTATGTTTGCCGTCTTATCGGAAAGAGTGTTAGTCTGCACCCTTTCCCCTTCCGGGTGGGAATAAAGCATGGAATCGATCATGTCCTGTTCGCTCACTCCCTGAAACTGACAGAGCTGGAACTCAGTCACGGTCAGTTCCTTTTTCATGTTCTTATATTCCTTCATCATTACTTCTGCCGTCATCCGCCATACCTCCAATCCTTGCCTTTACCGCTTCTATCATTGCATTCTGTGTATTGTCCTTCCTCTCGATTGCACGGAGGATATCCTCATCAACCGTCCCGTCCGTTACCAGATGCTCTATGACAACCGTGTGTTTCTGTCCCTGTCTGTAAAGTCTGGCATTAAGCTGCTGATATAACTCAAGGGACCATGTAAGGGAAAACCATACGATGGTTGAACCGCCCTCCTGAAGATTCAGTCCGTGTCCTGCCGATGCCGGATGGATCAGTGCAACGGGGATCTTTCCGGCATTCCAGTCATCAATATCTTTCTTTGTATTGATATCCCTTGCCGGAAATCTCTTTAGTATCCTCTCCCTGTCATGCTTGAACCAGTACGCAACCAGAAGCGGTTTCCCATTTGCCGATTCAATAAGGTCTTCCAAAGCATCCAGTTTTCTGTCATGAATATTTCTGACATTGCCGGATTCATCATAGACAGCTCCGTTCGCCATCTGCTGGAGCTTGTTGGAAAGTACTGCTGCATTTACCGCATCGATGTCCTGTCCTTCTCCGTATTCAAGGATCATCTCATCTGACATCCTGTCATAAAGAACCTGTTCGGATTCCGACATGGTAACGGATACACGGTTGCTTATGCATTCCGGCATATCAAGATAATCCACGGCTTTCATGGAAATGCTGATATCGGAAATCAGTTCATATATTTTTTCTTCCGCACCTTCCCTTGGCTTATACGAAAAGATGATTTCCCGGTTACGCTTATCCGGAATAAAGAACCTGTCACGGTATCCACCGATGAATCTCCCAAGCCTCTGCCCCATATCAAGAATCCCTATCTCCGCCCACAGGTCCATAAGATTTCCCGGTGTTCCGGTAAGTCCGACCACCCGCTTTGCCATCGGCCTTACTTTTTTCAGGTCTTTGAACCTCTGTGCCTTTGGGGACTTGAAGCTCGACAGCTCATCGATGATGACCATGTCAAAATCAAAAAACATATTTTTTGTCATCCACGAAACATTGTCCCTTCCGATGATGGTCACATCGGCTCCTGACAGAAGTGCTTCTTTTCTCTGTGCTGCAGTTCCCATTGCCACTGCAGATGTCATGCCGTAAAGATGCTCCCACTTTTTTATCTCTGCCGGCCATGTGGTCTCTGCCACACGTTTTGGTGCGATCACCAGGATCCGTCTTACTTCAAAATAGTCAAACAGCAGAAGCCACAGTGCCGTAAGCGTAATGACCGTTTTGCCAAGTCCCATGTCAAGGATCAGGCAGCTCACGGGATGTTCGATTATAAAATCTGTTGCATACTGCTGATAATCATGTGCTTTGTATTTCATCAAGGATACCTCCGATCTGTTCGATATTATCAACTACATAAACGGGAAATCCTAACCTCTCAAGCATCCTCTTTCTCTTCAGCTGAAGCGGTCTCGGCTTCTTCCCCGGTGCTTTCAGTTCCACAAATGCCATTTTCCCGTCCGGCATCAGGACGATGCGGTCAGGCACTCCATTCATACTGGGCGATACGAACTTTAACGCCATGCCTTTCCGCTTTTTAGCTTCTTCCCTCAAATGTCTCTCTACTGTACTTTCTAGCAAAACCAGATACCTCCTTTGCCGATTGCGGTTGCCATATGCCTTTAACTCCTATACGCGCATATATACATGAATTACTCTTTTTATCTTTATTTTTAATTCTCAACTGGATTTAATGGGAAACTGGGAAACTAAGAACCGCAACCCCTTATTTTCCAAGGTGTCAGCACGGTTTCCGACTACCGTTGCCCATCTGCATCTGGGAAACCTCGGAAACCGCCTAACGGGTTTCCTCTGGTTTCTCATCCATCCGCACAAAAGTCTTCTGCACTCCGTAAAGGGGGACTTTGGTCTTGCCCGTGGTATTGGAATCATACTTCTTCCATCCCCCGATCTTGTTTAAGATGCCCTCAATCTCATAGGAATCCGCCTTTTTTAAGTTCTGGCGTTCCTTGCCGAAGCACTCCACCCATATCTCCATGATGCAGACACGCTCACGCACGGCCGTTCCCTTTACACCAACTGTCTCAAACTCACCACCGCCTAGGAATGCCCTTCTCTGGTAGATATCCATCGATGCCCAATTATCCGGCAGCAGTCTGTCAAGGTAATCCTGCACGATTCCTTCACGGTCATCCGACTCCATTGCCTCCTGCTGCATCTTATAGGCTTCTTCTGCCTCCGCACCTTTTAGGAACAGCTCCTCGCCTTCGTTATACAGATGGATTGCCTCTGCCCAGATCTGGTCGACACAGTCAAGCTGCCACGGATGGTGCTTTCCCGTTCCCGGCACATGCACCGGCCAGAACCTTCTGTTTCCTGTTACGTCACGTAAGAATCCGCCTTCAGAGTTGGTGCTTCCCACAATGATGCATTTTCTTGGGTGGGACTCTACATTGACTCCGTATGCCTGACGGAACTTATCATCCTGACGGGTGACAAAGGATTTTACTACCTCGACTTCCGTCTTGCGGATACCATTCATCTCGCTGATCTCAAGTATCCAGTTTCCGAGCAGCTTCTCGGCAGCAGTCTTATCCCTCATATCCGAAATGGATAAGGAATCCGAGAACCACTGCTTTCCAAGGATGGCAAAGAAGGTGGATTTTCCCATTCCCTGCGGACCGTTCAATACGAGGATGGAATCGAACTTTACTCCCGGCTTATAGATACGTGCTACCGCAGCCACCAGTGTCTTGCGGATGACTGCCCTTGTGTACGGTGAATCTTTTGCACCAAAATAGTCGATGAGCAGTGTATCGATACGCTCCTGTCCGTCCCAGTGAAGTGTTGCAAAATAATCCTTGATTGGATGATAAAGCCTGTCGGATGACACCACGGCAAGCAGTGCATCCTTAAACTTGGTCGGTGACCAGATCCCGTACACCCGCTCGAAATACACCTTTGCATTGGCAAGGTCGGAGTCATTCCATCCAGGCTTTACCTGTTTCCACGGAAGCGGACCGATGACATCAATGGTGTCCTTGAACTCGTTGTACACGATATGCTTGAAATTCTCATCATTGCGAATGATCAGTGCGATGTTCTGCAGTGTATCCTTAATATTTCCCCTGCGGTCAAGTGCCAGCTTGTTCTGCCAGTCCTCGTCTGGCTCGGTGGAAAATTCCTGTACCGCCAGCTCCTGTCTTTCCCTGGCAAGTGTGTTCTTTACTTCTTCATCTGCAGAAGCAAAATCCTGCATGGCTTTGAAAGACGGGAGTTTTCCCGGCTCTGTCCCTTCGGCTGCCCTTGTATCCTTGTCCCCGAATTTATGAAGCCTTATCACATCAAACGCATTCATCAGCTTTCCGCAGCATGGGTCTGTTGCATGGTGGCTGTATACGAACAGATCATCATAGACCACGACTCCGGCAGCAGAGTCCGCCGGAATATAATCGTATCTTCCGGGGATTGCCCTTGAATGCCTGTATACATCCGGGATGAATTTGTCGATTGCCTGTGTCACCGTGTATGTGCGGTTAAAAGCTCCGATCAGCCCGTCCTTGGAAAGCGGGTCAGCCTGTTTTTTGATATCCCTCTGCACAACGGATGCCTGACGGTTGCTGACCGGCCATGTTGATACATCATGCCAGTCCTTATAACGGGACAGTACTTCATCGGGATCAACTTCGTTTCCTTCGATCTCCTGAAACACATACTCACCGTCACTGGAGGTGCTCGGCCAGTACATGAGTCTTGATGGTTCATAGGTGGAATCATCGAAAAGCTCGATGCCGATATCCGATGCAAGCATACGGCTGGCAGCCCCGTACTCATCAGGTGTCACATCCCTTGTCAGGAATATGATGATACGAAGCCTCGGTTTCTCTGGTGTATGCTTATGTGTGGAATACACCACCATCTTCATGTCAAAAAACATTTCCAGTTCATCAATAATGCCCTGTGTCCCGTAATCCATATCAAGCGTGATGGCGGATCTGGAGATTACGCAGTCCTTCTTCCTTCGTCCGCCCTTCAGCTTTCCAAGGACGAATCCTCCGACATCCTTGATATTGTCCTGCTGTCCTTTCGGCATCTTCCTGTACTGCTCCATTGTTTCCGCAGTATATTTTGTCTTGGACAGACGGCTGACAAAATCTTCATATGTCATATCCGTACAGTTAAACTTTTTGTCCATTCTTGAGTTTCCGATCGATACGAACATCCTTCTTTACCTCCTTCTTTTTACGCTTTTCCTGTTTCATAACCCGTCCGATTGCAATACCTGCGGTCGGATCCGGATACCCTTACCTGTTGCATCCTCCCATAAGTTCCTCCTAATCTTTCTTGTAAAACGGACTTTCAAATCCGGCAGCCTTAAGTGGAAGCCCCTCACACCAGTCAGGGCATACCGCCATGATCTCATTTACTTCTTCCACCGAGGATGACCCCTCCGGCACTTCAAGCACCACTTCATCATGGATGTGGCACACAATATCAAATCCCTTCTTTTCCAGACGGAGCATTGCCTCTGCCAGCACATCCCTTGCGGTTGCTTGGACGATATTTTCACAGAATTTTGCACCGTAAGATTCGATCCTTGTCCACTTGCGGTTCGTGCCGATTCCTTCATAGCTGACACTTTCCGAGCCGAAGCGGTTCACGGTCATCCTCGGTCTTACATAGGACAGCACCCTTCCGGACGGCAGTGCGATCTTTAACATCCCGGACTGGTAATATACCGTCACCATTCCGACCTTTGTCATCTTCCTCTCTTTCACGGCAGCCTTTACTGCACCGTCAATTTCATACCAGTAATTTACGATGTGCGGATTTGCAGTCCGCCATGACTGCACCAGCCCTTTCAGTTCCTCTTCTTCCACAAAATTTAATGCTCCCATGCTGATGAGCGCACCTTCCGCACCGCCATACTGACAGGCAAGTGATGCCACCTTTCCCCTTGCACGGTACGGGCTTCCCTTTGTGATCTCTCCAATTGGGATATGGAACATCTTGGATGCCGTCTGCTCATAGATCTTTCCGGCACCACGGAACTCCTCCATGACCCAGCCCTCTCCGGCAAGGTAGCCCATGACCCTCGCCTCGATTGCCGAAAAATCGCTGACGATGAATCTGCATCCGGGTCTTGCCACGAATGCGGTACGGATCAGCTCCGAAAGCACATCCGGTGTGGAATCATACAAAAGCTCCACCAGGTCATATCTGCCTTCCTTTACAAGGGAGCGTGCCAGTTCCAGGTCTTCCATATGGTTCTGCGGAAGGTTATGGATCTGCACGAGCCTGCCGGCCCATCTGCCCGTGCGGTTGGCCCCGTAAAACTGTAATAATCCATGCACCCTGCCATCAGGACATACCGAACGCTCCATTGCTTCGTACTTCTTTACGGATGTCTTTGACATGGCAAGTCTCAGCTTCATCATTTCTGCCACATCACCCTGTGTGTTCTCCACCAGTTCTTCCACGGCAGCCTTGGCAAGGGAATCCACCTCAATGCCCTTTTCATTCAGCCAGTCCTTAAGCTGTGATACGCTGTTCGGATTTTCCAGCCCGGATATCTCGTATGCCTTCTTCGTTACCGTCTCCTTATACAGAAGGTCGCATGCCACAGCGTGTCCGATCAGCTCCTGATCCACCATGATGCCCCTGTCATTGATCCTCTGGTCCATGCAGTAGAGTTTCTGCTCCCTGTCCGGTATCGGAAACTTCGCAAGTTTATTCCTGATCTGTTTTTCCACATCCACGTCACGGATGCAGTATGTCTTGAACAGTTCCCACTTCTCCGGTGCATCAGACGGAAGATTCCTTGTCCTGCCCCCGTTTGCCTTGGTAGGCCTGCACGGCATACAGAAATAGCGGATGAGGTCTTTTCCCTCGGACATCTTTTTCTTATCAAGGTTCAATGCTTCCCCCACGCCTTCCAGTGACAGCGGAAGTGACAGCATGGATGCCTGGACAAGCGTACATCTCCATCCTTCCGGTTTTAAGGAAAGACCGAAGAATCGGTTGATACAGTTCCGCTCGAATGCTGCATTATAGGCGGTCTTTATTACGGAATCATCCATAAGATATTCCATGATCTCATCCGGGATCTTCTCCCCAGATGCCAGGTCAATGATCTGTGTCGGTTCGTCATTCAGACTGTATGCAAACAAAAGGATCTCGAACTGCTCCGATGCTGCATATCTGTGTACCCCGCAGTCCGGCAGTGACACATCCGAATAAGTTTCAATATCAATTGCAAGTGTGTCCATGCATCTGTCCCTCCGCTCTTTTCTTTATTCTGCTGATTCCCGTTCTTGCTGCTTCCACGTTGCCGGACTTTATCTGTCCTTTGATGGTGCGGAACGTATTATATGGAATATATTTTTTTATGCTGTTTAACTCTTTCATCAGTTCCTTCATGGCATCTCCTTTATGTATCCGGGCGGTGTATGCCACCGCCCTTCCTATGATCTGCTGCTTTGTTCCTATGCGAGGAAATCATCCTCCGCATCCACTGCCTCGAACTCATCCCTGGCATTGGCTCTGGAACCAAGAGGCTCTCCGTCCCTTAACTTCTGTACATTTCCAAGTCCGGCAGCAACGCCCTTGTTGCCGTTGCTGTTGTAAGCATAAAATGTAATGGATACCCTTCCGTAGCAGCCGGAGTATACCTCGCTCTGGTCAAGGATCGGCTGAACCTGTCTGTCCACGATCTGAGGGGCCTGTTTACTGTTTGCATTTAAGAACATACTGTCTGCATATGCCTCATCCTCCGGTCTGTCGATGTCTCCGTCTCTGAGCGGGGTCTTCAGGTTCGCTGGGATCTTACCGCCCCACTTGCCTTTTCCTTCATCCTTTGCCACCTCGATTGCCTTTTTGATCTTGGCGATGGTCTCATTATCATTCTTGTCGATGATGCAGGATACGGAGTACTTCGGTTCGCTTCCGTTGATGGAATCCGGCTCCCACAGGTGTGCATAGCTGAGTCTGCAAGGTACGATTACTTTTGTTAAATTTGCTGTTGTCATAAATTATTCCTCCTTAAAATCCGCTTCTGCGGTTGCTGTTTTAACTGCTTCTCTTTTATCTGAATCCGGCACCAGTGTGACCTTGCCGTCAGGCTTGTACACCAGTGAACCAAGAATCTCATTAAATTTCTTTTTGCCCATCAGTCTTTCCATCTCGGTAATGCCGATCAGGCTCTTTTTGAAGATATCCGTGTATCCGGCTTTCTGTGCTGCCTCTGCCACATCCTCTTCATCCGTATATTTACGGTTGCTTCTTCCCAGGACCAGCTTATAGCCCGGCCATTCTTTATAGTTAACTACTGCTTCATTCTGAGCATAGGTGTAAACCTCCTCTGCCCATTTTTTCAGCGCATCTGCCTTGGAAAGGACTTCTGCAATTTCCTCATCCGACATAAGGGCCGGCTCGGCAAATTCCATCTGGGCAAGTTTTAAATATTCCTCTGCCCTTGCACGGCACGTAAATCTTGCCTTGCAGAATCGGCAGTGGCCTCCGGCTTTAAACTCTCCCTTACCCGAAAGAGCCTTTGCTGCTCCAGGTTCAAGGACATCCTTTCCCCATGCAAGCAGCTCCCCAGCTGATATCTCCCAGGTGGAGAAATGTTCGATCCTCGGTTGGACGATGGTAAGTTCCACTGTGTCGATTTCATATAAGAAACCGAGCATGTCCAGCACTCCCAGTCCGTAGATCATAAGCTGGACATTCTGTTCTGCATCGACCACCACACCCTTGCCGAGCTTCAGATCGATAATATGGATCTTATGGGAATCGACCACCACCATATCTGCAGTACCGAAACAGTCCTTGATTCTGTGTGCAAGGCTGACCTTCAGTTCTACTCCGATGAATGGTTCATCACAGTCCTTCCTTGCCTGTTCGATCTGGGTGATGTTATATTCCACGTAATCATCCACGGCTTCGAGCAGTTCATCCGAATAATAATCAGATACAGGTCTTTTAGTCCTTTTCTTCAGATATTTATTGATGAGGTACTCTGCCATCGCATGTCCGGCACTCCCCTCTGCTGCAAAGGGAGATTCTTCGTCCGGGAACTGCTCCTCCAACAGTAACGATGGAGGGCATTCCAGACGTCTTTTGCCGGACGATGGGGAGAACCTTGCGTGTCCGCCCATTAGAGCACCTGCGCTTTCTCATACAGTTCCGGCAGTTTCTCATCAGGAACGTCTGACAGCTTCTGGAATCCGAACTGCTCGATCAGGTTCTTTACCTCCGAGGTCTTTCCTGATCTGGACTTGTCCGCAAGGAAAGCACGTACCGTCTTTCTGTCAACGGCTGTCTCCTTCGGTGAAGTTTCTTCCTTTGGTGTATCTGCCACAGGAGTTTCTTTCTTTTCAGCCTTCTTCACAGGCTTCTCCTCTTTCTTTGGTGTATCTTTCTGTGCTGCAACCATCTTTCTGATTCCGGCAGCGATCTGCTCGTAGCCCTCGGCCACTAATAACAATGCCTCACTCATGGCGTTCTCTCCTTTCAAATGCGTGCCAGCTTCACATCACCTGTATACACATCGATTTTGTTTACGCTGGACTTGTACTTCCCCCAGTCCATCAGAATATGGAACGGGTACTCATTTACTACAGTTGCTCTCTTCTTTTTCTTTCCGGCAGTGATCATAAGACGGTCACCCGGATACAGTCCGTAACGGACATTGACTGCTGACATGGCGGACCTCCTACTTCAACACCTTCAGATTTCTGATGATGCCCTTGTATCTGGCATCCGCACGTTCATCCACAGGAATGGTTCTGACATTCACGGGATTGAAATCCGTATCATGAAGCCTTACAGGTTTCCTTGTTTCCTTTGCATGGTCGAGTTCAAACTTCATGCCTTCCGTAATGTCGAAACCGAATACATACACCTCATCGCACATATCCATGAGTTCAAGACCCATTGCGATGCCTGTCATTCTCTCGTTTGGAATATTGTCATCGAGGAATGATGGGAAATAGAGATGTGGTACGATTGGAACGTCACCTGACATGGCAGTGATTCTTGCGTAGCTCACTGCATCTTTTTTGTTTTCCTCGACTCTGCCCCGATAAGGGCTGCAGATAAAAATTTTCTTTTTCATAATAAAATCATCCTTTCACATTCGGCTCTCATGGCCGTGGGGTACTCGTCAATAATGTTCTACAAAGCAAAATCACAGAGGATGCTGTTCATTACCTCAAGGTCGTCACCCTGAAGCGTTGACTGCAGTTTCTTTAACAGTTCCTGCTGTTTTGGTTTCAGATAATTGCGACCGACATAATATCCGTCTGCCACTTTTACACCTCCACCATATCTGCCACGAACTGTTTCGATTGGGTAAGCGAGAGACAGCTCTTCGATATCGTTTTTTATAGTCCGGACTGAAACGCCAAATTCAAATGCCAGGTTGTCGATCTTGTCCTGTCTTCTCTGACAGAGGACCTTAAGAATCGCTTCCCTGCGTTCGCTTGGCGTCATGCTTTTCTTTGCCATCTCTCGCTCACCTCCTCTCTGTTCTCTTGCTTTGTGACTAAAGAATAATTTTTAAAGGTGCAGACTTTTTGCACGATTAAAAATAAATTTCAATTATTTTTTCAGAAGCACCAAAACTTCATTTTTTTATCCTCACTTACTTATTCTCCTTGCCATTTCATTTATTTCGCAAAATATAATCAGGCGAATGGAGAATATATAAGGGGGACTTTTTTCATCATTAACGGTTTGTTATCAGCAGCATAAAAAATAATCTGCTTAACCAACCTAATAATTTCTGACCGATTTATCTTGATATAAAATTCAAAATAGCCATTCGTGTTTCATAATCTGACGTACATTTTCATCCTTCTGTATAATGTAGAAACAACTCACGGTTTCAAAAACGATCTCAAAAAAGGACAAAAAAATAGCCAGGGCACATTATCACGGGAAACAAGAATTTTCTTATTTCCTCTGATAATCTGCTCTGGCTATGTGGTAGCTGTTTTTATTCAAACGCCCCTATTGCTCAGTCAGCAAATTGTTATTCAATTATTTACAACCATCTTATAGGCATTTTTACAGGCCTTATTTTCAACGGCTGTCATCTTATCCCAGTCAACCAACAGGTATCTTCCACAATTGTGACATCCTACTGATGATTTCCCTGATGCGCTTTCGTACGCTATTACTTTTCCTTTTTTACATATGGGGCAGGAAATTACCCCTTTTACTTTTTCTGTTACCATGTTCAGGCTGCACCTCCTAGTTAAATGGCAATTCTTCTGTATTATTACGGTTTAAAAAGTCTCCAATTGCTTTTCGTGCTGATTCTCTTAACTGAATATCTTTATCGTGCCTTTGTACGCATTCATAAAAATCACTCAGAGCAAAAAATATCGCACCGTCTTTTTCCAATGTGGAACACAACGGAATAATATAGTTATTACTTGGACCATTGTCCGTTGCAGAGTATAATTCATAAACCACTTTTTCTTCATTTTCAACTGTCTCTATGCACTTGAACAGAAGAACAATATGAAGTGTATCTACAAACGCATAAAAATTTTCTTTTGTTGCTTTAAGATTTCTTTGGGAATCAAATAAGGATACATATCTGTCTGTAATATTCGATGTAACTATTTTTTCTTCAACATTGCATTCCAGATCATCCCATTCAGGTAAATCTAATGGATCCTTAACCGCATCGTAGCTAGAAAATTTACTCCATGTTATTTCATGAACATCTGTTTCCAGTTTCAATTCATGCAGGAATTTCACAAGATAAAACAAATTATCATTTGATTTGCTGAAATCACCGCCAACAAGCATGTCTATACTTACACCAAGTTTTTCTGCAAGTTTCCATATTAAATCAATTCCCGGCATTGATTCATTTTCAGGCTTTGCCATTTTGGATAAATATCCAGTACTGATACCTACTGAATTTTCAAGCTCACCTATTTTTATATTTTTTTCTTTTATCAAAGTCGTTATATTGTTCATTAATCTGCTTCTGTCAAACTCCATTTTATCTACCTCCTATTACATACTATTATACGTTATTTGAATTATATGTCAATATTTATTTACTTTAGAACTATATTTCTTATTCTGAAATATAATCCATGTTTTTTATTTATTTTCCTATTTTTCATTGTTTGTAGAATTATATTCGTCAACCTATTGGTTGACACATTATCTATAATAGAAGCACCCCTTTTCGAGGTGCTTATGCTTACAGTGAGATAACACCACTCGGATAACCAATTGTAAAAAGCGTTTTCTGTTTAACTGGTGACTTTGCAAAATCAAATCCCAGCTGTTTAATTCTAATCTTTGCTGACTCTGATGATACATTAAAGATTTCTGCCACTTCTGCTGCCAGCATTTCCAGCTCAAATCCCGGAAACTCTTCTCTAAGTCTTTTTCTTAATTCTTTATCACCACAGACCTGTCTCATTGCAGTTCTCGGCATAAGGATTGCTGCACTGAAATATTTAGCCTGATGTTCAAGCCAGTCATGATCTGAACATAACTGCTTGCGTCCATTACTCTGCGCTGCTTCCCCGCCTTCTATGTCTGTTTTTCTACAGGCAGTTGATGTCTGTTCCAGATTATCGAACAGGACCAACTGATTCGGGTCTCTGTAAAAATATGACTGCTGATAAATCCAGTGTCCTGATTCGTGCCCCATCGTTGAACGGAAGCGATGTTCGTCTGTCAACAATGTGTTATCGATCATGACCGTTCCCCTTCCGGCAAATATATATTCTGCACGTTTTGCATCTGCATCATATACCGGAACCTTGTTGCTATCATTGAAGACCATTCTTCCAAGAATGAGTCCGCAATGAGTCAGATTATTATACTCTGGTGTCAATCCCAGATAGAACTCTGCGAATTCCTCAATGTTAACTTCTTTAGGATTGTTCAGTACATCCGGATCAAAATCACGGATGAACATTTCTGCATCTGATTCAATATCCTCATGGGATAAAATGGGAACACCATTACTTCTGCATCTAAACTGTGGTTCATACATAGGCTGCTACTACCCCTTTCGAGCTCTTAATTCGTCAAGAAGTACCTGCCACTCTGCCTCCCCTGCTCCTGTTTCTTTAGATAATCTCAGTGCCTCAAGCACATAAGGATTTGATGCATAATCGACACAATCCTGTGGTATTAACACATCATTCGATGTTCTTGCTTCCGCTGCCATATCATAAAGTGTATAAGTCTGGGTTTCAGATAACATGAGGAATTTTGCCAGTTTCTCAATTCTCTCATTTGTCAGGGTACTTTTTCTCCCCTTCTCCACTTCACTTAGGAATTGTGGAGATACTTCGATTGCTTTTGCTGTTTCTCTTAGTGATTTTCTTTTCTCTTTTCGTATCGTTTCAATATACTTTCCAAAACTTACCTTTTCGTTCTCATTCATACTATTCAACCGCACTTTCTAATTAATTTTAATATTCATTCTTATACATTGGTTTTCTTTACACTTTACTTGATTTAATGTGCGTCATCCATATTAATTATAATAATTTGGTAAGCTACATTTGGCATTGTAGAATGCTGTGTCAACTGTCAACTGAACGGTTGACACTATTAATATATCAAAAGGGGGTATTACTGTCAACCCCCTTCTGCGAATTTACATTTCAATGCCAGTAATCGTATGGAGAGTTAGCTTTTTTCTGAACCTTTTCTCCAGGCAGCGTTGCTTCTGCCTGTTCTTTTGTTGGAAAAATTCTGCCTTCTCTTAACTGGATGCCACCGCCTTCATCAAATCGTAATATGTAAAAATCACCGCTTCTTCTGACCACGGTTGCCTTACGGATTATACGATTGCTCTCAATGAAGAAAACTTCTGTACCTGTTTCGTATGTCATATTAAACGTGCCTCCTGCGATATAAGTTCGACCAAGGGAAATAGTCTGCCAAACACCATATCTCTGTAGACTGTTCAACACTCCTAATGTAGCGATGAGATAATTATACGAACATACGTTCGTTTTGTCAATAGTGACTTCCTCTATATAATCATTTTTATTCTGGAAATACGCTGCGGACGAATTTCTCCAGTATAGAATCAAACGTTCCTCCGGCAACATCACCATTTATTATTTCTTTCCGCTTATCAGCATAAGTTATCTGAAGGTTATAACTCCAACCGTCACACACCTGTCCTTCAATAACATTCTTCTCCCATAAGGGAGCTCCTATGATTTTCTGCAGACTGCATGCAAGTCTGTATACCTTCTTTTCAGATACCTTCTCTTCCGTCTTAAACTGATATTTACGATTCTGCCCTTGATATGTATATTCTTTACACCTTCCATCAGGATACATTTCATATACCCACGACTGTTGGGAGTCTATCGTGCACGGACCATTCTCAACAACTTTATATCGTATTTTTGTAATCTGAGTAGCTGGGAGCAGTTCCTTTGACCATCGGCATCCGCAGTCAAGGCAGCCATAATCCTCGTGTGGCATTCCGTCTATCATCTCACATCCGCCCAAGATAAGTTCTCCCCGCTCTTCTGCTTCAAAGGCTTCATGGGACGGATAACCATATAATATTGGTGCAGTCCTGTCTGACCTGCATTTTGGACAAACAATCATATTTTCACCGCTTTCATATTAGTTGGGATATCCATATGATTCCTATGAAGTTATTAGCCTATACACTAATCATTATACAAGCTATACATCAATCCCTATTATATCCAAGATTATACTTTTTAACTGCTCTTTCATTTTTTCACTATCTTCTTCAAAAACAAAAGGTACTCTTATAAAATGAATCCTTATATCACCACTTGGGCTTGGGCTTATTCCCACAGGGAATATTGTCTCTCTATCTTCATATCGATACATCGGATATAACAAATATGCATCTTGTATTCCTCTTTTTCTTGCATATTCACAAACCTGATATATATCCGTCTGCTTAGGTTCCTCTCTAACAACCCGCATTACTTCTTCATCATTACCTTCAAATCTTGAAACCTGTTTGTATTTTGTATCAAGAATAAATATTTTATTTTTAGTTTCTACCAATATATCATGTCTCATCGTGAAAGCAGCTCCCAATGAACGCTCTCCATATATAACATCCTCGATTAAATGCATCTCACTTTGTTGTAATTTAACTTTAGCTCCATATTCACTCAGTACCTCTTGCATAAATCCACCAATAAAGCCTTCAAATAATAGTTCAGTCGGAAACAAAAAACAAAACGATTCATTATTATCAACAGTATAATTTGATAATCTGTTTAAAAGGAACATTTTGCTCATACTTAATATAATATCATAGTGTCTATGCATTTTACTCAATTGAATACTATTACAATCATGAGGGCTACAAGGTACATCATTTACTTCATCTAAACGCATTAAAATTTTTCTGATTTCCTTTTGATTTTTAGATGTCGTAGAATTCATTATTTGCTTGCAAGTATACTTAATAATCCTGTTAACTTTGTTATCATATTCAAATTTTGAATATGAACACCTAAAACGATTGATTTGCCCATTCGGAATCTTGTTAATGTAGTAATCCTTTATATCAAACTTACCTTTTATACCTGTGCAATCTTCTGTTTTTTCCACATACTGATAGTATGCACCTCTCTCCAATGCACTTCTGACATATCCTATGTATAATGTTATAAATAACTCCCTTAAGTCCTCCGTGTCTTCTAGTGCAGTCGTAATATTAATAAACGGATATTCAATTTTATGACAATACTCAAGCCAATGCACTAGATTTTTCATAAGATGCTTTTGAGTCAAATTTTCAGTTTCTGTGTAATCTGCATCTTCCCGGAACATTTTAGGAAAGATATTAATCTGCTCGCCTTTAAATACAATTGTCCCAATATAGTTTTTTGTTTTTATTCCACGCTGTCCTATAAATGCTATAAATTGCTGCTTGCTTGTAATTGTTCCATCTTCATAAAACACAGACCTTTGTTCCCAGTTTTGTTGTAGAAAATCTGCCAACTCATCCAAAACATTCTGAGATTGCCACGATATTGGAAGAGACTCAAATTTTATCTGCGAATTTTCATAGCGATTAATTACCATAGCATTTATCCTTTATTTCTAACGTTCAATCGTCCTATCTTGTCATCTACTATTTCTACATCTGTGTTTTTTATTGCTTCTGCTAAAATATTGCTAACTTTTTTCCGATTATCATAAAAGTATTCATACAACAATGGAATTATACTTGTATTAAGAATTTTGCATAAATCCTCTTTTTTTCTATTCATAAAGTATGAATGCCCTATTAGCAAATCTGTACTGTCGAGTTCTGATACAAGTCGTGTATTAAGCTCACAAAATACATTCTTCAGGACATCATCCTCTATTAATGATTCATCTGGTTTTTGCTCTATAAAAGAAAATCTTCGACGTAAAGCAGCATCAATAAGCGAAATAGATTTGTCTGCCGAATTCATTGTTCCCACAATGTATAAATTATTAGGTACGGCAAAAACATCTCCAGATTGAAGTGTAGCACAAGATTCGTTCAATTCTCCCCAGCGTTTGTCTTCTTCTATCAATGTTATAAGTTCACCAAACACTTTTGATATGTTAGCACGATTAATTTCATCAATAATAATTACATAGTTGTTATCATTATCTAAAATGGCCTTATCTGCTAATTTTTTAAATACTCCATCGACAGTCTTAAAAGAGATTCCATCCTTATCAGGGTCTGGTCGTAATCCCTGTATAAACTCCTCATATCCATAATTTTGATGAAACGTAGTAAATACGATTTGTCCCTTTTGTATATACTTCTTATATTCTGACAATATTTTTCTACGTTCAGTATCTGTTTTCTTTAATAAATCAGGTTCTCTGTTATTTATAATTGCGAGAGCATATTCTGCAGTATTATATGTTTTTCCAGTTCCAGGTGCACCATAAATAATAAAATTCAAAGGATGTATACAACATGACCTCGGTATCCGCTGAATTTCCATACAATTTTTATGTTTTATTTGAGCATCATTATTGGATTGCATAACATTTGCAACTTGATCTTCTAATCCCAGTCTTTGTTTAATGTCTTCAATATTGGATACAATGCTATTTTTTGCTACCTCACTAAATTCCGACATTTTGCCACCTCCTCAATTGTATTTTCAATTTCCTTAATTCTATTTTCCTCAAAATAAAACTTTCCATCTATTTTTTTCATGATACCTGATTTACAGAAATTTCCTGTGACATATGGAAATGAATTTACGCTCTTAGATTTCCCATCGCCTTCCATAGCATTTTTGGTTTTTGTCTTTACATGAATTTCAATTTCTTTATTTCGATATTTTTTAACTACATCTTGTAGATCACGCAGATAATCATGTCCATTTTTTTCTCTTTCGTACAAGATAAGCATATATTCGTTTAAATCAATATGACCATACATATCAACAAATCTTAACACATCCAAAAAATCAATACCATAATTGCAATCAGGATTTTTCATCATAATCGTAAGACATTGAAAATATATCGTCTGCTGAATTTTATCAAGCATTTCCAAAATGTCATCTCTAATCTCGCTTTTTTCTTCGTTCCTTGCAATCTTTATGCTCTTTAAGACGTCAACGTATGCTCGACCTATATTGGTCACTATTTCACTATTCTTGAATGTATCTATATTATCATATTTTACTATTCCGCAATTCTGTAAAAAAGGCAAAATATTTCGTACATAATTTTGATTCAATCCACAGTTTTCTAAATGCTTTTTTAACTCCATCAAAGAAGCAAAATCATCATTTTTGTCTAGTTCATCACTAATAAGTAATATTTGCTCCTTTACATTTTCAGTAAAATTGGTTCCGGGCGATCCCGGACTAGAGACCAATATATCCATATCGCACCTCCTATAACTGTTCTCTAATTGCCTTGGCTATATTATACGCCAACATTGGTGGAACTGCATTTCCAATCTCCTTATATTGATCTGTTTTAGTCCCTAAAAAGACATAATTATCTGGAAATGATTGTAATCTAGCATTTTCACGAGCTGTTGGAATGCGATTTTCCGAATAATGGAAATAATTTCTATGCCCAGTATCTACAGTATGGCATGGTTTCAAACTTGGCATTCTTTCAAATCCTTTTCTGTATTTTCTTACATTCCAATACTCATCTGGCAAATCATAAATTGTTCCTCCGTCTGGCACCATACTAATAATATCAATAGTCTTTTGTGTATGAACTGTAATCTGATGATTTGCAACAATATTTTGATTTCCACGCATCTTTTTCTGATATGCATTCTGTGGTGCGCATGCATACCCATGCATTTCGTCAAGACCGTCTTCCATCGTTAATGGCAGTAAATCGCTAATAGCATCTTTACTCGTGATTATTTTGTGTTTTTTCTCTGGAAAGGAAAAATTTCCTTTTTTCATTCCGACAAAAAACACTCGATGTCTATTTTGTGGAACGCCATAATCTGCTGCGCAGACTTCCTGGGAAACAACATTATATCCAAGTTCACTAAATCTATTAATAATATCATTTTTAAACATGCCTTTGCAGAGTGTTAATAATCCTCCTACATTTTCTAACACAAAAAAATCTGGTGATATTGTTTTTACAACTCTGCAATATTCTAAATATAAATGATTTCTAGGATCATTTATATCTCTTGTGCCGACCTTACTAAACCCTTGACAAGGCGGTCCTCCAATAACCCCAACAATTTTCTCATTCGCATTTAATTGTTGTAAATATTCATCTGTCAGTTCGTGTATATCTTTACATTCTGCCACCTTATTTTTATGATTATGATTATAAGTCATTATGGCTTTATCCCACATATCGATTGCATATGCTACTTCAAAGCCAGCTTGTTCAAAGCCTAAACTCAGTCCTCCACAACCACAAAATAAATCAATTATTTTCTTCTTCATTCTGTAAATGCTCCTTTATCGCCATCGCAATACATTTTGCCAAAAGCGGTGGTACCGCATTACCAACTTGCAAATATTGCTCTGTCATTGTTCCCTCGAAAACAAAATCATCCGGAAAAGATTGTATTCTTGCTGCTTCCCGCACTGTAGGTATTCTATTATAAATTGGATGATAATAGTTACTATGCTGATTTCCAGCATCAATTGTAACTGATACATCATCTTCCTTTAATCTTTTGTATGCTGATGAATGCCGATTTTTTCTACCTGTCTTTTGTGTTCGCTTTGTCTCCCACAATTCTTCTGGTACGTCTTTCCAATTTCCCCCTTGTGGTACATATGAAATACGTTTTTGTTGAATTTCTGCTGGGTAATGGATATCATGATTTTTTACTATTCCATCACTCGCCCGTAAGTAGCGTTGATATTCTGTTACAGGAGGATATTTTAAAACAACCTCCGAATTCTTATCTTGATTTTCGAACTCATATAACTCGCCAATCGCTTCTTTTACCGTTATTTTTTCATGATTTTTTACTATTCTACTAACATCAAAAGAAACTCCTTTTGTTATGATAAAGAAATTCCTCATTCTTTTTTGTGGAACTCCATAATCTGACGCATCTAGTATAGCATTGATTACATTATACTTACGCTCTTCAAAAATTTCTGTAATTCGTTTCTTTGCATAGCCATTATTCTTTGTAATAATTTGCGGTACATTTTCTATGACCACAACACTAGGTTGTGCCAAGTCAACAAATTTCATAAATTCAAAAAATAATTTATTCCTTGGATCATCCTCTTCTACAAAATTTTTATTTGCATTTGAAAACCCCTGACAAGGCGGTCCCCCGATTATAACATCGATTTTACTTAAATCCCCTAATTCTTTCTTTATTCTTTCCTCATCCATTGATGAAATATCTACGCAAATCGCTTTTGCATTCTTAAAATGTTTCCTGTAAGTATTTATTGCTGACTCTTTAAAATCAATTCCAGCCCTAGGAATAAAACCTGCTTGCTCAAATCCAAGGCTTAATCCGCCACAACCGCAAAATAAATCTATATATTGATATCTTTTCATTTATGAGTTCACCTCAAAATAATTTTAGTTTGCACTTTTTCCACTATCGACCCATTCATCGATTTCCGTGCGCTTAAACTTCCATAGTTTACCAATTCTATGTGCTGGCAAATCTTTAGTTTTTATCCAATTTCTAACCGTTGCCGGTCTTACGCCTAAGTAGTTAGCCGTTTCCTCTAATCCTATATAATTATCAATTTTATTATCCATTTATCTTCTCCTCTTTTACAAAAGGCCAATAAAGTACAGATTGGATTATAACATTACAAATTCCTTTTTTCAACTTTTTATATTGTTTGACGTTGTTTTGCGTTGTTTTACATCAGACATTGTCAACATCATAATTCGATTCATTCACACCATATTTCGTTTGCTTTAGTTATAATCAATCTCCCATCTTCACACTTCACCTCAATCTGCTCTCCGATGTCAAATCCCAACTCCGACAGCCACTGCCCTTTAAGTACAATACTCGGTGTCCGCTTATACTGGTATCCACTTGCTTCATAAACCTTCATTTCTCTATATTTTTTATATGCCATAGGCTTCTTCTCCTTTTGCTGATTTATTAGACTTTTGCAGTAAGATTGACTTACGCTGAATGATTGCTTCTTTTGCTAATTTATACATTTTTTGAAATACCCCCTTGAATAAGGGAAACGACAACGGGGAATAATTTCCTCGTCTAAGCACAGTTTTAGAATGTAAATTATAGCGATATGTAGAGACACAAATGCCCAGTTTATGCGGGTTTCAGGCACTAGGGGGATATCCAACTTTAGAGTCTTAACACCCGTTTAACCTCACTCTCGGTACACATTATAAAGAAACTCTTTTATATAGAAAGAATTTTACCCCCTTACCCCACTTTCAAAAGGGGGATAAGGGGGTAAACGCTTTATTCCATCTTTCCTTCCGGTGCATAGATAGCCATAATTTCTTCTTCATTTTCTTTGTGATCTACTCTAATCCAAAAATCTCTGATCCAAAATCCTACCCTATGGTTACCTATCGCATATAATTCATTTGTTGCGAAATCAACAATAAATACTTCAGGAAGTCTGCCATTCCCATCACTCCACTCCATTTCTTCTTTGTACATCTCACACACTTTGTCTAAACATTTTTGACATAGAAATTGCTTTGCCTTATCAAAGTCCAATCCACTACCATCGTCATAAGTAACACTTGCTTCGAATATCCCTCGTCCCGGCATACCAGAAATATGGAACATACATTCTCCATCACCATGTCCACTTGTCATAATCCCCATTGTACCGTTCTCCAGAACTTCTGTACCGTCATCAGAATAAGCTCTCGTATCCAAATTGCTAATATCCATTGTATTAAGGCACACCAATCCTATCATTCCACTTTTTTTGAAATATGGCATTAAACTATTTTCATTGTCACCACAAATGTAACAGTCTCCTTTTAATTCAGAATCAACCTGAATACTATAATCTTTTTCTTCTATGCTTTCAGAAAGAACTCTATCCTTAAAATCGGATTGGGTTGCTTTTTCTGTACATCCAGACAACACACACATTGATGCCAATAGTAACGGAATTACTAATTTTTTCATAAACTCCTACCTTTCAGGGCAAAAAAAGAACAGCCCATAGTGTTTTCACTTATGAACTGTCCTACTTTTTCTGTAAACTCCGCACGAAGGTAAGTAATATCTCCCTCTCTTTATCATCCAAATACTCCCAAGTTTCTACCAGTTCCAGTTGACCTGCTGATAAGTCAGGGCGGATTCCGTCTTTGGTAAAAAACTGTGCCAGCGTAATTCCAAATGCATCACATATCTTTTCTATAGTTGGAATCGTTGGGATACTTTCTTTTGAAACAATTTTCCCCAATGCTGTCTGTGACATTCCAGTCAATTGAGAGAGACGGTATCTTGAAATTTTATGCTTTTCACACAACTCAATAATCCTCAATGCAACATAGTCTTCTGTAAGCAAGTAATCTACACCTCTCCTCTGATACTAGATGTATTTATTTTATCCCGTTATCAGAGGTTTGATTAGAACCGTAATAGTTTAGTATTTTACTAACTTATAGATTAGTATTAGTACAAAAAAAATTATACGGATGGTTCATAAGTATATCGTTCTTCTTAATTCAATAATCGCTATCCTGTTTCGCTTTCGTATAAAAAAAGAAACAGTCCAATATTTTCTTAGAACTGTCCCTCTTATTTCTTCAGTCCACGAATCATTGTCATGAATACCTTCCGTTCCTCAACATCCAACGAATCCCATATCATAAGGATTTCTCTTTGAGTCTCTGTCAAATTTGGATGACTCTCCTCATTCGAAAAAAACTGCGCTAATGTAATGCCGAAGGCACTGCATAACTTTTCAAGAGTTGGTATGGTCGGAATACTCTCTTTTGATATTATGCTTCCAATTGCAGTTTGGGACATTCCGGTCAGTTGAGCAAGACGATACTTTGTCAATCCACGCTTTTCACATAAATCAACAAGACGATCAGCTATGTAGTCCTCTGCACACAAGTAAATACACCTCTCTTCCGATATACGTTACTTTCATTTTAAACGTAAATCGAAAGATTTATTAGAACCATACTTCTTTAGTATTTACTCAACTACACTTGACTATATAGGTAAAAAAATAAGATGCTATTGTGCATTCTCCAGTTCTATCAGACGATTATCCAGTCTGTTATACTCTCTTTGAGTTTCTTCAATTTTAGCATACATCTTTAAAATTGTCGAACCTTTTACAAAGACTCTTTTTTCGCAGTAGCGGTATAACTTCTCCTTTAACTTTCTTAAATGTAATCCACATTTTTGAAGCTCTTTCAAAAGCATTTCTTCTTCATATTCTGACAATTATTCCACCTTCCTTTCGCTACGATAATACCATTTGAAGACAAATTCCGCAATAAAAATCCATCGACGAAATTCCCTTTATTCCGACATCTTCTCGTTATTTTTAACATGTGCTATACTCCTCTTTAGTGTAGTATGTACTTTTGTACAATTCACCTTTAAAAGCCGGGAGCAGATTTCCAAATAGAACTTGCTCAAACGGCGAAAGGAGGTGATAACATGCCTATAAACTATTCATTAATTGGTATCCGCATCAAAGAAACCCGAAATCAGCAAGGAATCTCTGCGGAAGAATTAGCTGAACTGGCAAATTTATCTTCTGTCTATATCAGCTACATTGAAAATGCCAAGCGGAAACCCAGTTTAGAATCTCTTATCAAAATCTGCAATGCACTGGGAATTACGTTGGATGAACTGCTCTATGGAAATCTGCTTTACAATCCTACAGAATATCAAACAGATATTGACTTACTTATGGCAGACTGTTCCAAAAACGAAAAACGCTTCATCTATCTGATTCTTTCCGCAGTAAAGGATATTCTTCGGAGCAATGATTGGTCTTTAATTGAAACAATACTTCTAAAAGATAACAATTTAAAAGACCTATAATTGAATCACAAATCCATTTCACTTTATATAAACCATCCGTTATTTGATTAACTGGTGGTTTATGTCTTTTTTTCACAAAAAAATTATAATGAGAATAAATCGCAATACAAGGAATTGATGACCTATGAAAGAATATGAAGAAAGAACTGAAACAATCGAACAGCAGAAAGCTCTCATTCGTGAGCGATATAAAGGAATAAATCCAGATGAACTTGATGTCATTCCTGCTCTCCCCAAACCGGATATATTCAAAACATCTTCCATGTTAAGGGTAGCTGTTTATGCCAGAGTTTCCACAGACGATCCTCGGCAGACATCCTCATATGAACTTCAAAAAAATCATTATCAAGACGTAGTAGATCGTAATCCTAACTGGAATCTCGTAAAAATATATGCCGATGAAGGAATTTCCGGTACATCTCTACAGCATAGAGAAGCCTTCAAACAGATGGTACAAGACTGCGAAGATGGAAAAATTGACCTTATCCTCACAAAAAGCGTATCTCGATTTGCCCGTAATGTGGTGGACTGTATCGGCTATGTACGGGAGCTTCTTTCTCTCCGCCCTCCAGTCGGTGTATTTTTTGAAACCGAACATTTAAATACCCTTGATCCCAAAAGCGAAATGATCCTTTCCTTCATGTCTACCCTTGCACAAGAGGAGAGTCATACAAAAAGTGAAATCATGAATGCCTCTATTGAGATGCGTTTTAGAAGAGGAATTTTCCTGACACCACCTTTGCTTGGATATGATCAAGACGAAAACGGAGAATTAAAAATTAATGAACACGAGGCAAAAATCGTAAAACTGATTTTTTACATGTATTTAAATGGAAATACCTGTCAGGAAATTGCTGACACACTTACGGAACTTGGCTGTAAAACAAAAAAGAATAATGAAGTATGGTCTTCCGGTTCTATTCTTCAAATTTTACAAAATGAAAGACATTGTGGCGATGTTCTTGCCCGTAAAACATGGACACCAAATTATCTGGATCATAAGTCACGGAAAAATAACCAAGACCGTAATCAATATAGAAAACGTGAACATCATGAGGCTATTATTTCAAGAGACGATTTCATTGCGGTTCAAAAACTAATCAGTAATGCTAAATATGGAAACAAAGCCTTGCTTCCTGAACTTCACGTAATCCCAGATGGAGCATTAAAAGGATTCATCACAGTTAATCCCCGTTGGGCCGGCTTCAAACCAGATGATTACCGTGCCGCTTCATCAAGTATATCCGATTCAGAAAGCACACCTTCTGATACAATCCCCATTACTGCACAACTTGGTTCTTTCGACTTAAGGGGATATGAAATCGCACATGGTCAGTTTTTTGAAACCACCGGAAAAATATCAGCAACTCTGTCTTATGAAAAATTAAATTTTAGTACGGAGGCTCTCAGAAAATTTGGAGAAATCAAAACCGTAGAATTGCTGATACATCCAAGTTCTTATCTTCTCGCTGTACGGCCTTGCACACTTGAAGATAATCGAAATAAAGTCCAATGGGCGCGTCTGCGAAATGGCGTTCTGGTTCCTCGCTATATATATGGAGCAGCTTTCCTACCAACACTTTATGAATTGTTTGGTTGGAATCCCAACTGCAAATACCGTGTTCTCGGAGTAGCACATCAAAAGGGATCTGAAAATGTTCTGATTTTTAATATGAAAGAAACCGAAGTACGCATTCCGAATGAAGTACCTGCAACAACAGACAAAGATTCCCCTAATAAATCAGCAGAGGCTTCTTCCACGCCTAAAACTATCCTCGGCTATCCGGCAGAATGGATGAATAGCTTTGGAAACAATTATTATAGTCAAACCCACGCACGAGAACTGGTTGCTTTTACCAATAATAAGAATTGGCAGATCACCTCTGAAGGACAACCCTATAAGGAATCAGAACTGCATACCACGTCCAAAGCGGATCTTACGAAAGGAATCGTGGAAATTATGGAAGAAATAAAGGAGAATCGTAATGACTGACACACCTGTAAACACATGGGAACTGGCACAAAATATTCCCGAAGATATGAGCAAACCTCAAAATCCCCTGCCAGTAACTATCACGCCGGGAAAAGATGGACAATCTGATCTCATTGAAGATATGGATTTCAGCTTTGATGGATATCAAGTTGTCCGTGGCGAATTTTTCGCCCATACATTTGAGCCTTCCTTTACATTTAACAATTACAAAGTATCTGTAAATATGGCCTGTATAAAAAAACTTCCTTCTGTAGAATATGTACAGATACTCGTAAATCCAGAAGAAAAAAAACTTGCTGTAAGGCCATGCCGTGAGGAAGAAAAAGACTCTTTCCGTTGGTGTTCAGCAGGAAAAAAGAAAAATCCAAAACAAATCACCTGCCGGATATTCTTTGCGAAAGTTATCTCTTTGATGAACTGGAATCCTAACTATCGTTACAAACTTTTAGGAAAACTCATCCGATCCGGCGATGAAGTATTATTCATTTTTGACCTGACAACCCCGGAAATATTCATGCGCACTTCCAAAGAAGGAGAAAAGCCAAGAGTATCCCGAACTGCAAGCTATCCTTCTGAGTGGCAGAATCAATTCGGAGTCCCTGTCGAAGAGCATCAAAATGCCCTGCAGATCAATATTTTTGATGGATATGCAGTATTTGATGTCCATGAAAAAAAGAAAACACAGTCTCCTATACCGGAGCAGATACCAGTCCCAAACGAAAGTGAGGTGCTAGATGATGAGTCGAGAAAATCTATATCAACCCATCCTGAGTATTGATTTAAAAAAGAGCCTTATTCGTGTTCATCGTAATACACTACGGCTTCTCGGTGATCCTGATTATATTCAGCTACTGATTAATCCCAATGCCAAAATGATAGCAATAAAGGCTGGCGATAAACGGGATTATCTCGCACATAAAGTTAGAAAATATCGTTTTGAAACAGGATACAGTTATGAATTATACTGTAAAGATTTATTACAAACCATGATGACTGTAGACTGCGGTTGGGAATATGGAAATATTTTCCGCTTATATGGGCAATTTAATTCCAAAGCAGGAGTTATACAGTTTTCCATGTTGGAAACGTCCCCTTCTATGCAACAGAATACTGAATGGAGTGAACAAACATTATGAGTAACTATAACAACTATACCCTTAAACTTGATCTGGAATTTACAAATCTCATTCAGCCTTTAGAAGATCGCGAACATAAATCACTGGAACGCAAAATAAGCTCCCACGCATACAGTGATCCAATTTACACTTGGAATGGATTGATTGTGGATGGAGTTGAAGCATATCAAATCTGTCATAAACGAGGAGTCAAATTTCGTATCAAACGCATGTACTTTTTAAGCCGGGAGGATGCAATCTCATGGATCTGCACACAGCAACTTAAACGTGAAGACCTTACAGAAGCCAACCGTAAATATGTGATTGGAAAGAAATATGATGCCGTAAAAGCGATTACTGCCCGTATTTCATCTGAAAATTCCACCACCGGAAAAGGCGGTCATACATATCGTATAGAAAAGAAAATTCCTTGCAGACACATTTCCGCAACACAGATAGCATCTGAATGCAACACATCTCCTGCTTCCGTGTACAAATACAATGAATATAGTCGCGCATTGGATAATATTTGCGAGAAAACTCCCCAAATGGTAGAACGAATCCGTTCCGGTAAACTTCGCATTTCTCACGCCAATATTATTGAGCTTTCCCGACTGCCTCATTATGAACTCAAAAAATTATATGATTACATGATTGAAAAAGGCATTGAACATCTGAGCTATCCTGATATGAAGCGTGAACTTCAATGGAGAAAAGTTGTTGCTCCAACCCAAAAGGAAAAAATCGCAGAGCCGAAACCCGTCATCAAGCAAATGCCAAAATTTGATCCCGATGCCGAGCTTTCCAGTCTTTCTCTCACAATTCCTTCTTGGTGCAGCTCCATCGAACGGGTAATGAATGTGACTGATTTCCAACGTTCTTCTAAAGAAGGAAAAAAGCGTTTAAAAATACAACTGAGTAATCTAATGACTGTAATTGATAAAATTACAAAGATTTTGGAGGAAGCATGATTATGGAAGAAAATATTGAAGAATTACAAAGATATGTCCCAAACGTTCATTTTGAACAGATACCTATTAAAAACCTTGTTTCAGACCAAAATTATCAAAGGAACCTATCTTTGCGCCATGTTGAAAAAGCGGCTGCAAACTTCGATTTGTATCAAATCAATCCTGTAAAGGTAAGCCGTAGGAATGGCATTAATTATGTGTTTAATGGACAGCATACTATTGAAATCGTGGCATTGGTATCCGGTTCCCGTGAAACTCCTGTCTGGTGTATGATCTATGATGATTTAAATTATACTCAGGAAGCAGATATCTTTGCTAACCAAATGAAATATGTAAAGCCCCTGCTGCCTTATGAAATCTTCATGGCTAACATTGAGGCTGGAAGCGAAAAAGAATTGATTATCAAAGATTTAGTGGAATCCTATGATTTATCTATCACATCCTCTTCTCACCCCGGCGGAATCTGTGCGGTATCAACATTGGTAAACATATATGACAAATATGGTTTCCATACTCTTGACCGTGTACTCCGCTTATGCGTGGCCACTTGGGAAGGCGCACCTATGTCCTTCAGTTCCAATATGCTGAACGCAGTCGCAAGGTTAGATAATGCTTTCGGAGATAAAATGAGTGATACCACTTTCAAAGAAAGGGTTGGCCGTGTTTCTGTCCGTGAAATTGGACGTCAGGCAAGAGAACGCCGCGGAGGATCTCTTGGATTTGCAGAAGCGATTCTGATTGCCTATAACAAAAAATCCAAACACCCTCTCCGCATGGATACCCTCTACGCTCATAAAACTCCACGAGGAAAAAAGGCGGATATTGAAACATCAGAAAATACCGATGTATTCGAAGATGATATGGTTGATGGACAGCTCGCTATTTTTACGGAAGAAACCGAAGAAAATATGGCTCTGTTGGAATAACCTCAGAGCCTATATCCTTACCTTAATCTCCGTACCATCCAAAAAGCGAATCACCATTATTTCTTTCCCCTGTACAATTACCCTTTCCAAAACCATCTGTCCAAGTTCTGGTAACATCTTTGTAAGAGGCGGTTGCAACGTCAATTCTATCATTTGTTCTGCACGAAGTTTTTCTAACGGATTTCCTTCCTTCTTCTTTTTCTCCCATTTTGGAAGATATTGTTCTCTTTCCGCAACAATCTGGTTCCACGCCGTGATAAACCCCTTAAGCAGGTTTTCATGCGGGAGATTCTCACTGGCACATCCTTTCACTCCATGATTTTTACTTCTGTTATTACATTGCCAAAACTCTACTCCCCTGCTTTTCCAACTTTTCTTCCCACAAACTGCACCACACTTTCCACAGACTACCCTGCAAGAAAATGGGTTGACCTCCGAGCCATATCCATAGAAAGTCAATCCCAATTCCTGCATGTAGGAATCCCTTCTTTCCAATTCAAGTTGTACCGCTTCCCATTGTTCTTTTGGAATGATTGCTTCGTGGCTCTCTTTTACATAAAACTGCTCCACTTCCCCATGATTCTTTTTTACTTTCTTGGTAAGGAAATCTGCTGTATAAGTTTTTTGCAAAAGGGCATCACCCATATATTTTTCATTTTTTAAAATAGCCTTTACAGATGCACTTCTCCATTCTTCCCTGCCTGTACCAGTCTTGATATGATCCTCCATAAGCATTTTCGCAATAGCAGCCGGATTATAGCCATCCAAAAACTCCCGATAAATTCGCTTCACTATTTTTGCCTGTTCCTGATTTACAATCAGCTTCCCATCCTCACCTTTATCATATCCGAGAAATTTCGTACAGTCCACCTGCGGAATTCCCTTTTTAAACTTACTTCGTATGCCCCATTTGCAGTTCTCCGAAATATTTCTTGATTCGTCCTGAGCCAGCGAAGACAATATAGTAAACAATAATTCTCCTGATGCATCTAAAGTGTTGATATGCTCTTTTTCAAAAAATATTCCGATTCCAAGATTTTTTAACCTTCTGCTATATTCCAAACAATCCTGCGTGTTACGGGCAAATCTTGATATGGACTTTGTAATGACTAAGTCAATCTTCCCTTCTTCACAGTCACGAATCATACGTTTAAATTCCTCACGCTTTTTGGTATTTGTGCCTGAAATTCCCTCATCTGCATAAATGCCTGCCATCTGATATAATGGATTTTCCTGAATATATTTTGTGTAATACTCGACTTGATTTTCAAAACTGTTCAACTGTTCTTCCTGATCTGTAGAAACCCTGCAATATGCCGCTACCTGAAGGTTTCTCGTTTTCTGCTGACTCCTGCCACCCACTCTATAAGGCTGACTCGCTGGTATAACTGTAATGCTTCTCGCCATTTTTATCTTCCTTTCCCATAATATATATTTTGCCATCAGGCAGATTCCATCCCTTTATAATTTCATCTGGAATACGGACTCCCGGACATTTTGTCTGCCCCTTTCTTTTATAGCTCGAACATATCCATCTTACTGTTCCATGTGAAATATACCGTCCAAGCCTGCTTCCGCATCTTGCACAATACAATCGTCTATAGTACGGATAATTTTCCTCATTTAATTCTGGATATAAATCTTTGTGATTGAATTTTTTCTTTTTATGCTTATTCTTCCATGTCCTCTCACCTACATGCTTTAAATGTACCTCTCCATACTTATCTACGGTTTCTGAAAAATATCTGTTTCCTTCAATCTTCATTTTCCGTAAATCATTATCCAAAACGTGAATGCCTGTACAGAATTTTTTTGTCCCTCTCTTCTGTCCGGAGCAATCCCAAGAAAGCCGATGCCTATGACTGTACACCCGTGGCTTCAAAGGCCATCCGCATTTTGCACAAAAAATATGATTCATGTAAGGATAATTTTCTTCCGTGAATTCCTGAATCACAGAGTGTTCGGCTCTTTCTGCCCTCATGTCTTCCAGCTTCCGCTGTGCTTTTTCCCATATTTTTTCCGATACAATCGGCGGATGATTGTCTTTTGCATAGTACATGGCTTTTTCGCCGCGATTCTGCACTTGGTGTCTTTTCCCATCTATAAAAGTTTTCTGCATAAGAACATCACCTTTGTAAATTTCATTTTCCACAATGCGGAAAACGGTACTCGCTGTCCATTCTGCCCCCTGAACGGTCTGAATATTTCTTGCATTCAATACTCTTGCAATGTTCGTGCAGTTCACGCCCTGAATTACCAAATCATAAATTTCCCTGATAACGGACGCTTCTGGTTCTTTTGCCCTATATTCTCCATTTTCATCTTTTTCATATCCATAAGATCTTTCCAAATAGGCTACGACTTCTCCGTTCTCAATGCGGTGTAAATAAGCCATCTTGGAACTCTCACTTGCAGATTCACTTTCTGCTTGTGCAAATGCTGCCAATATGGTAAGCAGCAATTCCCCCGCTTCCGTAAGCGTATTGATGTTTTGTAGTTCAAAAAAAATACCGACATTTCGTTCCTTCAGCTCTCTGGAAGCCTTCAGAACGATTGCGGTATTTCTGGCAAACCGTGATACAGATTTTGTAATAATCAAATCAATCTTTCCATTTTTCGCATCCTGCATCATTTTCTGAAACTGAGGGCGGCTTTCCTTAAAACCGGAAATTCCAAAATCTGCATAAACACCTGCGAACTCATAAGCTGGATTGGACTGAATCATCTCTGTATAATGAGACACTTGATTTTCCAATGAATTTTCTTGCTCAGATGCTTCCGTGGATACTCTCGCATATGCACAGACTTTTAAACGTTTTTTCTCTTTTCCCATATCAGCTTTTCTGACTTCAATTTGCATACTGGTCTCCTCCCTTCTTTTTTTTGTAGTCTATATATCACTCTAACCCCCAAGAATAGCAAGTCTTTTTTCCGATACCGTTTGTTTTCTATGATGGGAAATAACGTAAAAAAATTCTGCCGGACAGCATTTTACCGCCCGGCAGAATTTTATAATCTCTTTACATAATCAAGTGAAATCCAGCCTGCACCGGATTTCAGTTTTCCCCATCCTTTATTGGAGCCTGTACCAGCTCGTTCTTCAGTAATAGTAAAAACTCCTTTTCCCGTAAATTTCCCAGTTTTTCCATAATTTGTCCCCGGACCTTTACGGATATTTAAATCCGTCGCGGTGACTTCCACTAAATATGGCGAAAAATCAGTTTTTGGATAAACCTGTTTTCCAGATGTATTAAACACGGCATATCCTTTGTTCGCATCTGCACACTTCTTCGCATTTTCCAGTTCATGAAATGCTCCTTTTTGTGAAACGGCATCTCCCCAAGATTTGCGGACACGATACATTTCCTTTGTTTCATCTGGCTTTACAGTCCCTCCCTGCATTTTTTCCTTTACATCTTTACGAAAAGTATTCATGGTATATCCCATTCCAAGACCGTTCCATAAGTGTTCTGGGTCTCCATGATTTGACGCAATACCTCTGGCATGCCCCTCCCTGTGGCTGATAATCACGCCATCGGCAGTTGGATTGAGACCGTAGAGTTTACAAAGATATGCAAACAGCTCCACCGCCGCTACATACGTTTTCTTCACAGAAGTCCTTGCCGCCGACAGATTCGAACAGGTAAAGCTAGAACCTCCTGTGTAACGGATGCTGGCAGGCTCACACATCTCTACACCGATATGGGTATTATTTCCACTTCCTTTTGGACCTGATGCGCAATGCCACCCCCTATGATTCCACGGAAGCGTCTGATATACCGTACCATCATTTCCGTCAATAAAGCCGTGTACGCAGGCTGTTCCATAAGATGGCGTATTCCAATTTTTAATAAACACCGATGCATTTGGCTGCGGACATCCCACGGAATGCAGCATTAATCCTTTTACCGTAATCTTTCTTCCTGCTGTATAGCATGGATTTTTAGTCATGATACTCTGTACTAACTTCATAGATTCCTCCATTTCCCGAAAAAAGCACCGTTTAATCACGGTGCTCTTCGTCATCCTCTTTTAACTGTTCCAACACATTCTTCAGCTTCTGTGGTACCGGAAGACCGATTCTTGTCACATTTTCCAAAATGGAAATTCCTTCATTAGATAAATAGAAGAAAATTACCGCTGTACGGACAACGCTTCCATCACAAATAATCTGTGTGTCCACGATATGCCCGACTGCTACCAGACAAAAAATCACGACTTTTTTCACGATTCCGTGAAAACCAACCTCACTGGAAACTTCTTTATTGATGACTGCTGCCATAAGTCCCGTGATATAATCCACCACCACAAAGACGATCAGGGCATACAAAAATCCATCAAAGCCTCCAAGAACTGCTCCGATTGCTCCTCCCATTGCTGCAAAAACATATTGCATGGTTGTTACAAATTGCTTCATAGTCTTTTCCTCTCTTTCTCCCTTTCGGGTATTAAAAAAACAGCCGATTGGCTGTCCTTTCCTTATGCTGTACGTTTCCACATATAGCAGACAATATATGGCTGTAAATTCGAATGGGAAGCTCCACCACCCGCTTTTGCGATTGTCCCCTTTGGTGTCAGGGAATGCGTATGACTTCCATCCGGCAATGTTCCTACCGTACATGTACAGGGAGTCTGTTCAATTCCGACATACCCGGTAAAAGGAATGTTTACAAGAACTTCCGCCGCTACAGCTCCATTTGCTGTACAAGCAATGGACTGTGTTTCATTTCCTAAAATAACCGAAAGACCACCTTTTCCATCACCACCAGCAGCACCCGGATCACCTTTTTCTCCATCATAAATTTTCGTAATGGTTACCGTATCATAAACATCCACATCATCTGTCAATAATTTAATCTGAGCTACATTATTAAAGAAAACGGAATGTGTCGGTTTAACCACCAACGTTCCACCAGTAATGCTACCATTATCAGAAGTAGTTGGATAATCCACCCAGTTTCCAGAACTATTTTTATGCTGCCATTTGCTGATAGACACTCCCTGTACCTGTGCGGTAAGTGTAGCCTGTGCCGCCCCTACCAAAGAAGAACCCGCATCGTATTTAAATACATGGGTATCTGCCGTCACGGATACCAACTTAGCATTTTGTGCATTCTTAACCAGCGTATAGGTAATATCTGAAGAAATGTTAACGGTGTTTTTTGTTTCTGAATCGTAGTAACTGATATAACAAATGTAAGTGATCATCCCCGAAGATGACGTAGCAAGATTATCCTTATTTACGGTAAGGATTCCTCCCGCCACGGTCTCTCCTGCGATCAATGCGCTTTCCGCCCCTGTTCCATCTTTTCGTTTCCAATTGATGGATAATCCTGACGCACCTAATGAAAGATTCGTCTGATCCAGAAAAATAACAGGAGTTAACTTCAGATTCGTGACCGCCCAGCTTGGAGCATAGGTATGTGGCAGCACGTTTGGATTTTCACTCTGCGTCTTCGGCAGATTGGACGTGATATACGCTGATAGTTTTCTTTGATCTGTAATGTCAACAAATGTCTGTTGACTGGAAGTTAAAATTGTAGCCATATAAAATTCCTCCTAAATCTTAATCTCACAATAAAAGGATGCATTATCCTGCACATCTTCTGTCGTGATTACAATCGATTTCCTTCCTGCATGAAGCCGATCCCAATCCGCATCTGTTTCCTCATTTCCAGAGTTACGATGCCAACAGAATGCAGACGCATCCAATGTATCCGTTATCTCTTTATCCCAAGAATATACCCGGCACCTTATGGTGCTTTTCTGCCCCCGGTCTTTGAAAATATTTACTCCCTCCACCAATAGTTCTGTCCGATACATCTTTGAAGATTGTATTTCTTCTACTTTCCCCGACATATCTTCCAATTTGGAATCTTGATCCATGATATCTTTTTCCAATGTATTCAGATTCCCATGTTGTTTCGCCGATAAGGAAGTCAGCGTTATACTGGACGCACCGATTGTAATGGTGTTTCCTGATGGATTCAGATAATCCCTTGTTTTACTCACGCAAAGATATCTTCCATCAATTCCATGTGGCGGAGACAAACAGTCCACGTATTGTCTGGCACGAATATCCATAATATCAACACCTGCATCCGATTCATCCACAATGGAAAGTTCCATACTTGTGATACCTTTTGCCAATTCTGCCACCCGGCTTTTCGCTTTTCTAAGAAGATTCCCCGGCTCGGTTACATCATCCCAAACTTCTACCGTCCAAATCCACCCTATCTCTTTTAAGGCTTTTTCATCATAAACATACTCTACTCCTTCATTTACGCCTGTAATGGTCACTCTTTTTCCAGTTTCCACTTCATTCCCGTCTTCATCAGTTTCTTTAATTTTTGCTCCAAGTGGAATCAAAACCGTGATTCTCTCCGTATGGTCCTGAGTAATTTTTACATCCAAAAGATTTTTCCCATACTCCACTTTTTGTAAAGAAAAGGCTGTGAAATCTTCTAGATAATCCAACATTTTCCCTTCTCGTGTATATCGTACCTGTAAGCAACCGCCATGCGTTTTCATCAGTTTCTCCTGTATTGCGTCCAATGTTACGGAATATTCAGAGCTGCTATAAGAAATATAATCATTGTTATCCTTCACAGTCACATTTCCTATATGAAACTGTTTCTTTTTTTCTACCCGCTTGTTATGCTCTGTCAGAAACAGTTCCAAAAGCCCCTTTAAATTTCCTTTATATGAATACGGCGGCTGCATGGAATCTTTCAGATATGCAAGTGCTGATTCACAAGTCCATGTATGAGTATTATAAAAATCAATCCCATCATCCAACGCCCTGCCTTCAAATACAGTATTCTCTCCTTTTTTACACACGATTTCAGAAGACATCGGTTTCATATCCTTCAGATACGGATGGTTATAAGGTGCAGACAATATCAAACTGTCAATGTTTTCTGCATCTTCTTTTACCTGTGCCTGAGTGATGGCAAGACGAGAAAAATGTGGATGGTAGAACAACTTTCCATCCACATAAACACGAAATAATTTCATAATCTCCCCTCCCGATAGCGGAATGTTGTGACACCCTCTCCCTTAACACTCAGGCGGTTTTCCCCTGCTCCAAGTTCCATTTCCGGGAACTCCCATGTTCCGGCACTTACGGATTTTTCATAGGTATCTTCTCCTATTCTCCAAGAAAATGCGGTCTCCCCTGTGGTGATCACTACCGGAACCACAGGCATAAAATCGTTTTGAAGTGTAACCGTGCCACTTCCAGAAATCACGGCTTCACTTTCCTTCACATGGTAAAAATAGGAATCTCCATCCGTACACTCCAACGTGATTGTGCCTTTTCTAAGCAGCGGATCATATACAGGGACAAACTCTACAGTCCCAAGTGCATATACATCGGTTTCTTCAGAACGGATTACCTTAATCAGCTTTCCAGCATATTGATTCACAAGTTCGGAAACCTTCTGATCATATTGCTTTCTGGTACCTAGCATTGACAAAACAATGGTAAAACTCCGTGGCTGATACGATACCCTTCCTAACGCTTCTGTATATCGGATTGGAGAATTTCTTCCCGGAACAACGATTGTATTCGTTTGGGACTGTGGTGTCGGAAAATCAATATTTTCCCGAATCCATCCCATCTCACGAACAGATTTTCCATTTAATTTCACATCAGGGATCATAAACTCAACCTCCTGTTCAACTTCTGTGCCTGTCCCAAACGACTGTCAATAGCCGGAAGCAGATGTCCCACCAATGTTCCATCTTCCAAATAAATGCCCTTACTGCTGTTATTGGCGATTACGGCAAGATACTGCTCCATTTTTCCTGTATTCATCCGACTTGATAAAATATGCTCTAACTGATCATAAAACCCTTTCAATGGAAGAACCGCTTCCTTACCTGCTTCTCCTCCTGCCATTAAGCTGCTTCCATTCATCCCAAAAACAGTAGGCTTGGTTAAAATACCACCTTCCTTATACCAATCAATGGAAAGATGCGGTACACTCGGAGGCGAAAGTGACAACTTTCCTGAAATCTTAAAATGTGGCAGCTTGATTTTAGGAAGTTCCAGTTTCATACCGGAAAAGAATCCTGTAATTTTATCTATGATTCCCTTCACCGCATTTTTTGCTGCTTCCACTGGTTTTATAATCGCATCTTTGATTCCATTCCAAACGGAAGTAGCTGTACTTTTAATCCCGTTGAAAATAGAAGTAACCGTGCTTTTCACGCCATTGAATACGGAACTGACCTTACTTTTTATGCCATCCACCACCGAAGAAATTACGGATTTGATTCCATTCCATATCGATGATGCCACGGATTTCACAGCATTAAATACTGTTGATACCGTAGTTTTTATGGTATTTAAAACAGATGAGACCTTACTGCTTATTGCATTCCATACTGTAGAAATCACATTTTTTATCGCTCCCATCACAGATGAGATTGTACTGGAAACTGCATGGATTGCAGATGACACTACAGATTTAATGCCCTCCCATACGGAAGAAACAATTCCTTTACAGTTCTCCCAAATCATCTGGAACGGTAACGTTATAATATCCACCGCACCCTGAATAATAGAGCCGAGCAGCATGACCGCCGTCTGTACCACATTACATATTCCTTCCCATACAGACTGCAAGTGCGTCCACAAATTTGAAAACCATGCTTTTAGGGAATCTACCATTGCACCAATTCCGGTACAGATGGTATTCCACAGCTCTCCGAACCATTGTGTAATCGCACCCCAATTTTGTATAATCGCAATAATTCCGGCAATCGCCGCTGCCACCGCTGCAATGACAGCAATAATAGGAAGCATTGAAACATTCAAAGCACCCATCGCCACGGAAATCGCTGCAATGACCGGAGTAAGGGCTGTGAATGCTGCCAACAATGTCCCTAAAATAATGACGAAATTTTGAACCGGTCCCGGTAATCTCTCAAACCATCCTCCAATCGTGGTAATCACGGATACCAATGGTGGAAGGATTGCATTTGCCAATTCCGCCAGTTTTTCTCCTAAAGGTACTAATGCCTGCTGTAATTTTCTTGTATTGGACTCCATCTGCTGCATCGGTGTTGTTGTCGCATCGAACATCCCCTGTGCAGAACCTTTTACACTCTCATAGGTGCTTCCGACAGAAGTCAGGGACGTAATGAATTTTAAGTTTCCATCTTCCGCCATTGTTCCAAACGCTAAAGCAGCAAGGTTTAACGCTTCCTGTTGATTCGTACAGTTTCCGATATCTGCCACGATAGAATCAATGACCTGCTTCTGTGTTGCCCCTCCATTCTGCCATGAAGTAAATAATTCCTGTGTTTTTGTAGAAAAAGAACCTATGGACTCTCCAAGTGTTCCATCCACAAGACGGGTAGTCACTTCATTGATGGCATCGTTTACCTTGTCAAGATTATACGCACCATTCTTCAAGCCATTGTCCAGCAATTGGAAATACTCCGATGCCGAATATCCCGCCTGAGAAAACTTTCCTGCATATTCACTCAGGTTATCTCCTAACTCATTCGTTTTATCCAAGCCATTCTGTGTGCCAACTACGATATAATCCATCGCTTCCTGTGCGGTTAAACCATACTGCTGCATTAAGGAATTCACACCACGAAGCGTTTCATTCATATCAATTCCATACAATTCGTCCAATGTAATGGCCTGCTGTGTCAAATTAGTAAGGTCTGTTTCACTCAGATCGCCCAAGTTCTTTTTTACCATAAGTACGGCATCTGCCACGCTGTCCATGCTTTCTCCAACGCCATCCGAATACACAGATTTAATAACATTTGCCGATTCTTCTGCTGCCTGTCCGGTTTCTCCAAAATACGCATTTACTTTTGTGACCGCATTCTCTGTTTCCGAATAAGCATCCATTGCTTTTGTTCCGATGTCCTGAATTTTATCTCCTACAGCAGAAAGCTGATCTGCAGTCTGCATCAAGGCAGCACCTTTTGTATTTTCTGCAATCTGCCCCACATCCTCGGCAGTATCCTGAGCCGCATCCCCTGCCTGCTTTAATTCTTCAATCAGATTACGGATAGCTTCTCCATCATCAACCGTATCTAACGCATCGGTCAATTGACGGATATCTGCTTTCCCGCCTGTTGCAGACTTTCCAATTTTCTCGATGGCTGTCTTCATTTGATCTGAATTGGCAGTTCCATTTTTAATCGCAGAAACTAATTTACTTCCAAGAACATCCGCATAATCATCCACTTGTGTTCCTGTCAAAGAAAATAATTTTTCCAATCTTGCCGTATTGGAAGAAAGACGGTCTTGTTCCGTTTGGAGAGAGGATAAATCATTTTTATACTGATTCAGCTTTCCTCGTGTTTCCTCTATCTCTCTTTGAAATGCCTGATATTTGTCCTGACCTATATCCCCCCTTTGAAAAGCTGCCGTAACCTGCTCCTGTGCAGATTCCAATACTTCCAATTTGTCACTTGTCTGACTGACCGCTTGCGACAGCAACTGCTGCTTCTGTGCCACCAATACAGTATTTGATGGATCGAGTTTCAACAATTTATTTACATCATTGAGGGCAGACTGTGTCTTAGTAATTGAAGAATTCACGCCGCGTAACGCTTTATCAAGACCTGTTGTATCTCCTCCGATTTCAACTGTAATTCCTTTAATCCTGTTTCCCATGTCTGCACCTCCTCCCAAAAAGACATAAAGAAAGCCCGGATTTCTCCGAGCATGAAAAAAGCACCGATTCTTTTCTGAACCGATGCACTTTCAATATATGTAATTATTCAGTTTCTACAGTTTCTTTTTCCTTGACTTTTTTTGATTTTTCCCTCCATTGCTTCAGATATGGTGTTACTTTATAAACTCCATATCCTGTAAGCAAAATTCCGGAAGCAACTAAACCTACTTTTCCAACTGTTTTCCAATTTTCTTTCTTCGTTAAAGCTTCTGCCAGTTCTTTCTCTACTTTTAATTTTTCTGCCTGTTTAGCAGCTTCTTTCGCTAAAAATTCTGCATTCGCTTTTTCTCTGGCCGCTTTTCTAACAGCAGCTCTTAATAGTTTACCTTCCTCTATTTCAGCCCTTACTTCTGAAACTAATTCCTTAGTTACCTCCAACACATCTTTTATGGAATCATCAAAAGTTCTGGTATTCCAATACCGATTGTAATATCCATAACCACCTGTTCCACGATGAAAATTTTTTGTTACTGCATAAGGCCTTCCTTTAATCGTTACATCATAATCGCCGGGTTCACCCATTAAATATCCCAGTTTTACCAACACACGGTTCATTTCTTCTCCTGATAAACCATATTCTTTTCCGAGTTCTGTTGCTGATAACTGCATTTTAACGTCTCCTTCTCATTTTAATCATCATATGGACAACGATCCTTACATTCAGGATATTCATCACTGTGTTCACATACATTGCAATATGACATGCTGCTTTCTCCATCAAAGTCTTCCATTTCTTCGTCACTAATTTCTTCCCAGCATCCACAGTTAGGACAAATAACCTTGTTTTCCTCCCACAAAAGATTCATTTCTGTTTCACATTCTGGACATTCATATCTCGCCATATCCAACCGCTCCTTTCCAAGACGTAATCAATTCTTTTCACTATTTTTCGCAAAATATTCTATAGCTTCGAATATAAACTGGCATCCCTTCTTTCCATATTGTTGTTCAAACATTAGTGCAGAACTTCCATCAATTAAAGCATTTCCAAACAAATCCCAAAATTTGATAGGTGAAAGTTTAACTCCTTGTTCAGCGTAAAATTCCCCAAAACATTCATATAACTGTTCCACCAAATCCTGTATAAATAAATCAGTTATTCCTAATGATTCACTCTCAAGTATAGCCGTACAGTACTTATGAATGCTTAATGACATCTCTATCTGAGTTTCATCCATATGTTGCATAAACTGTAGCATTTCATCCTCAGTCCACTCACTTTGTGGCTTCTCTGATAACCTTTCTATTAAGGCAGCGTACTCAGATACTTTAGGATCTACATTAACATTCCAATTTGCCTTAACAAACTGCAGAAAATCTTCGAATACCGTTTCTCCTAATCTATCCATTTTTATAGTGGGCATCCTTCCTGTAACCTTTATCATCCGTGCTACCCCAATTAGTTGCTCTATCTTTTCTTTTTCCTTTTCTAATTTCTTTATTTTTTTGTCGATCGAATCTCGGATAGGAGTATCTTCATCCAGTATCAATTCAGTAATTTCTTTAAAAGAATATTTTAATTCTACCAGTAATTTTATCTGCCAAATGCGCATTAAATCTTCATCACTATATTCACGAAAATCTGTCACGGAATTTCTTTCCGGCTTTACAAAGCCCTTTTTCTCATATGTTAATAGTGTTTTTCTAGTGATACCTATGTATTTTTCAATCCAATGTGTATTATAACTCATTGTTCCGCCTCCTCTTATACATAGATTATCAGAACGTCCCCGGGTACGGTCAAGTACTTTTTTCAATTTTATTTACAGAACATCAGTTTCTATCAGCTGATGTTCTATAAATAAAATACTAGAACTTGTCAAAATCTTCCTGACTGGCCAAACGCTTATATTTTACACTATCATTGGCTCTTTCTGTCCACATATCAATCACAAGACCAATCGTCAAAAAATCCAAATCTACAATTGAAATTCCTATTTCCGTACATCGCAGAAGGAACAGGGGCGTTGTCATCTCCCGCTCACTTCTGCCAAGCCTTTTTTTGCTTTGATATCCGTAGCCACATTGTCTCCCCATAATTCCAAAATTTGTGGCAGCACTTCATAAATAGAAAACATATCAAACTGATCGAGCCATTCTTCTATTGTAGAAGGTATACTGTTATCCGCATGATATGCCATGATATACGCCACATTTTCAAAAATTTCCAGATCATCAATCTGAAATTCTGCGCCATCTTTTTGTGTTCCAACATACGATTTTTCTAATTTACTCAAATCTTTAAAAATATCTCTTTTGAATTTTGCCCTGTATAATCGGGGAATTGTTGCTGAAGAACGAAAAGGAATCTTTTTTCCACAGATTTCTATTTCTCTTTTAATCATGCCATTCCGCCTCCTTCTTCCGTTGGTGTGTACACCGTTTTATACCATTCTTTATAGGTGGTCTCATCCGTAGTATCGCCTGTTCGTGCTTTTACCAATCCGTCAGACCGTGGATCTGCCGTAATAGACAAGGTCTCCGTTCCCGGTTCAATTGTATCTTCTTTTGTTTCAGATTCAATGGATGGTCGTGAAGCACTACAATTATAAAGGACGTGCCTGATTGCATTAATATCCCCATCAAATTCAAATAACAGGGCAAATTTTACACTTTCTGCAACGGAACTATTCTCTACCAACACTCCCTTTGCATCCAGCTTTTCTTGTAAAATTTCTGTTCTAAACCATTCTGGAATCAGCGCCATTTCTAAATCTCCGCTATAACCATTGTTTGTCACAGAACGGAAATATACGATTCCATCTGCATAAAACGGACTGGATTCTCCTTCTGCGTCCAGGCTGATACTGACAGCTCCCGGAATAGCCTTTGGTACACCATATTCAAATTTTGTACTTCCCCCTTCTTCCTTTTCTGTCAGCTTTGCCGCATGAACATTTTTCAAATTAAACTTTACTTTATTTCCCATTGCTATACCTCCAATTCGTACAACACTTCATACAATTTTTCTGATTTGATATATGTTTCTGTTTTGTTATAGAAAATCCCCTGTGCATCCAAAATCTTCTCCAATTTTTCTTCAAGTGCAAGATCTTTTTTATCTGTGTATAGTTCCACATCTAATTGCTTTACTTTAAAATACACCATTCCATCTGCGGAGAAATTATGACTACCCGGAGTCAAATAAATTAAAAATGGCGGTTCTGGAGATTCTCCTTCTGCAAAGTGATGATATGCAATAGGAATTCCAAGACCACCTAATAACTTCATAATATTTTTTAATTCCATCATTTCAATCCCTTCACGATCTTATCTTCAAGCTGTGATATGGCATAGGATTCCGCTGGTGCAATATGCACTTTTGCTTCTACCCTGCCCCCTCCTCGCTTTGCATGGCCTTTCTCCAATAAATGAGTTAGTCCGGGTTTGCTGCGATTATAAACGACAACCTCTGTTTTACTTGCAGAATCTTTCATCTTTTTCGCAGTCCACCCTTTCTTGTACCCACCACTATCTGTGGGAGAAGCAGATTGTACCATTTTCTTTGTTTCTTCAGAAACTGTATTGACCGCCTGCTTTACAACATCATCTGTCACTTCTTTATACTCTTTCAAAGCATTCATGATCTCTGATGCCATTTGATTAGATGTCACCCGTCTGCTCATTCTTTCCACCTCGTATCTCCCGAACTGCTGTCAGTTTTAATTTTTTATGCGTAAACTGCACATCATCCACACAAATGATGTTATAAACCTCATTATCAAACAAAATCCGATATTGTTTTTTATTGATTTCTCTCAATTTTTCACACCAGCGTAATATAAACACCAATGTATCTTCCGATAGCGTTTCTATATCCGTAACATTTTCTTTTCCAGACGCAAGATTTACATAAGCAAAACATGAATAAAATTTCTCCCAATGAGACTGGTGGTTTCCGATTTCGTCTGTGTGTAATATATGCTTTTGAAGAATAATCCGTTGTCGCATTGAACCAATATCCATCAGAACACCTCCTCACGATTGGAAGAAAGAATATTTTTCAATGTAGGAATCATTTTTTCCGTTTCTTCATTCGTGCCACGGTTTTCAAACATCACACCCACCGCATATAGTACAGCAGTTTTTACGGCAGCATTCTCTGGCAGAATATCACGCCGTATAATATCTCTACACAGTATTTCGGAAGAATCGATCAGCGTTTGAATCAGGGTGTCTTCATCCTCATATTCCACCTTCAAATATTCTTTCGCTTCTTCTAGTGTAATCAGCATGTAGACACCCCTCTTTCTTATCTCGTTTCTTTCAGTTTCATCGTTTTTACTGCTTCTGGAAGAATTAATTTCCCATCTACCCTCTGGCTCGCAAGGAAACCAACCTGTCCGGTTGCCGCAAATAACTCATTCAGGCGTTTAAAAGAACGTCCCTGCCTGTCCGCAATCCAGTAATAGGAAAAATCTCCAAATGCCATGATCTTCTGTCCGGCTGCAATTTCCGGTACAAATGAAGACGTAAAATATGGTCGGTTCAAAATCATGTCCGGCACTCCCGCCTGCACGGACGGCTGCCAAATATAATTCCCGTTCCCATCTTTTAATTTACGCAACGCTTTTACGGTGCTGTCATTGAGCATCCATACCGCTTTTTTACGATATGGGGAACGCAGAGAATAAAATAAATCCATAACATCGTCAAACGTAATGCTTGCGCCTGCGGTCGTGACTCCATCAGAAGCTCCGCCTGTAGCATTAAAGATTCCTGTCGGTTTTCCCTTGCCATCTCCGGTAAAAAATGCTTCTTCTTCCTTCGTTCCGATTCTTCGTCCAAATTCTTTAGAAATATAGGCTTCCAAATTAAACACGTTATCGTTTAACAACTCATCCGAAACTTTAATCATGGTCGCAACCTTATATGCACTAATGGAAATCTGTCCAAAGCTGTCATCAGATTCTGGATATGCCGCTTCTTCATCAATCCACTTTGCTTCTCCTTTGGATGCCACGATAGGAATTTTACGATCTCCGCTGGAGGTCTGAATCACGGTTGCCAGACTTCGGAAAAAGTTTTCTTCTTCCAACGCTTCCACCAGAGTTCTTTCATATTCATCGGGAACCAAATAACCTCCTTCTGAATCTGTTCCAACCTGAAGAGCATTCTGAATATCAAGATAATTTTTCTTTCTCATCGCATTCCAAAATGCAGTTTTATAAACCGCTGAGGCTCTTCCTGTTTTTTCTTCTCCCCCATTGCCTTTCCCCGGCTGATTTGTGATTGGATGACTAGTAGGCTTATTCAGTTCTGCATCAATAGCTGCCTGTCTTTCTAAACGCTCGATCTCTTTTCCAAGATTAACCACATCCGCTTCCATACGGTCATAAGTGGCCGTATCTTCTGCTGAAAGCAACCCGTCCGTTCCTCGTTTAGATTCTAAAAATGCCTTTGCTGCCTCCCACGCTTTTGCTCTTTTCTCTCTTAATGCTAAAATCTGATTCATATTAAAAATCCTCCTCTTTTAATGTGCCAAGAGACTAAGTCTCTTTTCTAACTGTTCAATGGGTGTCTTTTTTTCTGGTTTGGGAATCAGTTTTGACATCAGCGAATTCGTCACCGCTTTTCGTGAAAACATCACTGCTTCCATTTCCAACTCTTTTTCTTCTTCCCCTTCTGGTTCCTCTTTAGAAAAAAGGAGCTTATCTGCAAAGCCAAGTTCTACAGCTTTCTTTGCATTGAACCAGCTTTCCGCATCCATCAAATGTGAAATCCTCGATCTTGATAGTCCCGTTTTAATTTCATAAGCATTCATAATGGATTCCTTTACTTCATCCAACATGTCGATTGCCTTTTTCATTTCTGAAGAATCACCGATAGCAATGGTCGCAGGATTATGAATCATCATCATCGCCACAGGAGACATCTGTACTTCCGTTCCCGCCATTGCAATCACGGATGCTGCTGAAGCAGCCAGCCCATCAATTTTCACAGTCACATTCCCTTTGTAGTCCATCAACATGTTATAAATCTGTGCTGCTGCGAATACATCTCCTCCCGGACTATTGATCCATACCGTGATATCTCCTTCTCCATCTTGTAATTCTTCTTTGAACATTTTGGGAGTCACTTCATCTCCGTACCATGTTTCATCGGAAATCTCTCCGTTTAGAAACAGGGTTCTGCTCTCATCATTTTCATTTCTTACCCAGTTCCAAAACTTCCGTTTCATCCTGTCCCTCCTTTTACGACTGTGTTTTAAGCACACAAAAAGGACCACAACCAGATACTCTGTTTCTGATTATCGTCCTTAAAACACACTTTATTATTTTTGATATTTTCATCTAATTTTGGATTTATCCTCCACTTTCAAAAGAAAAAGCCTTCTATTTTTTGTTATATTCCGCTTGTTCTGCTTCAATTCTCCACTTTCATGGGATCTTCTGCTTTTTACTCTTGTCACCAAACAGTAGCATATTGTTCCACTACGCAACATAGTGTTGCTCAACTCCAGTTGAGCATAAATTTTTTAAACCTGTGGCATATTACCTCCTGCCTTTCCTGCAAAGGCTCCTGCATCTGCCAGCTTTGTCATGCTTCCATTCACAAGATATAAATCTCCTCCGTCTTCTTCTGGAATTGGATTCTGATCTTCCATTTCTCGGATATCATTTGCTGACAGCCATCCATTCTGCCGGCCTACGGCGTACCCATTCATTCGGCTGGCATAGTCCCCCCGCAATAATCCATCCACATTTAGTTTTATAAAATACTCATTCTTTTCCTGTGGCAATAACAATGCTTTCTGCAAAGCCTGTTCCCACCTGACTACCCACGGATCTAATGTGTATTTCACAAACTCCAAAGACTGCTGCTCTATGTTAGAAAAACTGGATTTCTCCAAGTCCCCTACCATATGTGGAGGAATCCGATACATCCTTGCAATCTCATTGATTTGAAATTTCCTTGTCTCCAAAAACTGTGCCTCTTCCGGCGGAATCCCTATCTGCTGATATTTCATTCCTTCTTCCAGAACAGCCACTTTTCCTGCATTTCTTGAACCCCCATACACCTTATGCCAGCTATCCCTTACCTTTGCGGGATCTTTCAGAACGCCCGGATGTTCCAAAACACCACCCGGTGTTGCTCCATTTGCAAAAAACGATGCACCGTATTCTTCACAGGCAAGTGTCATCCCTACTGCATTTTTAGCCATAGCAATCGGAGAATATCCCACTAAACCATCAAATCCTAATCCCGGTATATGCAGCACATCTTCCCTGCGAAGATAGATCCGTCCATAATCCTTAAAATTGGGATTCTCTTCTGTGTTCCGTGTGTAAATATAATAAAGTTCTCCATTTTCCGCACGGTCAACTTCCATTTTATCCGGCAGAAGCGGATACAATCCTAATACCTGCCCTCTTCCATCACGGATGATCTGCGCATAGGCATTTCCCCATATCAGTAAATGGCTCATCAAGACTTCCCGGAATACGAAAGATGTCATTTCTTCATTTGGTTCATCGTGAAGAATATGATAAAGCGGATGGTCAAATACTCTTTCTTTTCCTTTATCCGTATAACGATACAAGTGAAGGGGAAGAGAAGCTATTGCTTCTGCAAGAATTCTGACACAGGAATATACTGCTGTTGTCTGCATGGCGGTTCTTTCATTTACGGAAATACCGCTTGTGCTTCTTCCAAATAAAAAAGATACTCCTGAATTATAACTATTTGTCGGTTTGTCCCTTGCTCCCCTTAAACCAAATAATTCCCGTAATCCCATACTCTGCCTCCTGTTTTATCAAAATGAAATAATGCCACGCTCATCATATACACTTCCTGTTGTGCCTTCATTACGGATTGCACGATCAAGTGCCATAACTGTTGCGACTGCCCCATCTATTTTTTCTGTAGATTTTTCCTTATCCATCTTAATATTTCCTGCTGGATCTTGACGGACAAAAACATTATCCATCATCCATCTGAGAACCGGATGACCGCCATGTGCCAGTTTTTTCTCCAATGTCAGCTTCATTAATTCTTTCGTTGGCGGACTCATATCTTTATATCCCTGCCCGAAAGGTACGACAGTAAACCCCATACCCTCAAGATTTTGTACCATCTGAACTGCTCCCCAACGGTCAAATGCGATTTCCAAAATATGATATTTCATTCCCAAATCCTCGATGAATTTTTCAATGAAACCATAATGAATCACATTTCCTTCCGTCATCTGAAGATGTCCCTGCTTTTCCCACACGTCATAAGGAACGTGATCTCTCCTCACACGAAGTTGTAAATTTTCTTCCGGTATCCAAAAAAATGGCAGTATGCTATATTTTTCTTCCTCCGTTCTCGGCGGAAACACTAAAACAAACGCTGTAATGTCCGAAGTACTGGAAAGGTCAAGTCCGGCATAACATTCTCTTCCAAGCAGACTATCTTGATCTACTTCAAAGTCACATTCATCCCACCGATCCATAGGCATCCATCTGGTAGATTGTTTTACCCATTGATTCAATCGGAGCTGCCGGAAAATATTTTCTTCTGCCGGATTTTCTTTCGCACTCTGATAAGCATTCTGCACTTTTTCCAATGCTATCGTATGCCCCAAAGACGGATTTGCCTTATACCAGCTTTCTTCACTTCCCCAGTCATCATCGTCCGCAATACCATAAATCACGGGATAAAAAGTCGGATCAATCTTTCTTCCCATAAGAATGTCTTCTGCCTTTTGGTGCTGTTCAAAACAAATGGAATTGCGATCCGTTCCGGCGGTCGTAATCAAAAAATACAATGGCTGTGTTCTTGCATCACCTGAACCTTTTGTCATGACATCGAATAACTCCCGATTCGGCTGCGCATGAAGTTCATCAAAAATTACTGCGTGTACATTCAAGCCGTGCTTGGTATATGCTTCAGCAGAAAGTACCTGATAGAAACTGTTTGTCGGCTGATATACTAACCGCTTTACAGACATGATTGGCTTAATTCTTTTCTTCAGAGCCGGACATTGATCCACCATATCAACTGCCACATCAAATACGATCGAAGCCTGCTGACGGTCAGAAGCACATCCGTAGACTTCCGCACCCCATTCTCCGTCACCACAGGTCATCAGCAGAGCCACCGCAGCAGCCAGTTCTGATTTTCCATTTTTCTTTGGAATCTCCACATATGCAGTATTATATTGACGATAGCCATTTTTTTTTACCGTTCCAAAAATATCACGGATGATTTTATCCTGCCACGGAAGCAGCTCAAACGGGACACCTCTCCATTGCCCTTTCGTGTGTTTCAAACAATTAATAAAATTTACGGCATGATCCGCTTTTGTTTGATCATACACTATCCACCACCTCCCTTTATCAGCAGAAGTTCCATTGCATCGCTTTCTTTATCATCACCATTGTCCGTAACAATCCTGCTTCTTGCAGAAGGTGTCAGTCCAAACTGCTCACAGAATTTATTCATGATTTTCAGATAGGTCTGAGCAATGGACACCTGTGGAACCTGCTGCCAATAACCGGATGGTGTCTTTACGATTGTTCCATGCTGAGTAATAAATTCCTCCGCTTCTTTCCATCGCGCATACGCCTGACAGTAACCTGCAAAAGCAGCCATATCAATTTCTGTCAGAATACCCAACTGCTCCATCTGTTTTGCCATCCGCTTCCATTCCTTCTTTGCCTCATCTTCCAGCCACGCAGGACATCTCGGTGCTTTCTTCACAGGCTTCGGCTCGTTTGTATTCAGACTTCTTTTCCCCGGATTGCCTTCCAATACTTTTACTGCCGTAGGCTTAGGTTTTCTTCCTCTCTGTGCCATTGCTCTCACCTCCTTCCAAAACATCACTAAAAAAAGACCTCCGAAGAAGTCTTTTTTATCTCAGCACCTTTCGTTTTTACTTGAAAAGTTCATCGATTTTTACTTTTGCTGCTTTCACAGCATTGTAATCATAAAAATATGAATCTTCACTTGTAATTATTTTCCCATTGTCCGGCGGGGTAATAATAAAATCATATCCTGTAGTTTCACTATTCCAAGCGATTGTAATTTGATACCCTCTGTATGTTTCTCCCATAATAATTCTCCTGTTCTTTTTGTACACACATGTTACCTCTGACTCTTGTTTATATCCAGCAATATCCGTACCACAATCTGCACAAATTTTCTTTAGACGTCTTCTCCATCCGTACAAAAGTCCAATCCCATTTTTAACTCATTATATATCTTCATGTATCGGCTCTGTTCACTCCCTTCGCTCCCCAAAATTGCCTGAAAGAAAAATTCTTCTGCTTTCTCCCTCGAATACCACTCCTCTGTCTTTCCATAGCAAACGGTTCTGACTAGGGGTATCTTTTTTACACAATCCTCTCCATAAACCACATTCAGCCCTGATCCATTATCCCAATGCATCAGAAGGGATGCCGTGTCATCCACTCCGAGAACGGTGCCTGTCATGCCAACTGGCGGTGCCTGTTTATCATGCATTCTTACAAGTTCTACTCTCGTACCGACTGGATATTCTTTGCGAATATGCTCCACAATTTTTCTATTCGGAAATACCATGCTGCACCTCCTCGATTGAATTTTTCAAAGCCTGCTCCAGAACATCTCCCTCAAACCCAAACTTTTCATATGCCTGTTCCAAAATCCGATAATATCCTGCACTTGGCACTCCTATTTTCCTTTGTTCATCCATGATATATACCATCGCACGTTTCATTTTCCCCTTGATTTGGACCTCTAGCATCTTCTTATAATAAAAATTCGGATATCCTTCATAATAGTCAAGTCTTCTTTCATCCATTTGACCGATTTCCCAAACCAATACCGGAACGATACTTCCCTCCTTTGGTTCTATCGTAGCATACGAACCTGTTCGAGAACCTTTGAACATTAACTCATACCCTTCCACGATTGCTGTTCCTACTAAAGTTGCAGTCGGGCATCGGAATGCCATCTGCTCCTCATCCATGTTACTGCCATAGGCAATATACAACTTCTTCATATTTGCTTCATCCTTTCTCTGTTGATAGTGAGGTCTCCCTCCTACCACCTCAAGACGGTCTCTCGACCGCCATTGGTGGGGCTGTGCCTATTCCCTTCAAGCAGCATGTCTCCATGCAGAATTTCCTTCCAAATGTTTCAGAAAATGAAGCCTGCAGGTTTTGAATTCATCCCCGTTTAATCCCAACCGGAGCATCCAACACCGAAATGCGTATTTTTCATTATCTGTAACTGTTCTTCTGGCACTCGCTTTCTTTTGCGTCAATGCCTGATGGCTGACTGCAAGGCAGAATTGTATGTATGCTTTGATTTCCCCTGCATGCGTCGTGCTGTTAAACAATCGGAACTCTACCGTTCCTTTTGTGAATGTCGCATGAAGATTTAAACCGTGATATCTGGTATCGTTGTAATGGTCTGTCCTTCTTCTATGACTCCCCTCATACCAGATGTCCTTTAATTCTTCCATTGTTTTGGGTTTTCTTTTATTAATCGTTTGAATCAACTGTTCATTTGTCTTTTTACACCATCGAAGCCTAGCCGGATCAATTTGTAAAGCTTTATATAAAATGTCCTCTTTGCTGGCGATGATATTTACCAGATTGCGTAAAGTCTGAGGTGTATATCTGCTTGCATCCACGTGGATATGAATGCCGCATTGGTCACTTGCGAATGCCCCCTTATGCCGAAGCTGACGAACAATTTCCTGCAAATCTTCCAAGTCTTCATATTCTAAAATCGGACTAACAATTTCACATTTATATTCTTCCGAGGCAGGCTCCCTTCTTCCACCCTTTTTTCTCTGTGCAATAATACTGGAGTCAAATGTTGCTTTCCACGTTCTTCCTTTACGGTCTTTTGCCCCGTAAGTTTGATAATACGTCCCGATATAAAATTTCTCTGTTCCGAAATATTCTGCGATAACATCTGCTGCTTTTTTTCTGGTGATTCCGGTTAATTCAATTTCAATCCCGAACTTCTGTGTTTTCATTTTGTTGCGCCTCCTATGTGTTTTTTTCGTAGTCTATATATCACTCTAAAAGCACATATTATCCAGTCATTTCAAACAATAATGTACACAAAAATTCGGAAAAGAAATTGTGTATTTTACAGAAAACTATTCCTGTGTTACTTTCCGTTCAGCGGCTCTCTGCCGATTGCGCTCTTTTGCACGTTCCTTTTCTTCTTCCGTCCGAAAAGCCGTGTTCCCTTTCAGATTCTTCAAAAGGAGATCCCTTGTTTTCTTTCCGCCTTTTCCTCCAAGTCCTAGACGAATCAACCAGATGCGCATATAATATTTTTCATTTGCCTCAATTGTCTCCGCAGGATTAATCCATTTCATCTCTTTTGCACGTTCTGCCATCATGCAGGTTAATTCCGCAAAAGAAATTGTACTTTCTGCTTCCATCGGAAATCCGTTAAAAACAATCTTATCAGCCACAAACTCTAGCCCAAAGCAATGTACTTTTTCTTCTTCAAAAATCTCCATTACCCTGTTCATATCCGCATCTTTTTCTTCTGATAATCTCTCAATCAGACGTTCACTCATGTGCAGCACTTCTGTACCGACAGCCCGCTTCAAAAGATACTGTTTACTATGAATCATAAAAATAAGATTTCGGATGCTCTCGGCGGTATGACCTTCTATTGGAATCTGTAAATTTAATTCCTCCTGATTATTTTCAATGAATCCCCTTCGCTGCAGTTCTTTCTGAAGCATTTCGCCATCCTCTGTTTCAATGTTTCCATCACGATCCACAATTGCACCCCCTATCTGGTATCCAAAACTTGGTGGTCCTAAATATTTTGAAGGTTCTCCCAATATTTCTGCCATCGCTTTTACCAATTCTTTTCTGTTTTCACATATCGTTTCAATTCTCATGTATGCAGTCTCCCTTCTTTTTTGGTACTACATACATCACTCTAAACGCCCACAAAGTCAAGCATTTTAACCATCTTTCTGACTTTCAGGAAGGCACATCGCCAATGCATACGCAACTGTCGCTGTTACGGCATTTCCCGCTTGCTTATACAACTGTGAATCAGAATTCACGGAAGCAGCGCGCTCGTATAATTCATCTGGAAATCCCTGCAATCGAAAGCATTCTTTTGGTGTCAATCTCCGAATTCTTCCACACCTCATCAATGTCCCCATCTGACATCCGGTATCTAATGTCTGTGAACACCCTTTTCCGACTCTTCCACGGCGGGTATCGCTATTCGGATACGCAAGTACAATTCCATCTCCCAGATGTGCTTCTTCATATCCAGTTTTGGTTGCGTTTTTCACTTTCACGGATTTAACGGGTTTCTCACAAAAATACACACCGTGTCGATCTTGGGAAGTCAGCGTAAACATTGGCTCTCCATCTTCTTTCATTCGTCTTCCATTCTGACGTTTTTCCATCCGCTCTGGTGTCAAAACAGGATGCACTTCCATAACCGCAGAATTCATTGCCGTATGATTTACCATTCCCGCTGTGTATCTTGCTGTCAAACATCTTGCAGTATCCGTAATCTTCGGTGCAACTTTGCTTTGATCTATAAAATAAAGTCCCGTCTTCGCTCCCATTCCTCCCGCATTTCCAATCAATGTAGTAGAAACTCCCTGAGAATCATATACTCGGTATCCCTGCATTCCGCCTATAATCTGGTTAAGAGCTGCTTTGTTTTTTCCTCTGAGAGATAATATTTCTCGTCTACCTCTGCTTCTAAGATTTGCGATAATGAACACGCGCTCTCTGTTTTGTGGAACTCCGTAGTCTTTTGAGTTAAGCACCTGCCAGCGACAGTCATACCCTGCTTCTCCCATTTCAGACAAAACCGTGGCAAAATCGAATCCTGCATTAATTGATAGCAGGTTCTTAACGTTTTCAACAAAAAGGTATGTGGGCTTATCACTTTCTTCTTTGCCTTTGAGGAGATCAATAATGTTAAAATATATTCCACTTCTTTTTCCGACCAGTCCCCGCTGCTTTCCTGCGACTGAAATATCCTGACAGGGGAATCCAAAGCACCAGATGTCTGCTCTTGGCACATCGGATGGTTTAAGTTTTGTAACATCATTCGCTTTCCACTCTCCTTCCGTATCATACATTGCTTCGTATGAAGCCCTTGCAAATTTATCATATTCACAATATCCCACACACTTATGGCCGGCAGATTCCAAACCTAAACGGAATCCTCCAATGCCTGAGCATAAATCAAGGAAGGTCAACTGCGTCATGCGTGTCACCTTCCTTCATTAGCTCTGAATATTTTATTTTCTTCCCATCCCGTATTACATATACGTCTTCTGCACTTCCCACAAATTCCATATAACGATGTACTATCACATCTGCATATTTTTCATCCAGTTCTATCGTCCTGCAAATACGCCCTGTCTGTTCACAGGCAATCATCGTAGAACCGCTTCCACCAAACGGATCTAAGACAATGCAATTACTCATACTGGAGTTACGGATTGGATATGCCACCAGTTCCACAGGTTTCATAGTCGGATGCATATCATTTTTCTTCGGACGGTCATATTCCCATATGGTGGACTGCTTTCTGTCTGAATACCACATATGCTTTCCACCCAACTTCCATCCAAATAAAATCGGCTCATGCTGCCATTGATAAGGACTTCTTCCTAAAACCAATGACTGCTTTTTCCAAATGCATGTACCGGAAAGATAAAATCCTGCTGCTTTAAACGCCCTGCGAAAGTTTAATCCCTCGGTATCCGCATGGAACACATAAATGGAAGCATCACGTTCCATGTTCTGTTCCATATTCACGAATGCGGCAAACAGAAAATTATAAAATTTATCATCTTCCAAATTATCATTTTGGATTTTCCCCGCACTGCCTTCATAATTTACATTATATGGCGGATCAGTTACTACAAGATTGGCTTTCTTTCCTTCCATAAGTTTTTCATAAGTCTCAGGTAAAGTGGAATCCCCACACACCAGTCGGTGCATTCCAAGCATCCACACATCTCCCTGCTTTGTCATGGCGGGTTTCTTCAACTCAGCATCCACATCAAAATCATCTTCTTTGATTTTTTTATCATGAACCTTATTAAATAACTGCTCAATTTCCGGTGGCTCAAATCCGGTAAAACCAACATCAAAGTCTGATTTTTGTAAATCTTCAATCAAGTCCGCCAATAGTTCTTGATTCCATTCTCCTGTAATTTTATTTAGGGCAATATTCAGCGCTTTCTCTTTTGTTTTATCAATTTCAATGACAATACAATCAATTTCATCATACCCTAATGTTTGAAGAACCGTGGCTCTCTGGTGTCCACCGATAATCGTCATATCTGAATTCACAATAATCGGCTCAACATATCCGAACTCCGTAATACTGTTTTTTATTTTTTCAAATTCCTTATCTCCCGGCTTGAGTTTCTTTCTCGGATTATATGATGCCGGAACCAAATCCTTAATCCGCAGCTTTCTGAACTCCATCTTCCAATCCCTCCCAAAATCGTGCTTTTATATAACAGTCATGACTGCAATACTTTCTATTCTTATTTCCATAACTCGTAAATTCTTTTCCGCATCTCGCACAGGTCATGGTATAAATTGCCGTGTCTTTCCGATGCAGTTTTTCTGGGTGTGCTTTCCACCATTCCCGTCTGCACTTATCTGAGCAAAACTTCTTTGGTCTACCTGTAGATGGTTGTATCAATTCTGCTCCACAATACAAACACGCCTTTCCTAACATCATCTGTTCCTGAATGTTTTTTGTAAGCGCAGAAGCATATCCATCCATACCATGCGACCGACAATAGTTCCTCACAATGTCACGAGACAGCCCTACCACGGAAGCGATGGCACGATAGCCAACTCCCTGCGTCCGCATTTTCCTAATCTGTTCGGCTTGTAATTCTGTCATGCCTCTCACCATCCTTCCTGTTTCCAGACATAAAAACAGGTCAAAATGCATCCGTTTTTACTGCATTTTGACCCTTATAATTCCTATTTTTCCTAACTTTTTAACGAAATACTCATACCCCATTTTGCGAATAACTGCTTGTTTTACAACACCTTCTGCGAAAACTCTTGTCCTCTTTTCCTATCCCCCTTGTTTAATTCTGCGAAAATTCACGTTTGAGGGGGCGGCGGTCAATGTTCAACAAATTTGTAGAGATTTGATACCCCCCACCATTGTCTAGTATTTCCAATCAATATCGATATTCCTGATACCGATCTTCCGTCATGGTTTTTACATCATGATGATGTTTGCATAAAGGCTGCCAATTCTCTTCATCCCAAAAGAGGATTGGATCACCACGATGTGGTTTAATGTGATCCACAATTGTTGCTCTCACATATTTTCCTTCTTCCTCACATTTACAACACAACGGATGTTCTTTTAAGAATCTTTTTCTCGCCCGCTGCCACTTACTGTTATAACCACGTCCCGATGCACTTTTCCGTTCTCCACGATGTAGTGCTTCATGTTCTTCACAATACCTTCCCTCTGTCAATTTAGGACAATCGGGATGACAGCACGGTTTCATTGGTTTTCTCGGCATACTAATTACCCCTTTCCTTTATGTACGCAGCGTGGGAAAGGATGGAAAGCCACGCTCCGACAGAAAAAAAGACCAAAAGCAAAATGCTTTCAGTCCCGTTTCTTTTTTCCGCATCTTAAGAATAACACAAAAGAAAAGTAATGTCAGTCTACTCTTAGTCTACTTTCAGTCTACCAATCTAATACTGTTTTTTGTTCTAATATGGCGGAGGGGAATGAGCCCCTCTTTACAATCGCCCATGCATGGTTACAGGTTACGCCATCTGTCCACCCGTGTAGCTTTGTAGCCATGCGCATACAGCACGGGGGATTTTTCCATTACAACACTTCTTTCAAACGAATATAAGTTTCTGTCAATATCTTCCGAAAATCTCGTTCCTTTTCTATTTCATTTCCCGGTTCATCCACATTTATAATACAACAGTCAGGTATTGTTTCAGAAAATATCTTATAAAAAGAAGTTTCTATAATCAAATGACAATACTGTGAATAAAAAGGCTCTGCCATAGCTTCATATTCCTCTTTTGTAATTTCTCCATCTAAATATTCCCGTATTTGCCCTAAAAGTATTCTTTTAACTTTTTCTTGATTCATATTCTTTCTCTTTCTTTATGGATGACATCTTTTACAAGGTTCATATCCCTGTTGAATTAGTTCATCTCTTGTACCCGTAAACTCTCCTTTATTACTCTCGTTCATTTGATTTAAACTGGAACAACTTGGTAAATGAAATTTCTTTGTATTAGTGTTCAACACATAAGAAGACTCTGTCTTCTGCTCATTTTCCGCTTCTATATTGCCTTCCGTACTTCCTGTTGAAGAACCGCCATCATTGGAAAGCTGACTTTCTCCCGTAGCGTAGTCAATGGAAACGCCCGGTTGTACATTGTAGCAATATACATTAAAAAGAATTCCTTCTCCGTTATCTTCCACGGACTTTGCTTCCATCTGCACACCGCTTACGACCAGATTATCCCCTTCATAAATTGGTGTTACCCGATACAACACATGGTTTCCAGTTTCTTTTATGTAATCTGCCACCATATTTTCAAATGGCAGCATTCCTTCCACGTTTAAATATCTGGTTCCTGTAATCAGGTTCTTTGTATTTGCATTCTCAGCAGTTAATTGAAATCCAATCAAATGACAGCGGTTATAAAGGTACTTTCCATCGACACAGTCATATTTTACAGTATGCCATCCAGAAGGCTTGACCTGACCAATAGAACCTCTGTCTTCTGTCGGCATCAAATCCTGACCGATATTGGCATAGGCTATACCGCATCTTCCCAATGAATCCAAATCACTATAGGTTTCAAATGATTCCGTTTTTAATTCTGAATCTGTAAAGTTTGGAATATTATTTGCAATCGTGACATAGGCTTCTCCAGAATACTCCGGTATTTCGCCTATATTCATTGTCGGTTCGCTTTCATCTATAATTTCCCAATCTTCTTGTTCCACGGTTTCCTGTTGTTGCTCTGTAACTGTCTGATCTTTCGATGGCTGTGATTCTTCCTGAACATCTGCACCACATCCACTAAGCATCAGCATCAGAGCCATAAAAATCGGAATCCATCTTTTTTTCCACTTATTCATGCTCATATACCTCCAACGTTATTTTCTCATGAGAGTTTCCTGAAAATTCTTCCACACCTTTCAGTTTCCAACTTCCATCATTCACATCAATAGTAAAGAAGAAATCTCCCGGATATCTGCGATTCCATTTACACAATATTATTTTTTCAATCTTATCACGGAAATTCTCGATCTCCAAATTTTCAACGAAGCAGTAATCCTTTTCTCCTGCTTTCTCCAAAAAGTCCTCTGCTTCCTGAATCTGTTCTGTAGATTCAAAATCCACAAATTGTTTATGCGAATACGCATTCATCCACAGCTTTCCATTTTTTGTCATGGAAAGTATCCGTTCCCTCAATCGTTTATCTTGACTCTGTCTCCGATGATTAAATGTCATGCCATTCCTGTCATCTACCGCAACAATTAAAATCATATTCTCTACACCTTCTCTCCCGGCATCTGAAGTTTCAGCTTCTCACAAAAAGCAGGGTAGTCATGATGCCCCATTAGCAACATTTTTTTCTCCAATTCATCTAATGCCTTTAGGAAATTTTTCTCATCTTTTTTTCTTACTTTACAAAAAATAATCAGGTAATCATTTCCCTTTTTTCCAAATTCTTTTCCAAAAGAAACCTCAACTTTCTGCTGAATAAATAACTGATCTCCAAGATATTCTTCAGTATCTACAAACGCATAGTATTTATAAAACAATGAAAAACGCCGTAATCTCCAATAATTTTTTCCTTCCATCCTTCTCCTCCCCATTTATCTCATTATAACACGAACAGCGGTATCTACATAGACCCGCTGTTACATTCGTCAATTATATTCTGCATAAACCCCTATCTGTATCTGAAGGGCAATCGTAATCTGCTGCATGACCATCTCATCGTAAACCTCTCCCAGCTTCTCCAGTAATTGATTCTTATCCAAAGTCTCCACCTGTTCAGCTAATGCCATGCTTGGTTTTGATAATCCAACACTTGCTTTTAATGGTATCTGTACGTGGGTTGGAAGATATTTTTTCTTCCACACCCTCGCAGTCAATGGTACAACCGTTACCACCGGAGAGTTTTCATTTGCCCTGTTATTGCTCACGACCAGAGCTGGACGGACACCACACTGTTTATACGAATTTTCATTATTTCCAAAATCCACATTATAAATTTCGCCTCGTCTGCACATTTCTTTATGTCCTCCTTATCCCAAAATAAAGGCTTCCGTCTGTTTATCACGAAGCTCGTACAAAAAATCCAGTTCCTTCATTGCTGCTTTCCTGTATTTTCCAATCATGGCATGACTTACATTATATTTTTGTTCCATTGTTTCCCATGTAAGCTCTCCTCGTACCAGATCCATTACCAGTTCCGGCAGAATCCCATCCAAACTTGCAACGCTATGTTCAAAAAATTTCAGTTCTTCTACAACTGTCTGATATCTGTTCCAAAGAAACTCAAACCATTCATCATTTTCCCGATCCATCACACTTTTATAATTTATTGCAACGGATGCAGTTTTATCTGATCGATTGCTTGTCTGTACCCTGTCATTGCCATCAGCATGACCGAACATCATGGAATTGATAACATCTGATTCCTCAATCCCGCTGAATTGTTCCAACTGAAAAAGTAAAATTCCCTGTTCCTTCTTCAAATTCTTATATTCCTTAAACATCCTTTCTGCTGTCATGTCACATTCCTCCAATCCTCGCCCGTACTGCATGGATCAATGCGGACTGTCCAGTTTCCTTCTTCTCTAGCGCTTTCATGACATCTTCATCGTGTGTTCCCTTTGTAATCAGATGATGTATAACCACGGTATGCTTCTGCCCCTGTCTCCAAAGTCTGGCATTCATCTGCTGATATAATTCCAACGACCATGTCAATCCAAACCACACGATAGTACATCCTCCTTCCTGAAGATTCAGCCCGTGTCCGGCTGATGCGGGATGAATCAATCCAATCGCAATTTCGCCATGATTCCAGTCCGTTATGTCCTTTGAAGTATCAATCACTCTGGCTTCAGGAAGGCGCCTCTGTATTCTCATGAGATCATGCTTGTACCAGTACGCTACCAATACTGGTTTCCCATTTGCCGCTTCCACCAAATCTTCCAAAGCATCCAATTTCCTGTCATGAATGGAAATCACTTTTTTATCTTCTCCATAAACAGCACCATTTGCCATCTGTAATAATTTATTGGAAAGTGCCGCTGCATTCACGGCATCCAGTTCTTCCCCGCCTATGGAAAGAACCATATCTCTTTCAAATGACTGATACAATTTTTCTTCTTTGGCATTCATACTCACTTCCACACGGTTCTCTATCCGTTCCGGCATATTTAGATAATCGGCTGCCTTCATGGAAATACAAATATCACTTATAAGACTATAGATTTTTTCTTCTGCACCCTGTTTCGGTTTATAAGAATAAATAATCTCACGATTTCTTTTGTCCGGTAAAAAGAAGCGTTCTCTGTAACCACCTATATATCTTCCAAGCCTCTGTCCCATATCCAACAAATACATTTGTGGCCATAAGTCCAACAAGCCATTCGGAGATGGGGTTCCTGTCAATCCGATCACTCTGGAAACTTGTGGTCTCACATGTTTCAATGCTTTAAATCTCTGAGCCTTGCTGGATTTAAAAGAAGACAATTCATCAATTACTACCGTACTGAAATCCCAACGATGATTCTCTACTAGCCACACCACATTTTCCCTGTTGATAATATAAACATCAGCTGCTTCTGCCAATGCCTGCTCTCTCTGCTTTTTTGTTCCCACTACCAGACTTGCTTTCATCCCTATAAGATGTTCCCATTTTTTCAGTTCTTTCGGCCAAGTATCTTCCGCTACTCTTTTAGGTGCTATGACAAGAATTTTCCCCGCCGTAAAATAATCCAATGCCAATGCAAATAATGCCGTAAGCGTGATTACTGTCTTTCCAAGTCCCATATCTAAAATCAATCCACAATAAGGATGTTCTAAAATAAACCTTGAAGCATACGATTGATATTCATAAGGTTCGTATTTCATGCAGCACTCCTCCAATCATTTCCTTACTATCCACGCAGAATACCAAAAAACCCAGTTCTTCCAATGTCCGCTTTCTCTTTTCCTGAAGTGGTCTTATCTTTTTTCCCGGTGCTTTCAGTTCCACAAATCCCAACTTTCCACCGGGGAACAATACCAAGCGGTCGGGCATCCCATCCAAACCGGGAGAGCTGAACTTTACCGCCCAGCCTCCCATCTTTTTTGTCTCCATTCTTAACTTCTGTTCTATACTTTTTTCTGATACCATTTTTACTCCGTTTCCGAATATCCCTATTTCGCGCGTATATGACGCAACACGCATTTTACACGCACATATAAAGCGATATTCTATAATTTTTATTATTTAAGATACTATCGGCAACATAGGAAGCTTCTGTCTGTTTTCCTCATAAACTCTAAGATTTTTTATGTTTCCATTACCCTCTTTTTTCGGATACCTCATCGGCAATGGCAACTTCCGTAAAGGGCTACATATTGCCGATTGTTTCCGATAAATTGCCGTTATTCTTCCTCACGGACATAACCCTTCACGACTCCGTAAATAGAAAAACGCATCTTTCCTTCCGGGCGTTTCCACCCCTCGATATTACTCATAATCGCAGCAATCTCATTCGCATCCTGACGTTTCAAATTGCCGCGTTCTTTTCCAAAACACTCACACCAAATTTCCATATTACAGACACGGGTTCTCCGATTCACTCCCACCTTATGGCTTCCTTCAAATTCCGAACCATTGATAAAATTCCGGCGCTCATACAAAGTCATGGAATCCCAACCTTCCGGCAGAAGCATATCCAAATAATCACGGATCGTTCCCTCTCTCTCATCCTGTTCCATCGCTTCTTTCTGTTCATGGACTGCGATTGGTTCCAGCTCTTTCGGAAGATGAATGGTTTCTCCATCTTTGTAGTAGTGCAACGCTTCTGCCCAGATCTGTTCCACTTCATCTTTAGTAATCTCCCAAGAACCCCTTCCAGTTCCTCCCGGTGTTTTTACCGGCCAAAATCTTCGGTTACCCGTAATATCCCTAAGATAAGTGTCCGCATTCGTTGTCCCGATAAACACACATTGTCTTGGATGGGGGGTTGCCCTGCGCCCAAAAGCGGCACGGTAAATATCGTTTTGTCTTGACAAAAATCCTCTCAGCGTTTCAATGTCCGTTTTCTTTAAACCTGCGAGTTCCCCAATTTCCAAAATCCAATATCCCTGCAGTTTCTCTGCTGCAGTCTTGTCCTTTGTGTCTGAAAGAAGAAGGGAATCGTTGAACCACTCTCCACAAAGTTTTGCAATCAACGTGGATTTTCCTTTCCCTTGCGGTCCGGACAACACGAGCATCGTATCAAACTTACATCCCGGACTCATTACTCTTGCTATCGCAGCCACCAATGTTTTCCTTGTAACCGCACGAACATAGGCGTTATCGGCTGCCCCAAGAAAATCCACCAATAAAGTATCCACTCTCGGAATTTCATCCCACTCCGGCAACGCCGCTAAAAATTCTTTAATGGGATGATAGGAACGATCATCGGTTACTTTTGAAACCGCAATATCATAATTTCTTGCAGAAAAATTCCCATAATTCAAATCAATATAGGAAATTAACTGTGCATCATCCGCATCTCTCCAAAATTTTGATGGATGATTCCACGGAACTTCCCCTTTGATTTCCATACCATCTGATAACTGATTAAACACGATTGATTTCAACTTTTCGTCATTATTTAAAATCAACAACAAATTTCTCAGATTATTCACTACCATTCCCTGTCTGTTATACTCCAATTGCATCTTCCAATCTTCTTCCGCAAAATCTAGCCGTGCTGATTCTTCCCGTTCTTTAGATAAAGTCTGGCGTACCGCTTCATTTTCTGATACAAAATCCTGCATAGCCTTAAAAGAAGGGAGTTTGGTAGTTTCTATTTCTTCCGTCACTTTTGCATCCAAATTTCCAAACTTATGAATCCTTACTACATCAAACGCATTCATAAGTTTTCCGCATGCCGGATCAGTAGCATGATGACTATACGCAAACACATCGTCATAAATTACCACTCCCGCAGAAGAATCCGCCGGAATATAATCATATCTTCCTGCCATCTCGCTTGGCTGATATACATCTGGAATGAAAGCATCAATTGCCTGCTGAATGGTAAATGTCCGGTTGAATGCCCCAATAATGCCTCTCTTTTCCAATGGATTCTCTTGTTTTTTGAGACTTTTCTGCACAATTATTCTTTGACGGTTAGATACCGGCCATGAACTGACATCTTTCCAATCTGTATATAGTGCCAGTACATCTTCCGGTTTCAAAAGCTCCCCTTTAATTTCTCGAAAGATAAACTCTCCATCAGAAGATGTGGAAGGCCAATACATCAATCGGCTTGGTTCATACGTTGTGTCATCAAACAGCTCCATCCCGATTTCTTCAGCTATCTTCCGACTGACAGCCATATATTCATCCGGCGATACTTCGTGGGACAATGGAATAATCAAACGAAGTCTTGGTTTTTCCGATGTATGTTTATGGGTGGAATACAGATAGCATTGAAATGAAAAAAACAATTCCAACTGATCCCCAATATCTGCAACTGCATAATCCATATCTAACGTCAAAGCGGATCTGGAGATTACACAATCCTTCTTTCTTCTCCCGCCTTTTAATCTTCCAAGCACAAAACCGCCTACATCTTTAATATCGTCCTGTTGCGACTTCTTCATTTTCCGATACTGTTCCATTGTTTCCGCAGTACGTTGTGTCTTGGAAATCCGTTCTCTAAAATCCTCAAGTTCCATTTCTGTCAGATTCCATTTTTTATCCATACGGGAGTTTCCCGTAGACACCGCAATCTTCATTCTGCATCTCCTCCTAATCCTTTTTATAAAATGGACTTTCAAATCCTGCTGCTTTTAATGGAAGTCCTTCTGTCCATACTGGATTGACTGCCATGATTTCATTCACTTCTTCCACGGAAGATTTCCCATCAGGCACTTCTAAAACCACCTCATCATGAACATGACATACAATGTCAAATCCCTCCTTTTCCAAGCGAAGCATCGCTTCCGCTAAAATATCCCTGCTTGCTGCCTGTACAATATTTTCGACTAGCTTTGGACCATATGTTTCCAAACGCATCCATTTCTTGGATTCCCCGATTCCCTCATATGTCAGTCCTTCCCTGCCGAATTTATTCATCATCATCCGTGGCTTCACATAAGAAAGTTTTCGTCCTGACGGAAGCGTGACGAATAAAATCCCGCTTTTATATTCAAATGATACCCTTCCTACTTTGGATGGTTTTTTATCCCGTACTGCCGTTATCGCAGCCTCATCAACCGCCCACCAAAATGCTGTAATATGAGGATTCGCACTTCTCCATGTACTCACAAGTCCCGGAAGTTCTTCTTCCGTCAGTCCCATTTTTAAAGCCCCCATCGATGTCAATGCTCCAACTGCACCCCCATATCCCAATGCAAGTTCGCTGATCTTTCCTTTCTGCCTGAGTGGTGAGGTTTTTGTAATTTCTTCTATCGGTACATGAAACATTGCTGATGCAGAAGCCTCGTATATTTTCCCATGTGTTTCAAATACCTGTAATCTCCATTCCTCTCCTGCAAGCCATGCCAGTACTCTGGCTTCAATCGCAGAATAGTCGCTGATAATAAATCTGCATCCCGGCTTTGCCACAAAAGCAGTCCTGATTAGTTCCGACAGTACATTTGGAGTGCTTTCATAGAAAAGTTCCACTTCTTCATATCTTCCTTCTGATACCAACGCTCTTGCCAGTTCCAAATCCGGCAGATGATTCTGCGGAAGATTATGAATCTGCACCAATCTTCCTGCCCATCTGCCGGTCCGGTTTGCCCCATAAAACTGTAACAGTCCATGAACACGATTTTCTGCGCACACAGAACGGTCAATTGCTTCATATTTTTTTACAGAAGTCTTAGATGTTGCCAGCCTAAGTTTTAACACTTCCTGCACATCTCCCTCTGCTTTCATTGACAAATCTTTTACTGTATCTTTTGCGAGAGAATCCACCTCCAAACCTTTTTCCTTAAGCCAAAGTTTCAACTGTGACACGCTGTTCGGATTCTCCAGTCCCGTTAATTCATAGGCTCTCGCTGTTGCGGTTTCTTTATATAAAAGATCGCAAGCAACCGCATGATTCACAAGATTACGATCCACCATGATTCCACGGTCATTGATTCTCTGATCCAGACAGTAAATTTCCTGTTCACTTTTTGGAATAGGAAATTTCGCCAGTCTCTGCCGTATCTGTTTTTCCACATCAACATCCCGAATACAATATGTTTTAAACTGTCTCCATTTTTCCGGTGCATCTTTCGGCAGATTTCTTGTTCTTCCTCCATTTGATTTTGTGGCTTTACACGGGCTGCAAAAATATTTAATCAATTCTTTTCCTTCCGTCATTTTCTGCTTGTCCAATCCGAGAACCGCACCTACTCCTTCCAATGAAAGAGGCAGGGCTAACATGGCCGCCTGTACCGCCGTACATCTCCACGCTTCTGGTCTGAATGAATGCTGATAATAATTTGAAAAGCAGGTTCTCTCAAAATTTGCATTAAACGCTGTTTTTGTCACGGTATCATCAAATAACATCTCAATAAATTCCTTCGGAGGTTCTTCTCCGTTCGCCATGTCAATGCAGACCGTTTCCTCATCATCTACAGAATATGCAATCAGCAAAATTTCAAAATGAGGAGAACTGCTATACTTATATACACCGCAGGAAATCAGATCCACATCCGAATATGTTTCAATATCTATCGCTAACATTCTACCCATGCATAAGACCTCCCACTTTTAATTTTGCTTACCACTTTTCTTGAAATGTCAAATTCCTCTGCAATCTTCAACACATGCTCTCCCTCTTCTAACTTCCTTTTGATTTTCTTTACCTCATCATAGGTAAGCTCCAGCATCTGCATTGGCAGTCTCCGCAGCAACCCATTCTTTCCTTTTACATATCTTGGCATTCTTCTAAGTCTCCCTGTACTGCTGATCTGATACCGGCCTTCCTGCCCTTTTATGTCTTTCCATATTTCCATCCTTACGTCTCCTTTTTATGTAGGGGACGGAAATCCGCCCCCGTTTATTCTTAAGCCAGAAAATCATCCTCACCGTCTACTGCATCGAATTCATCCTTTGCATTCATTCTGGAACCAAGTGGCTCTCCATCACGAACTTTCTGAATATTTCCGAGTCCTGCCGCAATTCCTTTATTTCCGTTACTGTTATATGCGTAAAAAGTAACGGAAGCACGGATATAACATCCTGAATACAACTCACTCTGATCCAAAATCGGCTGTACATTTCTATCCACTACCTGTGGGGCCTGTTTGCTATTCGCATTAATAAAATAGGCTCCTGCATAGGCTTCATCTTCCGGTCTGTCCAAATCTCCGTCACGAAGTGGTAATTTCAGATTTGCGGGGATTTTACCTCCCCATTTTGACTTCCCATCTTCTTTTGCCTGTTCAACCGCTTTCTTAATTTTTGCAATCAAATCCGTATCTTTTTTATCGATAATCAGACTGACGGAATATTTCGGATCAGATCCATTGATGGAATCCGGCTCAAATGCGTGAAGATAGGATGCTCTCGCTGAAATAATAACTTTCGTGTTGTTTACTCTCGTACTCATAATCATTAATCCTCCTGACTAAAATCCGCCTCTGCGGTTGAAATATAAATTGCTTCTCTTTTATCTGAATCTGGTACCAATGTGACTTTCCCATCCGGCTTGTACACATAACTGCCCAAGATTTCTTTAAATTTCTTTTTTCCCATCAGCTTTTCCATTTCTGTAATGCTGATAAGACTCGTCCGGTAAATATCGGTATAGCCCGCTGTCTTTGCAGCTTCCGCCACTTCCTCTTCATCGGTATATTTCCGGTTGCTTCTTCCAAGCACAAGTTTGAATCCCGGCCATTCTTTTCTATTCGCGATTGCTTCGTTCTGTGCATAAGTGTATATTTCTTCTGCCCACTTTTTTAGTGCATCCGCTTTTGACAGCACTTCTGCAATTTCTTCATCCGATAGTAACGCTGGCTGTGAAAATTCCATCTGTGCCAAACGAAGATACTCTTCTGCCCTTGCCCTGCATTGAAACCTCGCCTTGCAAAAACGACACCACTCCCCGGCTTTGTATTCTCCTTTTCCGTCCAACGCCATTTTCGCTTTCGGTTCAAATTCCTGTTCTGCCCATTGATGCAGTTCTTCTGCTGAAATTTCCCATGTGGAAAAATGGCTGATTCTCGGCTGAACGATGGTAAGTTCTACGGTTTCAATATCAAAAAGCATCTCCGCTATATCCAACATCCCCAAACCATAAATCATCAACTGTACATTATTTTCAGCATCCACCTGTACGCCTTTTCCCAGTTTCAGATCGATAATATGAACTTTTTTATCCGTGACAATCACCATATCTGCCGTACCAAAACAATCCTTTACATGAAAGCTCAAATCTACCTTCTGTTCCACGGAAAACACCGGATCAGAGCAGATATGCTTTGCTTCTTCTATCTGTTCAATCACATACTGAACATATCCATCTACAGCTTCCAAAAGTTCATCGCTATAGTAATCGGAAGTTGGTCTTCTGCTTCGAATCTTCAAATGTTTCTTTATTAGATGCTCCGCCAGCTTATGCCCTGCTGTACCTTCAGCAGCATAAGGACTTTCTTCATCCGGGAACTGTTCCTCCAACAAAAGAGCTGGAGGACAATTCATATACCGATGCCCGCTGGATGGCGAGTATTTTGCATGTTTCCCCATTACAGCACCTCCGCCCTTTTCATTAGTTCTTCATACCGTTCTTCCGGTACTGAAGATAACTTATCCGCACCGAACTCTTTCAATAACTGTTTGATTTCCTGCGTTTTTCCTGCACGGGATTTTTCTGCCATAACAGCCCTAACCTCTGTAATAGAAATCTTTTTCTCCGCTGTATTTGATTTTTCCGGCTTTTTCTCTGTCTGAATATCTTTTGGAATTTCCATTCCTTCAGATGCCATTTTCCTATAACCTTCTGCAACCATTGCAAAACCTTCCGCAATTTGTAATAATCCTTTATTCATGATCGTTATCCTTTCTATCGATGGATGAGCCTGACATCTTCTGTCAGCACATCAATTTTGTTGATACTTTCCTTATACATCCCAACATCCACAAGAATGTGATACGGATACTCTTTCACTACCGTTACCTTCCGTTTTCTTTTTGCCCGGATGACCATCAAGCGGTCACCCGGTTTCAGAAAGTAACAGGCATTTACCTGCCCTAACATTTTCAGTACCTACCGTACAAGTTTTAAACAATGAATGGCATCCCTGTATTCTGGTGTCACTCTCTTATCTGCTTTAAGAGTCCTGAGATTGATACGGTTCATATGCATATCGTAGAGACGAACCGGAAGTTTCAATTCCCTTGCACAGTCCAGTTCCATTTTCATCCCTTCAGAAATATTAAAACCGAACAGCCACACCTCATCACAGCACTCCATAAGTGTTAATCCACAATCAATGCCTTCCAATCTCTCAGCTTCATCTTCTTCGTTTAAAAAATGTGGAAAATACAAAGCAGTTGCAATCGGAACTGTGCCGGAACGAACAGCTACGGCTGCGATAAACTTCATATTTTTTTCGTTATTCTCCTTGTCATCCCTAAATGGATGAATGATATATGCAATCTTTTTACTCATCTTCTTTTATCCTTTCTTCTCTATATGTCAATTTACAGTTTCTACTTACGGACCACCAAGTCGTCACTAGGCTTGTCCTAAACAGCAGGACGGTACTTATTCGAGCCGTATTCACGGAGCATTTGGTCTAGCACCTTCTTCTGTGCATCATCTGCTTTTTCCATTAACTGTTCCAAAACAGAAATCTGCTCTTGCGACATAATATTTTTATGTGGGTGATACCATTCGGCGATACGGACACCGCCTCCGTTACCTCTATAAGTTTCCAGAGGATACTCAGCCGTAAGTGCTACGATATCATTTCGGATTGTTCTATCTGAAACGCCAAGCTCAGAAGCCAAAACCTGCATATTCTCTTGTCTTCGTGCGACCATGATTCTCATGATCTCTGCTCTTCTTTCGTTTGCACTCACAGCTTTTTCCCTCCTTTCCTTTCCGTCTGTCTGTAATATAGAACTCAAATAGGAAGGGTAATTTCCTATTTGAAACTTTTTCGCAAAAGTTTTTCTATGTATTTATTCTCCGTTTCGCTTTTCAAAAAAGTAAAAACACATCGTGATAAAAAAAATCGGAGCATGACTGTAAAATTACAATCTTGCTCCGATCTTAATGGTGGTTATAATAAACCCCGACGATCAGTCAGCTCTATCTTCTATTTTTGAGTCGCATTTGCGCTTTTGATTTTTCGGTCTTTCCAGTATCTAAATCCGCTTTATAAATATGTTTACATTTAGGACACTGGACTGATATCGTTACTTTTCCTTTTCCATCGGCTAATGTTTCACTTCCTTCACACCACGGACACCGTAAATGAATGCTCATCTGTTTCTCTTTCATAATGTCACTCTCCTCTTAATTTTATTTGGAAATTTTTTCTTCTTTTTCTTAACCATTTGGTAAGTATTGTGTAAAAAAATAATTTCCTTTTTCTTCCATTTCTTCATCTTATAAACCGAATTATATTAAACAATCGGTAAGTTGTCAATCCTATTTTTAGTTTTGCATAATGCCAAATCGTGGTTTAATACTACTTTTTCACGCATTTCATCTTTTTAGATTGACACAAATGGTAAGTTATGATATATTTTTGGTAAATAGTTCAGTATTCCTTTTTTATTTTTTATGATTAAAATTTTATATTATACTACACAAAAGAGAATGCAAGAAGTATTTGTATGATTGCTGTAGTGCAAGGACAAAATGAGCCAGTCATAAGAGCAAGCCAGTTGGAGCTAAACGACCATCGGGAACGGTAATAGCACACTCCCAAATTGAATATATTTTTTCAATAAACTAAAGTGCTGACAAACAATATTCCCAAAAAACGAGAAGCCATACACTGCAAAATGCCAAAGACGCAAGAGCCGCAAGAGCCCTGCAGAGCATATGCAAATTCAATTTAGAAAGAGGTAATTAAGAGATGAATGAAAACACATTAGGAGGTAGGATTGCTGAACTATTAGAAAAAAATGGTTTGACTCAAAGAGAATTGGCTGAAAAAGTAGGTGTTACCGAAGTTTCCATGTCTCGCTATATCAGCAATGATCGTACCCCCAAAGGTCCTGTCATCGCTAATATTGCCACCGCATTACACACAACTTCCGACTATTTATTAGGTACAGAAGAAGTTGGCGATTTTGAGAGTGAGTATTACAAAATCCACCGACTCATTGCACGTAACGCATCCCAAATGACTCGGAAACAAAGAAACGAACTGATTAATGCCCTTCTTGAGCCAGATGACTAAGAAAGGACTGATTTTTTGTATCTGAGCGACTCTCAATATGAAAACATTAAAGAAAATGTAGTCGATATGTATGAAGAATGTGGATTAACCACATACCCCATCGACTGCATGGAAATTGCAAGAAGACTAAATTACCGATTAGTTCCCTATTCTAAATTAAAGGGAAAAAAATTGGTAACCGCTATGAACATCAGTATGGATGGCTTTCATATGTTAGTAGAGGATAAAGTCTCTGGTATGTTTATGTGGGTTATTTTTTATAATGATGAAAACAGCCACGAACGCCAACGTTGGACAATCCTTCATGAAATTGGGCATATCCGGTTAGATCATACCCAAGAGAGCGAACTCGCAGAAGCGGAAGCAAACTTTTTTGCAAAATATAGTATTGCGCCACCACCATTGATTCATTATGCACAATGCGATGATTATATTGATGTTGCAGTTAAATTTGACCTATCCATCCAAGCAGCATACTATTCCATGTGCTATTATCATAAGTGGCTACAATATGGTCCCGCTGATTACGAACCAGTCGAAATCCGAATGTTAGAATTATTTGGATTAGCTGCATAACAATTAACCCTTGAAACTCTATATATTGTGTATTATAATAATACATACCACAATATATAGAGTTTTTGACTCAACAAAGAAAAGAGGTGAATTTAGCGTATGGAAGAATCCCGGATGATTATTAAAAAAACGAACGAAGAAGTCACATTTTCTATAAAAGTTATTCATGATGCCTTACATAAACTGGTATATGAAATTGTAGAAAATGTTATTGATGAGCTTATTGATAAAGTCCATGAACACCTAATGAGCTTAATCGCTTTCATGCATGATTTCTTATATCACAAAACAAAGGAGGATCGACGCTCATCCTGCTGCTCCCTGCACGCATATATAAAAGCAGTTTTATTCATTCCTATCGCCAAGTCAGCCACCTTCTCATTTCGGAATTATTCATATCGACTCCGAAATGTGTATCTTCACCGTAACCAGATTCGTGGTCTGGATACCGATGATGCTGACAGTATGATATTCGCATAACGTAACCCGCAAATATCACAGCAGCATTTGGAGGTATTAAAATGCTTGAAGAATATATTAAAGATGCCATTGACGATGAAATGAAAGATTACCTGACTACCGAAACATACAAGCAACAAGGAGAAGAAATCGAAAAACTTCTATATTCTCTGCGTTCCGAATTGACCCCAGATCAAGTTTCAACCTTAAACAGATTAGTAAATGTCTTGGGACAACAACATAGTGATTTTGCTTCCGCCGCCTATCTTCGTGGTGTTGTAAGTGGAATTGCATTAAAAAATAAAACACTGGACAATAAAAGTGAATAGAAAAAAGCTGATGCACTACCTTCATCAAGGTGTGCATCAGCTTTTCTTTCAAACAGATCTAATCTTCTTTTTGTACAACGCAATTCCTTCAACAACGCCCTGCAAATACGCTTCTGATGCAAATGCTCCATCACATACCGATATTGCATCCAATAGCTGATTCAGTAAAATCATTTTTTCTGATGAAAGATTTTCTCTCATGTTCCGTAATAAATCATTAATTTGTTTCTTGTGTTCTTTATACTTTTCAGATTTTATGTAATCACTCATTGCCTCATCCGTAGCATCTTTAATGTACTCTTCTAACTCCATTGTTAATTTACACCTCCAATACCGGAACTATATTGATTGGTCTGCTTAACAACTCCCTGCCTGGTATTTCTGTAGCGATACTTTCATTATACGAACATACGTTCTTTTTGTCAATCCTTCATCATAACATCAATTCACAAATATCCATATGTCTGCCCGTTAAATACAACTCATATAATCTGCCTGCCGGAATTTGTCGAATTTGTATGTTTTCTAATCCCAATCTTTCAAGCATAGCCATCTTTGCAATACCCTTTTTTACAATTTCATTATTCTCTGTCGGCATTAGGAAACAATTTCTCACTTTCGTAATCCCATGTGCATCTATAAAATCTTTATACGCCAACTGATATAGATACTGTTTTGTAACATCCCCAACACCGGGATTCCCTCGAAGCGACTTTCCCTTCTCAAGTTGAATATTATAGTATTTTGCATCAAATATGATAAACCAATCTTTTCCATCTATACAAGGAATGCTAATCAAATCAGGAATCAATGTATCTGCTGCTTTAGCTTCTGTATCAATACCCTGCCATATTGGCTTTTCTATAATATCAATCAACTTTAGATGTCTTTCTTTTTTCCCTTGATACTGTTCCGCAAGTGGTACTGTCATGTTCAACTGTCCTAGTATCGTATTAAGTTTATTATCAAATACTTCTGCACATGCTTTTTCCCATACTGCGTGATATGCTGTCGTTCCATACATACTGATACCATCATTTTCATCAAGCATCTTCCTATCCTGCGATACATATGCATACAATGTTTTTAGCAGTATTTGCCTATGGGTATTAAACTGAAGATTCAGCTCTTTGATAATTCTTTCAAGAATATATTCTCTATCCCCAAAATCATCCAATACTTCCTCAGATAATTCTATACTATCCATATCAAACAGTATATCCAACTGAGCATCTTGGAGCTGTCTAGAGCATTCTGTAAGTACACACTCATGCAATCTTTTGAAATAATCGGTATCATCTTCTATAGATTTACCCGTATACAATTCCATATAATACGGACGGTTGTCCTCTATTAGTGCAAAACTTTCATCAATCGTTTTTCCCCAAAGAATATCTCCTTCTCCATTTATTTCTACAATATCTTCACTATTCGTATAAATACCATATTCATAGTAATCATTTATCAGAAAAAGAATTACTGCAAGAATATTAAAGCTCCTATTCTCTCCATCTCCATTAAAAACATTGATAATCTGTTCTTCCGATCGGCTATATCGTTCCAATACTTTAAGAATCTGTTTCATCTCACCCAGAAGATCTTCATCTTTCTTTGATAATAAATATTTGGGATATACTTTGATGACACGACTTCCACAGGTAATAATTCCTACATATGTAAACACATACAAACAATCTCCGCTTTCAGCCGTCTCATCAGTAATTTCCACATCATCATCCATGAGATCTGACATTGCAAGCTGATCATCAGTATTTTTTACACTTTTCAAAACACCATAGGCTTTAAGGCTTTTTATAAATTTTTCCACTCCGTCTTCATCAAAAGAAAACTTACTTTTAAGATCATTTTTTGTATAACGTTTCTGTTCCCTGACATATTGTGAAACGACTTTCATTATATCTCATCCCTTTGTTCATCATAGAAATTTTCCTTAAAGTTTGCTCCAAAAATGCCCATTCCAAGTTTGTCAAAAGCATCGCACACCGATGAATATTTACTGCTATCACACCCGTCAAAAAATCTATGTTTGCCTTGTTTTACTGCATCCTCATACAGATACATGATTACTTTGCTTTTGAACGCATCCACAAATTTATCAGAATTAATAATCATTCCGTTTTCATCAGATGCAATAATCTTCTTGGAAAGGAAAAATGGCCCCATTAGTTTGTCCTCATTAATTTTGAACTGTTCTGATGACATTTTTGCATTAATGGCTCTGCGGAGAATATTCCACTCAACGGTCTCATCGCTTCCGGCCAGTTTTATTTTCCCAATACCAGAAATCTGATCTTCATTTTTATTGATACCTAAATATTCAAAATTCCACCTTCTCTTAAATGCAGTATCCATTGGAAATACACCCTGATCAGCACTATTCATTGTAGACCAAATGAACATATTATTCGGAATTCGTATTTTTTGATAATTATCAGGATTTCCACCTAATTTATCTGCAAGGTATCTTCTAATGTCTTCAGATGCTTGAATCTCGTATTCACTCACACCTGCTGCATCCCTATCAAGTAACTGGAATACATCTCCAAATACTGCTGCCACCTTTGCCCTGTTAATTTCTTCAATCAGCAAAAGATGTGGCTGAGGATTATCTGTTCTTCCACTTCTTAGTGCTTCTACATACACACGCATAAAAGGGCCCGGAACAAAATCATATTTTATACTTTTTCCGTCTATATCCATGACTGGCTTATATGTGCCAACAAACTGTGAATAAGAGTAATCTGGATGAAACGTAACTCTTTCATATGATCCTTCTGTATCTTTCAATAAATTATCACAATCTTTCTTTAATCCAAAACTCTTTCCGGTACCCGGAGCACCAAATACTATACGGTTTCTTTCATAGTCCAAAGAAATCTTTGTATTATAAATTAATTCTATGTATTCGTCTTCCATATCAATCTCTCCATCTTTTGTATATGTTCCTCTCAACAAATCAACAACCACTGATTTATAATCATTCAGTGTCCAAACAGACATCGCTGTTTTTAAAGAGTTATGCATATTAGCCGACAAAATATTGCGATCAATATTCTTTTTAATCCATTTTACTTTTCGATTATTTGTATAATCTTCGCTTTGATTTTGCTTCTCAGTATTATCATAATAATAGTATGACTCAATTTGCCCTATATGAAATACAGATGACTCTGCAAAAATGACATAGTCTCCAATACTCATATCATGCAAAAATCTCCATATCTGTCCAATATCTTGACCTCTACCTCTTTTATTTTTTGAGTATTTTTGATCATAGATTGCAGATAATTTATCCCGGCTATCAACGTCTGTCAAGTCCCCTAAATTAGACCAACCAATACATATATGTGGATTATCCTCTGATAATGCATCATTTTTTTGCTTTATATGTATTCCAAATAAATTATGAGTAAACACATCATCATAATTATTTTCATCTTCACTCCTAATTATTTTGGACGCAGACAGCGATAGATATGCATCTACTCTTTTTTGATAATTTTCCAGGTTCTCTATATCATCGCTTGCACAACTGATATTTCCAGTTTTATAACCAAGATAAGGGTTTAACTTCTCCGATAAAAGTGATTTTAAAATTCTCAGCGAGCCCTTTGCCTCTTTATCGCCATTAATATCTACACTATCCGAATCTTTTAAACTTTTGTATATTTCATTTTGGTTGAATATAATATCCTTACCCTCATTATTCATCTTATATACCGCTGTTTCTGACATAACAGTAAGAATTTTGCAAAAATCTCTCTCCGTTTTTAAATCAATAGCTATATTGCACCCCAACCAATTTAGAATAATTTTATCAGTTTCCTCTCTGTTCAAATCAAATAGTACACCCAAGACGTCAATATTCGAGGTATATGTGATTATTTTATTGTACCTATTTCCCCCTGTTCTTTCCGCACTAAAAGGTTTCTGCCGATCTTCAAATCTAATTTTTGCTATTTTCCACACCAACTCAAATGCCACAATTAATGCTTCTATTTGAGATTTTAATAATTGATTCGAATCAAGGCAATTTTCCATCTCGCCTTTATCAAGAATACTTTTATCCTGATATGGCTTTACATATTCTAAAATAGATTTTTTTACTTCAGCAGATAATTTAAGTTTATTACCTTCTTCCATAGAATATAAAACTTCTGAAGGTTTTCCCAATGCCTCCCATATAAGGATTAATAATGCTAATGTACTTTTTATATTTGGCAATGATGATTTAATTCCTAATTTTAAATCTATTTCTGGGTATTGTTCTATTTCACTCGGTCTTATCATTTAATGATACCTCCTTCCGCATATCATTCAAAATAACTTCTGCTATAGCTTTGGCAAGATTAGGTGGAACAGCATTTCCAACTTGTTTCATCTGAGACGTTTTTGTACCAATAAAATGAAAATCATCTGGAAAAGATTGTATTCTCGCTGCTTCACGTACCGTTATAGCCCTATTCAAATAAGGATGCGTAAACTTTCCAGAAGAAGGTGTATCGAATCTCGTAGTAATTGTTACCGACACCTCGTCTTTTACCATTCTTGTCCAAGTCCCACTATATATTGATTTTGTTAAATGCTCTTTTGGCAAAACTTCTTTCCCACAATTTGGCGGAATCAAGGCAAGTCTTTCTAATGCTACTTTTGAATGTTTTGTTGCAATGTGATTATATAACTCTTTACTATTTTTTCTCATTTCTTTTTGATACAAACTTTCCGCTGGATTTTTATATTTTTGTATTTCTGAACCTTCTCCTGATTCAAGATATGCCAAGTCACTAATAGCATCCCATATTGTCACTTTCTGTTTTAATGGTTCTGGCAAATCGGGTGCCTCACCTCTGTTTTTCCCTATAATAATTGCTCTTCTCCTATTTTGCGGCACACCATAATCAGCAGCATCCAAAACACCTGTTTTTATTTCATAACCAAGTTTATTGAACAATTCTATTATTTCATTCTTAAAATAACCATGTTCAGCGGTTAATAAATTTGGAACATTTTCCATAACAAAATATTTAGGTCTTACTTTTTCAACCGCTTTAACATAATATTTAAATAAAAAGTTTCTCTCATCATGTATCGTTTTCCTTTGCCCTTTTTGCGAAAATCCTTGGCAAGGAGGACCGCCTACTATAATATCAATCCTACCTACATATTTATCAAATACCTCATCAAAATTTATCTTTGTTATATCTGCTACTAGTACATTCGTATTGGGATGATTTATTTTATAAGCATTTGCTATCCCTTCATCAAATTCATTTGCAAATACAATATCAAAGCCCATTTTTTCAAATCCAAGTGATAATCCTCCAACACCTGCGAATAAATCCATTAACTTAGGCTTCATCCCCTGTTTCCTCCATCCTTTTTTTTGCAATTTCATAATATGATGTATCTAATTCAATTCCTATAAAATTTCGATCCAATCTTTTACATACTACTCCCGTAGTTCCACTACCCATAAATGGATCGAGAACACACGCTCCTTTATTAGATAATGTATAAACAAAATGCGATATAAGTTGCTCTGGCTTTTGCGTTGGATGTTTGCCATATTTCCTTTCACTAACCGGTGTTACTGCTGTTTCAATAAAATCATGCAACATTTTTCCTTCATTATTGAATGTTCCTGTTCTTGTTTTATAAGTAAAATATAACCAAGACTCGGTCGAATTCACAAAGTGCAAATTCATATTTCTTGGCATTGGATTAAGCTTATGCCATATACCTGTTGTTTTATAGTAAAAACCATGCTTTTCTGCAAGTCTTATTATCGTCTCTACCTTTATTACTGCCATAAATATAATAATAGATCCACCTTTTTTCATGATACGAGCCGTTTGTTCAAGAAAAGCATCCATACTTCTTTCCCAATCTTCAAATTCTAAATTATCCCATCCGGCCGCTCCAAAAAAATTATCACGCATTTTCGCAAGATTAGTATCTCTATTTTTCATAAAATTCCCTAAATTATAGGGTGGATCTGTCACTACCAAATCAACTGTATTATCGCGAATTTTCTTCATTTCCTTAATACAGTCTCCATTATAAATCTGATATGTCAATTTCTTATCCGCCTTTCTTGCACTATTGCACAGTGACTATATATTAACTCAAACAGCTATTTTTCATTATCAGGCACCATTTCCATTATGTCACTAATATCACATGATAGTGCTATACATATTTTTTCCAAAATCTCAGTATTAACATTCTCATTTTTACCTAATTTTGTAATTGATGCTGAACTGACATGTGCTAATTTTTGCAAGTCTTTCTTTTTCATGTCTTTATCTATCAATAATTTCCAAAGTTTTTTATAACTGATTGCCAT